CTTGGATGGACTGACATTAGTAGTATTGATACTAATGGTTGGGACATAGATTATTGGGTAACTTTTATAAAAGAAGGAAAGGATTTCAATTATATAGTTAGCGGTAATCTATATTACGGAAATATTAATATAAGAAAGGAGAAGTTTTGAAAGACGAATTTGGAAATAGAATGAAGCTTTATTATGAAGCACGTTCTAGGACATCACTTATAAGAAGAACTCCTGTAATTATTCGCTTAGATGGAAAAGCATTTCATACATTTACGAAGGGTTTTGTTAAGCCCTTTGATGAATGTATGTCTAAAGCTATGCAGGAAACTATGAAATATCTGTGTGAAAACATTCAAGGGTGTGTCTTAGGATATACACAATCTGATGAAATTAGTTTAGTTTTAATAGACTATCAAAAACTCACCACCGATTCCTGGTTTGACTATGAAGTACAAAAGATTTGTAGCGTAACTGCGTCTATGGCAACTCTTATTTTTAATAGAAAATTTCATGCACAAGTTAATGAACTCATTTGGAACGGAAGTTTAACAGATGAGGAATTAGCCACAGCATATAGACGTTCTATTAAGATGGGAGCGATGTTCGACTCCAGATGCTTCAACATTCCGAAGGAGGAAGTAACTAACTATATTTTATGGAGACAACAAGATGCTACTAGAAATAGTATTAACTCTGTTGGTCAAGCATATTTTCCTCACAAACAATTAGAAGGGTTGAATGTTAACCAAGTCCAAGAATTGCTTTTTAAAGAAAAAGGAATCAACTGGAATGATTATCCTACTAAGTACAGAAGAGGAAGTTGTTGTGTCAAGGACACCATATCGGAAGGAATAGCTATTAGAAGCTCTTGGCGTATTGACAACGAAATTCCGATTTTTGTAGAGGAAGGAAGGAACTATATAGAGAAATTGATATGATGTTAATTGGACAATTAATCGAAATTCTTAAGCAGTATGATTCGGACCGAGAAGTTATGATTCACACTCTTAAGGGAGAGAATGTAGAAGTAAATGGTTATTTTATACCTAAAAATCTAGATGAATCTATATTTTATTTAACTGATTTAGACGTAATTCCTAGAAATTAATATGTATAGACTTATAATATGGGACAATTGCTGGGCTGATGAATTTTACACATATGGATTTGATATTATCAGTGAAAGCGAATATCAAAGAGCTATGTTAGTTCTTTTAACTTGTGATGAAGCTCTCAAAGAGAAACTTGAAGATAACGAATTTTATTTCGGAAGTAATGAATTTCATGAATTCAGTTTTAAAGATATTATTGGAACTTTTGAAAAAGCAGAATCAATCTCTGAAGAAGAAAGAGATACTATTTGTCAACTCTTCGGAGATAGTCGAGGATTGACTTTTACAGATGAAGTACTTGATATAATAGGAATAAGAAATGTCTGAGTTAGAATTTCACAAAACTAGAAAACCTCTTTATCTGGACGATAATACTTTGTTGGTTAAATTCCCAACTTCTAAACACATGAACGCTTCTCATGCAGAATGGTTTAGTCAAGAAGGAATCCCATACTTACACACCATCCGAGGATATTATATAGAAAATTCTCATGTCATGCTATATGTAAATGATTTTGAAATTCCTAATGTATCAGCTCAAGTGTTTGTGTACTTATTTGAATATTTTCCAACAATTAAATGGATAGGGCTTGGATGTAATAAAGGAAATATAGGAGAAGCTTGGAAACCAAAACTAAAAATTTATAAAGAATGACTGTAGATAATTTTGATAAAGTTATTGATTTTATGAAGTTTTCAAGTCCGGATGATTTCTATTTTTTGCAAATAATTCAACGTAAGAAAGATGGAAATAACACTGGAAGAGGAAACAACGTAGCAAGACTTATAAAGGCTTACTATATAAGGAGTGCTGAACATCTACTTTTGAAAAAAGACAAAATTATAGAGCTATGTCTAAATAACAATGCAAGAGCATATATAGGGATTAATAAAAGGAGCTTTTTTAAGGTATCTTGTGGATGTCAACAAGCTCTTGCTAAACTCATAATGGAAGGAAATACATATCAGGCTCCTAGAATTTGGGACCATGTATGTGGAGAACTTCCTGCTTTACCTGGAAAAGATTTATACAGATTAGTTGATGTTGATGAATTGGGAGATAATTTATCTAAAATCTTAACTGTTATTAAAAAATGTAGAGGTAATAGTGACCCTGAAAGCAGAATAAAAGAGGTCTTTCCAACTCAACATGGATACCACATTATTACTTCTAAATTTGATGTAGAACAATTTAAACAAGAACTAGCTATCTTAAATATTGATTCTCCCACAATTTTAAGAGACGCTTCAACACTAGTATATTATGACCCAAGACACGATTAAAAAAGCATATAAGGATTTACTTATTGTGGTTAGTTATTTTAGAATGGTTCCTAACATGATATCTTACTTACCAGAGTCTTCTCAAGGTAATGTGAGAGATGTAACAATAAGGGTTGTAGAAGCTTTAGACCGTATAAATGAATTTATGAATAAAATAAATCAAGAAAATGTCGAACATTCCATTGGGAGCTGAAGGTGACCCTTTAGCTCCATATAATTTTGATGAAAAAGTATTTAAATTCTCCGTAGAAGTTAAAGGAGACTTTTATTACGAATATTCAGGAGAATTAGACAAAGATGAATCTGATATAGCGAAACTTTTAAAAGAACGTATAGCAGATTTAATTGGAACTCAAGGAGATATTGATATGAGCTGTGTTGAAGTCTGTGTAGACTAATGATTTATCTTGTAACTGAGCAACAGCGATTTTTTAAGTCTGAAGCCTATCAAATCATGGATAAAGAAACGGCTCTAAAGTTGATACTTGAACATGATTGGATAGAATATGATTCAGAAACTGAAGGGTTGGACCCCCATACCAAAGCTTTATTATGCATTCAATTTGGTTTGGGGGAAGACCAAATAGTGGTAGATACTACAACAGTAGATGTAGAATATTTTAGACCAGTATTTGAAAATGATAAAATAACATTACTTGGATGGAATTTATCTTTCGACTTAAAGTTTTTGTATTGTCATAAGATTGTTCCTGTGAATGTGTGGGATGGAATGATTGCCGAGAAATTGTTGTTCTTAGGATATCCTGCTCAATTCCATAGTTTGTCTTTGCAGTCAGCAGCTAGACAATATCTAAATTTAGACCTGGATAAGAGTATTCGAGGTAAGATTGTTAATACTGGTCTCACCGAGGATGTCATAGTTTATGCTGCCCATGATGTTATGTATTTAACATCTATAAAGGAGAAACAAATGGCTGCTCTGAAAAAGAAAGACCTTCTTCGTGCTATTGATTTCGAAAATCATTTTGTTCCAGTTCTTGCTTACATAGAGTATTGTGGTGCAAAAATTGATGTTAACAAATGGAGAATCAAGATGAAGAAAGATATAGAGGATATGCATACTGCAGAATCTGAAATTAACAAATGGGTGGAAGACTATTATGAGCAGCACAAAATGGAACACCCAGACCCTGCGTATAAAGGTAAGCCATTTGTTCAGGCTACTATAAAAACCAATTTAAAAAGGGAAACAAAAGACCTTATGAATATTCCAGCTTCTGCGTTTGGAGTAAGGAGAATAATTACGGATGAAGGCGTAGAATATAAATATGGAGTTCCGTTTGATTATGTAGAACAGAACCTTCAAGGAGATTTGTTTTCTGGATTTAATAACAATTATCAATGTAAGATAAACTGGGACAGTAGTAAACAAGTAGTTCCTCTTTTCGAGTTGCTTGGGTTAAATTGTACAGTTATTGACAAGAAAACCAAACAAAAAACCAAGTCTGTAAATATCAAACAAATAGAACCTCAAAAACACAAGTGCTCTATTGTAGAACCATACGTTACATACAAAAAAGCAGGACAGTTAGTTAAAGCCTTTGGCGAAAAGTTTTTGAATCTAATAAATCCAGCAACTGGACGTATTCATGCTAGTTTTTATCAACTTGGAACTGATACCGGAAGGTTAAGTTCTAGTGACCCAAATTTGCAAAACCTTCCTCACGATGAAATTACTAGAGCTTGTTTTGTTGCTGAGAAGGGCAACAAGTGGATTTCGGTGGATTATAGTGGTCAAGAATCATTCCTAATGGCATCCATAGCTAATGATAAAGCTATGTTAGACGAACTTATAAATGGTTCAAAGGATATGCATGCATTGACTGCTAAAATGGTGTTTAAGGATGTTATTCCTCAAGATATGCCAACTAAGGAAATTAAAAAACGATTTCATGAACTTAGACAAGAGGCTAAAGGATATGAATTTTGTTTTAACTATGCAGGAAATGCAAGTACTTTAGTAAGAAATTATGGTATATCTAAAAAGAGAGCTCAAGAAATAGAAAACAACTATATGAATGGTTTCTCTGGACTGAAAGCTTACCAAGAGAGGCAAAAAGAATTTGTTGTAAAACATGGTTATATATTATTAAGTCCTATAACCGGACACAAAGCCTTTATTTACGATTGGGATAATTTGAATAGAATTAATGATGATTTGGGGACCATCGACGGACAGTATATTTTGCAAAATCAAATTGAAGACGACCCTCTGTTTCAAGAAGCTGATTTCTTGAAACGCAGACTTATGGATTCTATGAAGCAATCGGTTAACTACCCGATACAAGGAGCTGGTGCTTTATGTTTTAAATTAGCTTCTATAAAGTTATTTAATTGGCTAAAGGAAAATAATCTCCTTTTCAAAGTTAAATACTGTGTTCCAGTTCACGATGAAATAAATTTAGAAGCTCCAGAAGAAATTGCGGATGAAGTGGCAAAAGTCTTGGTACAATGCATGGAAAGCGGAGGAAAGCCATTTTGTACCAGAGCTCCGTTAACTGCAGATATATCAATAGGGGACCATTGGATTCATTAATATGTTAAATTATAAACAATTTTACGAATGGTATAATAATAGGTACAGTAAAGACATTCTGTATAAGGTATATAGAAATGGGTTTCTTATCGGAATGGGTTTTTATGATGGAGTAACAATGCAGACACTAAGTGATAGTGTCTGTAATCTTAAACATGTTACATTTATTAAGAAACAATGTATTATATCTAGTTTTAGATTTATATTTAATGATAAGATAGACGAAACATATGCTCTGATTCCTGCTACAATAGAGGACATCAGATTAATAACCACTGCAATTCAAATGGTTTCAAATACCATAGGGCATGACGAAGGTTATAATAAAGAATATGGATTAGAAATGATAAACGAATATGCAAGAGTATTAGGAGATTTGTCCATTCAAGAAGTCATTGATAAATTTAAAAACTGATGAAATTAGTAAAACCCTCGTTTGAAATTTTAGAGCAAAAGCCGAAAGAAATTGTTGTTCCTGCTGACATGGAAATAGGCCCACGTATGGTAAAACAGGAACTTTTAAATTCTATATACAGACAAATAGAAATCGCTGGAAGAACTTGTTATAAATCCGAAGATAAAATCACAGATACATCTGCTAAAGAATTTGTAGAAAGAATGATAAAGTCCGGTCATGGAGTTATGCTTGAACATGGTACTGTATATTTACAATTACTTGGGGTATTCCTCGACCCGGATGATGTTGACATAGCTTATGGAAATTATATTGTTCATCATTATATCAATAATCCATATTCAAAGGTGAAGATTATCCACGATGAGGATTGGAAAGCTAATGTGTATATTACTACCAACTATAGAGTAATGATAGAGAACAATTGGCTTGACGACTTATTCTACTTATGTAATTCTACAGAGTATCATGAAAGAAGATATACTGTTAAATTTATCTGTGACAGAGGTGTCTCTCATGAATTTGTAAGACATAGAGTATTTAGTTTTGCTCAGGAAAGCACACGCTATTGCAATTATAGTAAGGATAAATTCGGCAATGAATTAACTTTTATTCAACCTTGTTGGAGTTTAGCTCCTATGAGTCCAGAAGATTATAACGGTTCTCGTTTTTTAGAATTCTTACATGAATCTGAAGATTTATACTTATCCCTTATAAAAGAAGGTTGGAAACCCCAGGAAGCCAGAGCTATACTACCTAATGCATTGAAGACAGAACTTGTAATGACTGGATTTACAAGTGATTGGAAACATTTCTTTGAATTGAGAGATGCAAGCAGTGCACATCCTCAAGCAAGAGAGTTAGCACAACCTTTACACGAAGAATTTATTAAAAGAAGATATTTATGAAAAAAGTTAGAACTTCAGACGAAATACAAAGTGAAATAAATCGTTTGGAATGGGAATTAAAAGAGTTGAGGGAGGAACTATATGCATCAAATGCCATTAATAATCCTTCCTATGATGAGTACAAAAATAAATGGGTGTTCTATGATGCTTATGAAAATGGATGGTCGTATATTTATGTTCTCGGAGTTGTTCCAGATGATTATTTATGTTTTTATGGATATGGAGTAGATTATGACGAACAATCTGGAAGACTAACTCTTACTAGTCAAGAATATCCGAAAAATTTTCATATTGACTATCCTAATAATATGACAATAATAGATAAGGACGAAGTAGTAAATAATATGCTTAGGTCTTTATCTATAGAACTTGAAGAATATTTTTAATAGAAATAATAATGTATAATATTTGTTTTACGCTGGGTGACCCGTCAGGTGATGGGCACGCTAATACATCAGAATACCATATAGTAGCTACTCACTCTGTCGAGGAGATTACTGATGCTTATAAGAAGACCACAGAACTATTGGGATTTAACTATATAGAAGAAGTAGGGGCGAGGTATAATGCTGATACGTGGATTCCACAAGAGTATACGAAAAAACTACTAGAACTTAATATAATAAACAAAGAGTGGATAGCTACTGAAGATTCCGAGGACGTTCCTTCTGGATGTTACTGGTTTGACTATGCAGAGGATGAATTCCTTGAAGTATTCTTCAATATAGTAAGATACTCTCTTCCATACTTCCAATGGACTACTAGAGATTTGGAGGAAGATACCCTATATCTCCTAGAGGGAGCAGCTTATGGGTTTGCATATCATGGAGAGTGACATGTCTATATACAATACGGTTCAAAATATTATGGAAAAATATAATAAGAAGGCAATATTTGATGACCTTGATAAATACGATTACTTAGCTAAAGAATCTGATTTTATTGAAGTTACTGAATGGCATAATGGAGAAGGGTGGGATATTTATATAAACGATACACATATATCCCTAACCTCAGGACAATTAGATGCAATCAATTATTTAACAAAGTCTCTGGACTTATCAAAATAAATATCAATGTCACACTTTGTAGGATTAGTTTTTGGATTTGACCACGAGGAGTTATTAGAGCCTTATGACGAAAATCGAGAGGTGGATGTGTACGTTAAATACACCAAGGATGAGGCTATAAATGTAGTTAGAACAAGACGAATAGAGGATTATGAATGGGCTTTGAAGGTATTGGAGAAACATCCAAATCCTGAATCTGATTGGGAGAAAAATCATGTACAACATGCACAAAAAATTATAGAAGAAGGATTCGAAATATCCTATGAAAATGCTTGGGAAGAAGCTAAAAAATGGGGATACGAACGGGATGATGAGGATAACCTTCTATCTACATACAATTCTGATTCTAAATGGGATTGGTACATAGAAGGAGGTAGATGGGGAGAATGGTTACTCTTAAAAGAAAAAGATGAAAACGGAGAACCTTTAACCGCTATATATGCTACTAAAAATGAGGTGGATTGGGATGCTATGAAAGAACAAAAACGTGTTCCATTTTGTTTTGTTACTCCCGGTGGAGATTGGGTAGAGTGCGCAGAAATGGGATGGTTTGGAATGACCTTTAATGATAAAGACCCAAAAGAATGGGATGAGGAATTTTGGAATTATGTTGACTCTTTGCACGACGAAATTCCTGTAACCGTTGTTGATTTTCACATTTAAATGGAAAAAGTATTTACATTAAATGAAAAAGAAGCTTATAAGTATCAAAAATTTATAGCTAAACATAAATCATGCAGGACTAATGTAGGAGCAATTGGTGGAGGGTACACTATTATGTTTACCCCTACCGGGCTCGGTAATTTAATAGTTGTAAAATGCGATATTTGTGGTGCTGAGAAAAATATAACAGACATTTCATGTTGGTAAGGTATGGATTTTATAAAACAAATAATTAAACAGATTGTAGATAAATTGTTTTGTTGTCACAAATACAAACTGTTTAAAGAAATTAGAGTAGATAATACTGGAATTGACTATGACGGTTCTAGATACAGCATCTATATTTTCAAATGTGAGAAATGTGGAAAGTTTAAAAAAGTAAAAAGCTTAATGAAATGACTACTGAAGACGTAAATAGAGAAATTGTTGAAGAAATAAATCAGAAAACATCTGCGCAAGAAGCAATATCTGAGTTAATGAACAACGAGGATTTTAAGAATATGTGGATTAAAATGCACACTCCATATATAAACAAACTTAAACTTACAGGATATAAAACAGGTAGAAATGAAATTTGTCCTTTTTGTACTTCTGGAAAGAAATTTAAAAATTGTGCTTGCTATAAGGTATATAAGAATGAATCTTATTTAACAGGAATAGACGCACACAATGCTAAAGAACAACTAGGTAAACTTAGAACAAATGGCTAATTTAAGTAATAAATTTGACTGTAATCATGTTTTTTTCACCTCTGATTGTCATTTTGACCATGCAAATATTATTAAGTATTGTAGTCGTCCGTTTGAAACTGCTGAGGAAATGAATCGCCAACTCATACTAAACTGGAATAAAGTAGTTTCATGGGACGATACGGTGTTCATATTGGGTGATTTTTGCTTTGGTCAAAGGACACGTTGGGAAAAGATTCTACCTCAACTAAATGGTTATAAATACCTTGTGCTGGGTAATCATAAATTTTTCAAATTTTAACTTTTTTCACTTGGAAACCATCTGTTATTTTCGTATATTTGAAATAAAAAAATATGCAAAAATACGATTTTAACAGAAATTTCTTCGAGGTAATTAACACACAAGAAAAAGCATATGTACTTGGGTTTTTATATGCTGATGGCTGCAATACTATGAAATCCATAACTTTCAATCAACTGGAGCAAGATGTAGATATTTTAGAGCAAATAGTAGATTGTTTAGATGGAGATAATATATTGTACGCATCGACTCAGCCAAACGGAAAAATTAAATATACTCTTTCTTTTAACTCTATTAAACTGTGCGAAGATGCCAAGAATTTGGGAGTTCCGCAAAACAAAAGTCTTAAAATAACTCTTCCAGATTTTTTATCTGATGAATTAATGAGGCATTTTATTAGAGGATATTTTGATGGAGATGGGTGTATATGGAATGGAAAACCTAAGATATATAGAGTTAAAAAGGACAAATCTTGTGGATATAGAGATAAAGTAGTACATAATGTAAAATTTACAATAACCGGAAATACTATCTTTATAACTCAATTACAAGAATACCTCATCGAAAAAATAAAATTAACAAAGACAAAATTAAACTTCTCAAAAGCAAAAGGTAATAAACATGTATGCACTATGGAATATTCTGGAAAGAAGCAAGTAGAAAAGTTCTATAAGTACCTATATAAAGACGCTTTTGTTTACGGAAATAGAAAAAAGGAAAAATTTGAAGAGATAATTTGTGCTCTTGATAAGAGATTATCAAGTGAAACGAGGTTAATTGCTGGGACGCCTGAGATGGTAATCAGCAGCCAAGCCGATAATTCGGAAGGTTCAACGACTATCCCTGAAATGGGAGTAGAATCAAGCGATTCGAAATGCCTCGCTCCTACGAGTAATATCGAGGATGAAGATATAGTCTGTTCTTGTATTAAATGAAGTACAAGCTGTGAAAACGGGTAAAGGTCTAGCGAACTTTTATTGAACACTAAGGATAAACGCTCATATATTCCAGAAAATGGATTTGAAGCTGTCGAAAGACAGATGATGATAACTATAACTGGTGACGAAGAGTGTAAAAATCAGCAAGTATTTATGAGCCATTATCCTATGATTACATGGGATGGTTCGCATAGAGGAAGTTGGCAACTATATGGACACATACATACTGAAAAAGGTAAAAAGACACCTTTTGAGGATAAATTAGTTCCAAACCAATACGATGTTGGTATGGATAACAACGATTATACACCAGTGTCTTGGCAACAGTTAAAAGAAATAATTACTAAAAGAAATTTACACGGATAAGGATGGAATATAAGATTTTTGAATCTTCTGATACTAATGTTAAGAAGTTTGTATTTGAATGGGGAGCTAGTGGTGTAACAAAGAAAGGTATCGCAGAAGCAGTACTGTATCGTTACAACAGTTATGCTGAACGAACAGTAATATGCTGTTCAGTTCAATCCGGATGTCCAGTAGGTTGTACATTCTGCGGAACTGGTAAGTTCTTTATAAGGAATCTAGAAGCACACGAGATAGTAGAACAAGTGGTAACAGTACTCAATTCTATTGATTGTTGTACTAATGAAATAAAGAAATTTCAGATAATGTTTATGAGCATGGGAGAACCATTTCTGAATTTTGCTAACCTCGAAGAAGCTATCGAACGTTTATATGAAATGTATCCAAATGCGCAGCTTCTTGTGTCTACATCTGCCCCAGCATCTATATATAAGCATATGTCAGAATTTGTGGAATTATCTAAGAGAATCCCCAAAGTTGGATTACAATTTTCTGTTCATGAATCTACTGATTCTGCAAGAGCAAAGCTGATTCCTACTAAAACATCTACCCTTAGACAAATTGCTGCTGCAGGAGAATTCTGGGCAGCCAATGTTGGAAGAAAACCTTTCTTCAATTACTGTGTTCATGAAGAAAACGCAAGATTGGTTGATATTGACAATCTTCAAGAAACATTTAATCCAGATGTTTGGGAAGTAACTCTGTCTGTTATATGTGAAAAAGATGAAAGCGTTCATTCCTCTATTCAAAGACAATTAAAACTTATCGAGAGTTTTAATAAAAAAATGATTTCTAGAGGATTTTCCACTAGGGTGTTTAATCCTGCAGGTCAAGATGACATTGGCGGAGGATGCGGCCAACTTTGGTATTTTCAAGATTGGCTAAAGAAGAATAAGATAAATTCTCACTTATAAATTATTTAAACAAAAAATATTATGGCTTTACAAAAGAAATTTCAACCAGTTGAAGAATTATTAGTTTTCCCGAGTCTAGAACCTACTATTGAAGTAATTCCTAATGACGGATATGAAGGAGCACACCGCTATCGCGCTCGTATGTGCACTGGATATGATTCCAAGAAACAAACATCTACTTATATTGATAAGACTGATACTATCCAGTTTGTTCAAAAGAATGAAGATGGAAGTGTTATTCCAGGATGGCAATCAGAACAACTTGCTCTTATTCTTTTAGATAGAGTGAAAAAGTTAAACGCTAAGTATCCTTCTGACCAAAACTCCAAACAAATAGAAGGTCTAGAAATGTATCTTGCGGCTTGTAAAGAACGAATTGAAGAAAGAATAAATCGTGGTGTTATGGGAGAATTGAAGAAATGATATTTTCAAAATTTGTTTCTTCTTTTACATCAATAATACTTACCCTTTTTATTATAATTTGTGTATCTAAAAGAAGGGGAATAATAATTTAATATTATTTATATTAATGAAAGAATATTGTGTAACTGAAAAGAATGGAGATATCTGGTATGTACAAACAGATGGAGTTCTTAAATATTGCTCCGAAAAAGACGAGTGGATAGTTGACGTTCCTGAAGGAAAATCTGTTTGGCAAGATTGGAACCTAGCAGAGCAAATTGAAAGTCCTATTTTGCGTGCTAGAATTCTAATTACGTGTGAAACTATGAAAACTCCGGAATTAAGAGAACTTGTAACGACTAAACAAGCCCTTGAAAGTATATACGAAGGTTTTAAATATTTTGTTGTCAAAATAGATACCTTGTATGAGGCATTAGACAATTCTGAACTAGAGGAGTTCTTTCATATACTGGATATTTATAATAAGTATAGGAAAGATTATCAGGATAAAGAACCTAGTAGGTACTGGGTAATAAATAGAGAGGAAGTTCCTAAAATAGAAACCTTTGAGCAATTTAAATCTAAATTACAAAAATGAACGAACCTTGTTTTTATATTTCCTTTGATTCCGATGAGTGGTACATATATAACAAACGACCAGAATGGTCTGAAGCTTCTAAGAAGTTTACATTTGATAGTAGCGAAGGCATCATGGGTAGAGGCATTGACAGTGAAAGAATTGCAGAACAATTAAAAGAAGTATTAGGGGATTCAGATGATATGTTATATAAAATATCTAAATCTGGAATTTACCCTGTTCAGAGAAAACATGAAAATCTTCCTATTGAAGTAAATCCTATTAAAGTAAATCCTATCGAAAAACCTATTGTAAATAATGTGCAGAACTTAATTAAACCAAGGAGGACTCATAGATGATAATTACATCTTTATCGGATTTACATGGATTTCTTCCAGAAATTGCTCCTTGCGATGTAGTATTTATATGTGGAGACATTACGCCTCTCCATATGCAAAGAAACATTCCGCAAAGTGAAAAGTGGCTTAAAACTGACTTCGCTAAATGGATAAATGATTTGCCATGCGAAATGGTATATATGGTAGGAGGCAATCACGATTTTGCTTTAGCAAATATGTATCAAGATAAGTTAAAAAAGGCGAGCGTACTATATACTCCCACTAAATATAAATTAGTACTTCTCGATAATGAATCTATTGATTTATATTTCGAAGACAAGAAGTATACTATATGGGGGACACCCTATTGTAAGATATTTGGTAATTGGGCATATATGTATGAAGAAGGAACTTTAAAACAAGCTTATGATACTATGCCGGAGAAATGTGATTTTGTACTTACGCATGACGCTCCTGCATTATGTGGAGTAGGAAAAATTAACCAAGGATTTCAAACTGGAGTGGAAGCAGGCAATTCCTGGTTGGCGGACGAAATATTACGTAAGCATCCCAGATATGTATTCTGTGGACATATTCACTCTGGAGAACATATACTGCAAACTTTAGACGACATTAAATTGGCTAACGTATCTGTGGTAAATGAACGATACGAATTAGTAAATGAACCTTTAACTTTAATTATAGAATGAGTAATTCAAGTAGTGGAGTAGGACTTGGTACAGTCCTATTCCTAATTTTCTTAGTACTAAAACTTGTGGGCGTCATAACCTGGTCTTGGTGGTGGGTAACTTCTCCTTTATGGATTCCAGTTGCTCTTATTTTAATGTTTATAATAATCGGAGTACTAGTAACTATTAAATAGACATGAATACACTTATTGTTGTTGATATGCAGAATGATTTTATAAATATAGACGGAAAGCTTCCTGTAAAGGGAGCATTTGAAGCTTTATTTAACATTTATGCATTAATAGAATCTAATGAAATTGATAAAGTAATCTTTACTGCAGATTGGCATGTTCCTTCTCATGAATCATTTAAACTAAACGGAGGTCAATGGCCCGAACATTGTGTGCAATTTTCCGAAGGAGCTGCGATATTTGAAGGACTTTTACAACGATGTAGTAAAGTTCATAAATCTTATTATGTAACTACTAAAGCTCACGAAGAGGAACAATATGGGGCTTTTCAAAATCTCACCTATAATCCCAACTGCGAACAAGTGTATTATTACAATGGAAATGATGAACTTTGTTATATAGATTATACAGCAGGCAGAGATAAGTTTATCGTATGCGGGGTGGCTGGTGATTATTGTGTATTGAATACTATTAAAAATTTGGAACCCATTTGGAAGGACGTACAAGTATATCTTCCTGGAATTGCTTCTATAGACGATGGAACAACTCTTCAAAAGTTTATGGAAGAGAACAATATTTCCGAATATGAATTTTAATAAATAACATATTATGATAATTAAATCAATATTAGATACAGATTTATACAAGTTTACAACTTCATATGCTTATATGAAATTATTTCCGCAAGCTGTGGGAACATTTGAATTTTTTGATAGAGATAATACTCAGTATACCGAAGAATTTATAGAACAGTTAAGAATGGAAATTTCTAATTTCTGTTCTTTAAGGTTAACTCATGATGAACAGGATTATATGACAACACATTGTCGTTTTATCCCTTCAATGTACTGGGAGTGGCTGAGCGGAGTTAAGTTAAATTCTGGTAAAGTTCAAATCTGGTTGGATGAGGACAAACATCTACACATTAAAGTAACTGATTATCTTTATAGAGTTACCTTGTACGAGGTGCCTATTTTAGCAATGGTGTCAGAGCTTCGCAACAAAATGCTTAACAATACCATCAATATGTCCGATGTCCTTGCTAGACTAGCTCCTAAAATAGTTCTGTCAAATCAGAATCAAATATTCTTTTCAGAATTTGGAACTCGTAGACGTTATTCGTATAATGTTCAAGAAAATGTAATAAAGGACTTAAAAAGTAATGCTATATACTGTACTGGCACTTCCAACTGTTATCTAGCTATGAAATACAACATGCCTATGATGGGAACTCATCCTCATGAGTGGTTTATGTTCCATGGTGCTATGTACGGCTATAAACAAGCTAATTATATGGCACTAGAAAACTGGGTTAATGTGTATGATGGCGACTTGGGAATTGCATTAAGCGATACCTATACTTCTGCTGTATTTTTCAAGAATCTATCTCGAAAACAAGCTAAGTTATTTGATGGAATACGTCAAGATAGTGGTGATGAATTTAAATTTGTTACTAATGCCATTGCTCGCTATAAAGAGTTAGGTATTGACCCAACTACTAAGACTATTATCTTTAGTAATGCTCTTACATTTGACAAAGCTCTCGAAATTCGAGAGTATTGTAGAGGACGTATTCGTTGTGCTTTTGGTATTGGAACCAATCTTACCAATGATACTGGACATAAACCATCCAATATTGTTATGAAGCTTACTTCTTGTCAAATAAATAAAAACCAGCCGATATTTGATTGTGTTAAGTTGTCTGATGATTTAGGGAAGCATACCGGAAATGCAAAAGAAGTAGAGTTATGTTTATCTGAACTTAGAATAAAATGAATGTAGAATATTTAAGAAAAACAGTATACGGCTCGATTATGAGCATTAACGAACTTGAGAGTTTAGGTGAAGAAGGCTGGATTATGTGTGCTGCAGTTAAAATGACTGATACACAATATAATTATCTATTTTATAGGTTTAAATCAAATGTATATATAACAGATGGATTACAACAAGGTATTTAGTGTTTTAGTAGAAGAGACTAAGAATTATTTATTCAAAAATAATCTTAAAGCAATGGTATTAGGCATTAGTGGAGGAATAGACTCCACTGTTGTCGCTGCTATTTGCCATGAAGTAAGTAAGCAAACTGGGATTCCTCTTATAGGTAGAAGCCTTCCTATTAAGAATAAGAAGGATGAATTTGATGTATCTAAGTTAGTAGGGGAAGCATTTTGTGACGACTTTAAAGTGTGGGAACTGTCTCATGTATATAAAGCAGCTCTTTTTGAATATTGTTTAGAGGTTGGAGAAGCTAACGCATCAAATTCTTACTGGATAGATGAGTTGGAAGAAATGCCTAGCAGAACTCCTATTGCTAATGGAAATCTACAGGCTAGATGTCGTATGATGTATTTATATGACCTTGCTGGTTTAAAACATGGCTTAGTTATGTCTACTGACAATCAGACGGAGTACCAGCTTGGATTCTGGACTATTCATGGTGATGTGGGTGATTTCGACCCAATTCAAGACTTATGGAAGACCGAAGTTTATAAATTGGCAGAATACATATTTTATAAGTATGATTCCGAAATGAGGAAAGAAGGAAAGTATTATACCATTCCAAACGATTTATCCGCCAAAATGTCTGCTATTAAAGCATCTATAGCCTTAACTCCGACTGATGGTCTTGGTATTAGCAATTCTGACTTAGACCAAATTGGGGCTAAAAGTTATAATGAAGTTGATGATATTCTTAAAACACTTACTTCATGTGAAAGTTCCGAGGAAACTTATATGCTTGCTGGAAATGTAATACATATCCAAACAAATAAAAAATCTGATTTATATAAAAAGTATGGTGAAGAGGTGGTTAACAAAGTTTGGGATAGACACTTAGCTTCTGAGTTTAAACGTAAGAAAGCTCCTATTTATGTACCAAGAGAGAAATATGCTAAGTAGTTATACTTTATATTCGGGAGGGGCTGAGGGAAGTGATACTATGTGGGACCTGATAGGTAGAGCCTATGGTTTGAAAACTGCGATACATTATTATCATAACAGAATAACTCCCATAGGAAACACTCCTATAACTGAAGAGCAATATTGGAGAGGAGTTAGAGCTGTTAACAGAGCCCAGAAAACATTAATGCGGTTTGGATATGATAAGTACTTATCTCTACTAGCCAGAAACTGGATGCAAGTAGAGTCTTCCACTGCTGTATTTGCAATTGCCGACGGTTTCATTAAGACTCCTAAAGGTGAAGAAGTAGTTAATGGAGGAACTGGGTGGGCTGTTCAAATGGCTATTGATGCTGGTAAACCATGCTTTGTGTTTATTCAGCAATCGGATAAATGGATGTCTTATCATACTATTATGAACAAGTGGAGAAATTTAGATTCTGTTCCTTTCTTGCATAAAAAATTTGCAGGAATAGGCACTAGAAATCTAAAACCAAACGGCATTAAAGCCATTATCGACATCTACGACAAAGCAACAGAAGAATTAACATTATTCGATTTTAATAAAATACAATGAAAGTAGGATTTTTATTAGGAACATTTGACCCAATTCATATGGGTCATTTGTACATGATTACATCTGTGTTAAATGAAAACTTAGTAGATGAAGTTGTAGTAGTTCCAACTATGCAAAATGTTTGGAAGGAAAATGAAGCTTCTGAATTTCAACATAGATGTTTTATGATTCAATTAGCAATTGAAGAAATTAACAACTGTACATTGTCAAGCATTGATTATAGAACTCCCGAACCTCATTTTTCTTACCAGACTCTTCAATTATTAAAAGATGATTATCCTAGTGAAGAACTATATTTGATAGTTGGTGCAGACATTGTGGATAAAATTAAAGATTGGAAAGAAGGACAATGGATTCTTGATAACTTCAAATTGATTGTAATTAACAGGGATGGAATTGCGTTCAAAACAGGAGTTGACGGATATATCAGTAATACATTCAATATTAGTTCTACAATGATTCGATACTTAGTAAAAGACGGAAAGCAGATTTATCCTTTAGTGCCTAAAGCAATCAGTCAATATATTCATCGATTTAATCTTTATAAAAATGAATAAAACAGCATACATTTCATATAGTATGAATTGTAGCCATCTTGTCCCAGATGTAGAAAACCTACTCAAAGATAAAGGCTATGAAGTATCTTATTGGATAAAAGGAACTCCTTACAAAGACGACTGCTTATTAAATGCTGACGCAGTGGTATTTATCCTAAATAAGTTTGATTGGGGTTGCGAAGTAAAAAACATGACAAGGGGTGTTAAGAATGAATATCAGACATGCGTAAAGGAAAATAAACCTATGTATGTTGCTTACAAACGCAAAACTGATAATCAACTTCTTATATATGAATCTGACCATTATTTTAATGGAACAACAGATGTTGTTGTAGCAGTGCAGGGAAAATATCTTCCTGTTTATAATCCTTATAAATCATCCCCAGAAGATTCTGAAATTAAAGAACATAAAAGAAAACACAGATGAAAAATTGGAGTTATACAATTAAAGAAGGAGAACACGCTGGCGAGACTCTATGGTCTGGTCGATACTGTGCAGTTGCTGCATTTGTATTTTGTAAAATACATGGAGTTTGGCATGTTTTGGCAAATCAAAGAGGAGAAGGAACTCCAGATTTTCAGGGTTATTGGAACTGCCCATGTGGTTATTTAGACATGGAAAAAGCTGAAAATGCATGCTCTAGAGAAACGTTTGAAGAGACTGGGGTCAAAATTGACCCATCGAAATGGACCCTGTTTGGAGTTGAAACAGACCCCGAGTATTGTAATAATGGAAATGTAACACTTCGTTATATAACAGTCTTAGAATACGGAAAAGACAATATTTCTACTTCCATGGAAGCTGTTCTAAATGGGGAAGGAGAAAAAAATGAAGTTGCGACAATACAATGGATTCCTATCAAAGACATTGAGAATTATGAATGGGCCTTTAACCATAAAAGACGAATTATAGAGGCTATTTCTTGGTATAACATTAAAGTTATAGAATCACAACCGTTGGAGAATCAAATAGTACCATGATATATTTTGTAAGTGGACACAGGGATATAACAAAAGAAGAGTTCGAAAAGTATTACGTAATGGCTTTAAGAACCGCTTATTATGAAGATGATAAACCAGAGTTTGTAGTAGGAGATTATGAAGGTGTTGATAAGATGGCTATGGACTACATCGCTGAGAACTTTATGTGCCCATTGACAATATATCACATGTTTGATAAACCGAGACATACTCCAAGCGTAACAGATAGAGTCCCTATTTGTTATCACGGGGGATATAAAACTGATGAGGAAAGAGACTCCGCTATGACCAGGAGCTCTGATGTTGATATAGCTTTTGTAAGAAAGGGAAGATGGGATAGTGGGACAGCTCAAAATATAAAGAGAAGACATCAAATATCTTAATAAATATGATTAAAGAACAAATAAATATTCTCATTAAAGAGTCAATGATAGCTAAGGACAAAACAAAAACGGAAGTTCTTAGAGCTATTAAAACGGCATTTGTAAATTACTCAACTCAGAAAAATGCAAAACCTCTTGACGATGCCATTGAAATCCAAATCATTAAAAAGATGGCACAGCAAAGAGAGGATACTGCGGAACAATACAAAAATGCAGGTAGAGTAGACCTATCTGAAATTGAATTGTCCGAAGCTAAGATTCTCAAAGAGTTTCTTCCGGCAATTCCTTCTAAAGAAGATATAGAAGCCTGGCTAGAGAATAATAATTATCACTCCATAGAGAAGAAAGAGATGGGTTTAGTTATTAAAGAAGTAAAATCTAAATTTCCTACAGCAAATGGAAAACTCGTGGCTGAAATTGTTGGGATGCTGGTTGAAAGATAATTTATCTGTAGTATGTACTACTGCAGGAGGAATTATATTATTTTTTATACTATTATATTTTATGTTTTGCATCCACGTCTTTCTTGGATTGGCTGGAATTGGAGCATTTTTAATAATATTTGGAGCAAATATTGACAATGATGCATAATTTAGAAGAATCAGACCCGATACTGCACAGTATATCAAGTGAAATACATAGGCTAATACTAAAACCCGACCCTTTTTCAGAACTGGGGTTTACCGATGAAATATCAAGAGAAGAATTATCTGAATACTATAGAGTAATATTAGAGAAAATGCCATATCTAGATAATGAATTTGTAATGAATGAATTAACCTATTATTTAAAGTGATTATTGGAATAGCTGGAAAAGCTCAAGCTGGAAAAGATACTGCATGTAGTATTATTAAAGCAATAGATGTGTGGAGAAAGGCTAGTTGTGGAGAAATTAATATAGTAACTAGCGGTAAAACTCTAGAAGAATTCTGTAAAGAGTGGATATCTGGCAAAGAACCAGATTTCTCATATTTAATTAATTGTGATTGGGAGAAGCATAGCTTTGCCGAAACATTGAAAGGATGCGCAGCTCTTATATTAGGTTGTAACTCGGATGATTTTGAGTCTATAAGTTTTAAAAATAGTCGGACTGAACTTCCGTTATTAAATACAGAAGGTAACCCTATGACAAATAGAGAATTCCTTCAATTATTTGGAACTCAAGTTGGAAGAGCTATAGATAAAGACTTATGGGTAAAAGCTTTAATGAATGAGTATCAATTTAGTAAAGATACAGATGGTCAATATGATGTAGAAACTAAATGGATAATTCCAGATGTAAGATTTCCAAATGAGGAAGAAGCTATACACAAACAAGGTGGTGTTGTTTGGAAAATTATTAGAGATAGCGCAGGAGCTGGAAATCATGAGAGCGAAAAACATATTGATGAATTAAAGGTTGAACTAGAAATTGATAACAATGGAACTATAGATGAATTTATAACTTCGGTAATTAGAGCTTATAAGTACACTATACAAGAACTTCACGTGGATTTATAAAAATAAGGGCGACAGTCAGGCATATACGAAAGTATATACTTGATTGTCGCCCTTATTTTTTTTTACTATTCTTGAGAATTAGGAGATGGGAAGTATTCCATTACAGTTGGTTTTAAAGGTCTGAATGTTCCGGTATTGTCAGTTAGCATACGTAACATATGTTTATCCCCCGTTAATACTTTCACTCCATCAGTGAATACCTCTCCATAGAATTGGAACATAGGCATCTTAAAATCTACTGCTCCAGTAAATACTTTAAACATATTAAATTCCCCGCCCACATTATTTGCAAGTCTTATTACATTCTGTTCAGCTGGAGATAAAGAATTTTTATCTTTGCTTCCAAACAATAATGCGATAATTAAAGCTATAAATCCAATAATAGCTAAATCTTCTAAAGCTAAAATTAAATTTCTTCTTTTAACTGGGTCTCTCCACGCTTCTGCAGCAAGTTTTGGATTAAGAATATTAAACATGTCTTTCAAAGACCAAAAAATTCCTTCCATAATCTTACCTTGCCAATCTATAATGGGTTCTCCAGTGTTTTCTGTGGTTTTTATTCTTTCAATAGTTCCGTCTGGATTTTCTATTGTTTTCCAATATAATTTTGCTCCAGTACCGTCTGGGTTCTCTGTTAGATGTACCCAGTGTCCATAATCATAAACTCCTCTTTTTAAGAACCATTGATTCTTTTTAGCAGATAAGAAGGTTTGAAATTGATGAAGAAACAAGAACAATCCTTTTTTTAAGTATAGTGATTTTGTATCATGGTCCATGTAGCCAAACATACTATCAGATTCTTGTTTAATCATTTTAGCTTCTTCTTCTGTATAAGCTTGGGGAAGAGCATCTTTATAAACACCTCTATTATCCTTCTCTGTTGTAAGAGTTCTAATTGTTCCATCCGGATTTACGATTTTGACGTTTGATGCAATAAAGGACTCAATCATTCTGTTGTATAAAGAACGCTGATATTGCCATTCTGTGGAATTCATATCAGAATTAGGGTCGGCTAATAAATTAAAACGCTTGTCTTTTTTCCAATCATATTTAACCGTCCCGTCAGGTAATAGAGTGTGAGCATCGTAACAGCCATGTTTCTTCATATAGCCTACGAGAATAGTCATACGATTTAGAAAATCAGGAGCTCTATTAGCCCAGAACATTCTATCTTTAAACCTCAATCCGTCAGTAATTTCATAATTCATTCTATCTACAATGGCATTCATGTCCACATTAGCCATACGATATTGCCAATTTAAATGTTCTAACAAAGTAATAGTTCCTATTTGTTTAGCTGAGTCGACCCATACAGTCGTATAAGCAGAAGTCATATCTTTCACGCCTATTCTATCTTTATCTGTCAAAGAGTTAGCAACAGCTTTTTCATACAAATTAAGGAATCCTGTAATAGTTTCTTTGGCTCCGGATAAATAATTAAATCCTAGAATAAAGTTTGTAGACACACCCTTAGCCATACCTAACAATTTAAACATTCCTCTGCTTTCTTTCGGAACTAATGATTCGTCAAACACAGAAGACTTTATATATTCATTAAGAAAGTCGATGGTGGCTTTTGCGTCTTTATGTGACAAAGTCTGGACAAATTGAAGGGAAACAATAGCTGCATTTACCGCTGGCAGAATTTCATCCATTTCTTCTTTTCTTATGAGAGAGAATTGATACATATCTTTAATATGTTCTAAATTAGTTTCGTAAATTTGTTCAGGTTTTCCGTTCGTAGAGGCCAGCATACTTTCTCTTGCACCAATAGAATTAGAAGCATCAAATACATTATACATTTCTACAAGAGTTTTAAGGGAATCTTCCGAAATGTATCGTTCTTGTTCAGTAGTAGTCATTCTAGGATTAACCATTTCTAATGCTCCATCTTCTTTGAAAGTAGCTAAGCTATTTTTTCCGTTTACTATTTTAGACCAAGAAGAACCTCTCAGTAAGGGAATTTCAAAATATCGTTCTCCTAACTCTTCTCTAGTTTGGTTAGGGAACCTCATCCTATTTAAATCTTCCAGCCAGTATTTTAAATATTCACGCTCTGCAGGATTTAAGTCACTTGATGAATCCCACGGATTCTTCACTCTAAATCTTTTCTTTCCTTCTTCAGAATTATCAATTAAACGTTTAAATATAACAGTCGCATTATTAAGAACTGTTTTTCCGATAAACCCTTGTCCAGCATCTTTATAGTATTTATTGGTTACTTGTCTATCCTTATTTTTATATGCCTCATATCTATTAGTAATATTTCTATTCGTAGCACTTAGTCTTGCTGCAATTGAATGAACTATAGGAATGGTATCAATAGTATTTAAATAGGTTCCGTTAAATAATGAGCCATCCTTTAATTGCTTCCAAACATCGCCAAAATGTTTATTCCATAATTCATCATTAAAGATGTCAATAGAAGTATCCCCATATTGAGTTAAAGCATTCGCTACTTGTAAATATAAAAACGTAATAGGGTTATTGATGTCTGGAGCAACGTTCCCAGAAAAGAACCTACTCTGTAAGTTTTTAAAGATAGACTTTAATTCTTCATATTTGGCTGCCTTTGATAGAGAATCTAAATCTCCATCTGGAGATAATTCCGTTATACCTTTTAGTCTTGTTTGCTGGTCATTATTAGCAATACTTTGATAATATCTCATCACAGTAGTAAACATGTCTGTAAACTTAAATCCGTTTCTTTTTAAGCCAGCCGCATCAGCTAACATGTTATAATTATGAACAAGTTTATCCTGATTTACATAAGAATAAACTACTTCACTACTCTCTATATTTATAGTTTTTAATTCCCCTATAGAAAAATCTCCAAGGTCGGTATCGGAAAAGGAATTAGCAACAGCCATGAGCTTCATTAACTCAATATTCCCTATAGATGCTTTCATAGAAAGTTTGTCCAACTCCATTTGAGCATTAGTCTTAAACCTACCCATCAGAGATGTCCCTTTCCCTAAATTAATAACATTATCGAGAGGATAAGGAGATATGGATATAAAATCCATTTCTTTTCTTGTTTTGTTAACAAGCATAATAACGTTCATGGACGTTAGGGATTCATTTATCATAACATCCCAATCCGGCTCAAGTTTGTACTTTGATAAATTGGCCTCAAACAGTCCTTTCATATCCTCATACATTCCACTGGGAACTACATTTAATGAGGCTCTGTTTGGATTAAATCCCATATTTCCATTAATCCTATCTAATGCAAATTTCAAATCTTTTGAAATATAATTAGTAGTTTCATTATCATGGTCGTTTTTTCTTCTCAGATAATCCTTAAATGCATCCTTAATTTCTTCTTCTGTATCGGCATATATAAATCTATGTTCTTTCTTTGAACGAGTAGTATCTTCAAATCTATATCTTCCTGTGGAAGGGTCGATGCTTACTCCGTATTTTTTGTCTTTATATAAAACATCGAAATCAATAGCATCTATTTGATTTATTTTACTTACTGGAAAAAATTTAGAAACTACTCCAGCCACGGATTCCAATAATGGCTTGCTTACTAACTCTTTGCCGATTGGAATTGGAATTGACTGTTCTATTTTAGTTTGTTGTCCAACACTAGGTATGTACGTAATAGGTTCCCCTACATTTACATTTCCTATCGCATGATTTAAGTCTTCCTTATTTACATCCTCGAGAAGGACTGGAATAATTTTCATCGAAATATTTCTTGCAGGAATGCCTTTTTCTTGAAGCATTCTTTTATAGAATCCTAATTGATATTGGATTGCGTTTTTCTTGTCTGCGTCCCATCTATCTTCCGGTTTAGTAGAAAGTTTTAAATCGTAAATTTCTACAGACTGATTTCCTTCCTGGTCTTCATACACAACCAACAAGTCAATTTTACCTCTTATTTTGTTGCCCTCTCCTCCATTATGGTCTGCAATATACTCAGTAAATACTTTTATTGCTTTTCTTCCTCTATTTTTATTATCGATTATGTTTCTTTTTAATGCTGTAATCTGAGTAATAAAAGATTTAAGAGCTTTGTCGGACACTCCATCTATATGTGTTGCATTTTTTCCAGACACAAAATCTCTTCTAAATCTAGACCTAAATATAGATTGTATCATTTCTATAGATACATTAGAACCTGGCTTAGCATTAATAATTTGGTCAAATATATAGTGAAAGCCTCTACCTATTTCTTGCAGGTATTGCCAGTAAGGAAATTCTACCTTTTCTATATAATTTCTAGTTTCTAATAATATTGCTTCTTTATTTTGGGCGTCTGGGGGAACTTCTTTCAAAGCCTCGCTCTCTAATGCATGAGTATAAGCATCTCTATCCAATCCTTTAACAAACCCTTGTTGGGAAATATAATTAAGGACTGAAACATATCCATCGGAAGTTGCTTCATCAGATTCAATTACATCATAAATATTACTTCCGGAGCTAGCAAAAGTTTTAACTGTATCTTTTTTTCTTTTAGCTGCACGAGCGGCTTCTCTATCTTTATCTAGTGTAGCTTTAGATTTTTCGTAATCACTAGATAATATTGTTGTGTAGTCTTTACTGAATCTGAAGGCATGGTTGATTAAGCCCTCAAATTCAGTATAATGTAATTGTAAATAGTTGTCTAATGCCTTTTCAGATGTAAAGGTAATGACTTTGTTTGATTTATTGTCTCTTAAAGTGTATGAACAAGCCATATCATTCGCAAATTTCAATTAGTCTATATCCTGAGTCTGTACTAGCATTTTTTAACAACTCAGATTTTATATTACTTAATCTTATGGATTTTAACGCATTCTGCTTATTGTATAATGTTTTCTGAGTAGAATAATTATTATGAAATTCGGTAAGTGTTAATTGCATTATAGAGTAGATGTCTTCGTCATAAAATTCACTAATGTCAATATTTAGAGCATCAGATAGAATAGATTCCCAATCTACCTCTTCTAAATTAATATTTCTTCCTCTATAATCCTTCAGTACTCTAGTGAAATAATCAGAAAATTCATGTACTAAAGCTTCTTCTAATTTATCACTATGAGACAATTCATCGTAGGCTCCATTAACATTTATATCTTCATAAATTTCCGAGCCTTCCATTTTGTCTACTAAAGAATAATATGTATCAGGACGCCTAAATTTTAAATCGGCTAAGAACAAGTGAGATATTTCATGAACCAATGTATCATCAGTCATTAAATCTCGATTTAAAATAACGTCTCCATCATACACAAAAGCTTTCACATTGTTCAACATGGGAAATTGTTCTTTCATTTCTTCCATTGTAAGAGTTCTAATTCCCACACCGTTATCTGAGAGACTCTTAGCTAAATCCTCGACGAATTCTGGAGTAGAAAGATTATCTGAATTTGTAAGAACGTCAATGCTTGTATTTGTGTCTATCGTAGCATCTGTTAAAGAGAAATCCATAAAAATTGCGTCTCTAAGCTTATCTATTGAAGATAAGTAGTTCCTTCTAATAAAATTTTCACTAAATCCGGTCTTGTTAGAGATTTCAGTAATTTCAGGACTAAAAAAATCATATAATATAGGCATGATTTTCGCAGTATTTTTAACATGCACATATTGTACAATATCTCCTCTTTGAACAAACACACCTAAATTAGTATAAACTGCTCTGTCTCCATTAAATAATTCTCTTACTTGTGCTGTATATTGAGTTCTTTCAACTTCTTTTAAATCATCCTTAGTCCATATATCAGAATGAAATCCTTTGTCATCTATCCATGCACATAAATATCCATTATTTCTAGCTTCCAATACTGTAACTTGATAGTTACTAATTAAATTAGGTCGAAACACATCTCCAGGTTGAAGTGATTTAGACTCATCCAAGTTTCTACTTCCAAGATGTCTATGGGTAAGAATTAGCTTGTCTTCTAGTTCTACATTTATATAGTTTTCTTTATTTTTTTCACTTTTAAGTCTAAAAATATCTCCAACGTTTTTGTGTCTCAGTCCGTAATTATATTTTTGTCTATTAGTTGGAATCATACTAATAACTCCTGTTTTAAGTAAATCAAACTGACTTAAAGGAGCATCACTTTCTTCTTCCATTTGGGTTAAAGCATCATTCAGATTTTTCCAAACATTTCCTGAGCTATCAGTACGTTTTGAACTAAATGCTCTTTCTAAAAAAGAATCCCATTCATAGAAGTGATGAACGGCACTATCGGTAAACTCTACAGAGTTCATTAAACTCGTAAACGTTTTAATCCATTCAGCCATATTAGGAGCTTTAGTTCTATCATATAATCCTCCTTTGCTTAATTGGTCAAATACAACCGGGCTAAGATTATGATGGTCTGCAACTACTACCATTGCTTGAGCAAACTGCCCGATACCATCAGAGTTCATATATAAGAATTGTTTGTTAGGATTTAAATAGTCCACTATCGAAGATAAAAAAGTAGAAAATGCTGAAGCCGCTTTATTAATATTGGTTACTCCATTTTCTAATGAGTAATCATAATGCTCGTCATACTTCATTACAAGCACTCTTTTAGAACTTTTAGAAGAATTAATAGCATCAGCTACTTTCATCAAAGCCGCTATTTTATTTTCGTATTCTTCATCAACATCGAGATTAAAGTCTGGGTTTATTTCGATTCTTGGATTATTAGTTCTTGCTCCAAGAGTTGCTTCTATATACTTCACTTTAGGATTAAAAATGAATTTTATTCCATTTTCGGTAAATTTACTTTGACTAGAAGAATGATTAAATTTCAATAAACGACTTGGGGCAGAAGTTAAACTTTCATCCATGTGTACATCTACATTTGGAATAAATAAAGTTTCAAACCCTTGTAAATCTTCTGCATTAGTAAAATCAAGTCTGTTAGTAGAAGCCTCTTGGATAAAATCTAATATTAATGTATTAACATCAAGTCTTCCTCTTCCAAACGTTGTATATGCACTTACAAGTTTTTCTTGCAATTCAGTTTCTTCCGTAGTAGAGTCTGAAAATTTTTCTACATACTTACTAATTTTATTTAAATTAGATATATCATAAACAAAAGCTGCAATTGGATTAGTCATTAGCAAAAGCCTTTGTCCTTTATTTGTAGGAAATAAATTAGTATCAAAAGCTCCATTAGGATTTAAGGCTGTAAGTCTAAGAATTAACATATCATCAGTGACAACATCTTCAGTTTCCATCTTTTCTACATTTAGGAAATCTATTCTAAATCTGTTTAAATCGTTAACAGATATAGAAGAATTTCCAAAATTTATAGATGCTGGAAATTCTTGTTTAACAGCAAGATTTTCTAAACTTTTAAATTGTATAGAATTCAAAGCTAAATCCCTGAAATAATCCCTATTTTTGTTTAATTTGATATTCTTAACTACTTCTCCGAATATATGATTACTAAGTGTGGTTTTAAGATTAATTATTTCAGGTCTGTCCGCATATCTTGCAGATTGTGTATAGTACAAGAGCCGTCTAAAAGCTGAATATTTATCTGGAATTTTTGAAAGTTCCTCTCTAAGTGCTGTTGGTTCTTCCATAATAGAATTATATATACTTTCTACTATTTTATATATCGCAGTCTGATTATCCAACAGTTGATTATGAGCATATACATAACTTAATGCGCCAAGAACTTTCGGCATATTATACATGTCATTCTTATTAAGAACAACTAAGTCTCTTTTGTTTCCAAGAAACACTTGTGTAGGAGAAGAGGAAATTAAAAAACTAAGTTTGTTGGACTTGCCTCTCTCCATTATAGTTTTAAATGCTGTTAAGAATTCTGAATGAGGAACGCCGGTTCTTTTGTAAATCTGAACAAGAGTATATGGATTAACGTTGCCCATTAAGTAGTCAGCAATGTAAGTATTTCTATCTGTAACATCTTCTGGAATTTCATCAACATTTTCTATTATATTTAAATCAGATTGATTCAACTCATCATTTAAACTTTCTAATTGACTAGCATAATTAGGGTCTTCAACAATCGCCTGTATAATATCGTTTAGAGACGAGGATTTGCTCATATCCACGTCTCTAAATTGATATTTTTGCTTGCCTATAGTTATTTGAATACAATTATTCATCGCAAGTTAATTTTACTTCTGCTTTATTATTTGAAATCAGATTTACAAGTTTTGAAATTAAATCATTCTTTGTTTCCGTACTAAATCTGGTAAATCCCTTTGTAAGGAAAGGCATCAACATTGTATTATTATCTAAGAACATTTCGACATTATTGGTTTGTCCAAATTCAGTTTCTCGTATAACTGTTTTCCCTTCTAATGGGTCATATTCTTTAGTAAATTTAGTTCCATTAGGCTCTCCTTTTTTAATGATTCTAATTAATAAATCATCATATCTATAATCTTCTCCTTCTATTAATCCTTCTGAATCATTATTGAGTACAGGGTTTAACTTTCCTTCATAGTCCATGAATTTAAGAAGTAAACTATTTTCAACCTCAATTCTTTCATTTTTGTCTTTTATATTCAAAGAATTTTCAAAGATTTTAGTTAGAGTATTATCTCCGAAATTATTCTTGCTAACAATTAAATTATATAAAAAGAACAGGTCTCCTAGAGTCATATCAGAATTAGGTAATGGTCTTGTATATTTAATTTCGTCGAATGCTTTTAAGTAATTAGAATATGCTATTTCATTGGCTTCGATTTCAAGATTACCTAAATCTATAGGAAGTTTATATAAGAAGTTAAACCCTCCATACTGGTTTTTAAAATATGTACTTGTAAGAGCTTGAATAAATTTATTATTTGAATTTATTCGCTTTTGGTCTGGAATAAACTCTTCCTCAAACCATAGTTTAAAAGTAGCTCTGTCAAATACATTTCCTAAGTCCAACGTTTTTCCAATAGACGGAACTGGAACAATTTTGCCTGTAGAGTTGTACATTTTCATTCCAGGAGTTAATGATATATTTCCAACTATATTAGATTTTAAGAACTTAATGATAATTGCATCGCTTATGAATCTATTAACTTCACTCATGTCCTTTTGAGTTAGTTGCACAATAGCTCTATCTTGTAATGCCTTTATGGTAAGTTCTTTTGCCAAATTATTTTTTACTGTATAAGCCCCTAATACTTTACTATCAACAGCTAAAGCTGTTAACATTTTACTAAAGTGAGGAACTGATGTAATGATATCTAGTATGTTAAACTTGTCCTTAGCCTGCTCATAATTATCAATCATTTGTTGTTTATACTCTTCATCCTGAATGAATTTTAATAAATCAAAATTTGTTGGTAAATACCCTTCATCGTCAGGATTTAATTTGTTTGAAGAGTTAAACTTTTTAAATTTTCCAGAAATAAATGACTCAAGTTGGTTTATATAGTTAATTTTATCTACTAATTTAGTTTTAATACCTTGATTTAAACTTCCAAATCGACCTAACCTAGTAAGTTCGTCAGAGCGTTCTTTTAAATCAAGAAGGACTTCCATATTATGAAGGTCTTTCTCTGTTAAAGTATTAAGTTCATCACGTCTATTTTTAAGTTCATCAATGTATCTCGAAAACAGAAGTCTCATTTTTTCAGGCCTTGTATCTCTGGAAGAAGGATTATAAACATCGAATTCCTCTGAGTACTCCGATTGTTCCCATTCAGCGTCGTTAAAATTATCAAACTCATCCATTATACTCTCGGCTTCTTCTCTCGATATTTTTTTCTTCCTCTGCTTCTTAGTTACTTTTAACAAGTTTGCTCCTGAATAAGCAGCTTCATGAATTGCATCAAGCAAATCCTTATTTTTAATTTTATTTAAGACTTCAAAGAAACTAGAACTATTTTTTATGAGTTCTTCGAGTTCCGATTTAAATTCTGGATATTTAACTAGTCTATTTAAAGTTTCCTCTCCCCAATCAAGTATTGATTGTTGATAAATAACAGGAATATAATTATCTGGATTAGCCATTTCGGTATAATACTGAACAGCTTTTTTTAGATTATTTCTTTTTCCGTTTATATACAGAATATCCTTTTTAGCTTTATTATTAGCCATTGTAACTGCTCGAGTAGTCATAAAATCGGACGCAGTCTTGAAATCTACACCAGTAGCTAATAGGTAAATATATACAGAAGCTAAATCTGGTCCAGCATTAATTTTTTCCAAAATAAGCTCTTTAGCATTATCTGTTGCTGCAGAAAGCAGTACAGAAATTGTCAAGAAAACATCTTCTTGAGGACCTCTCTTATAAATTTTTTCTGCGAGCTCTAATAATGCAGGATTGGTGTCTGATTTTATTGAAATATTAGGTAATGTAGGTGATTCTTTCAGCTCTATTAAATTTCCTTCATTATCATAAACATCGATTGTTCCAGTTCTTTTAGCAAGCTCATCCGGGTTAGCATCAGATGCCACTCCTTTTATATTATGGAATGTATACCTTCCAAGAGTGTCTTCCGTTGCAGAGTTTACTTTTTCGTTATAATAATTTAATAAAATTGAGAATACTTTAATTCCAGTCGCATATACACCAATACCATCCTTACCAATAGAGTTTTGATATTGTAAAATTATTCTGGCTCCAGGATTTTCATTAGAAACTAATTTACTAAATTGTCCAGAAGTAGAATTGTCTGCAGCTACTTGTGCGGGACCCATGGAAATAGGAGATGTAGCCGATACTACATTACGTACATCAGAGCCAATTCTCCATAAAGCATTGAAGATTTTATTTTTAATTGCTTCTTGATAATCATTTTCGCTTAGCTCATACAAACTATGCTGATTTAATAGTTCAATCACTTCCTCATCAAGTCCTTGTATCATCACAATGTTATTATTTCCGGAGGCTGGCAAATCGGTAGTTTCTCTCACCAAATCAACAAGTAACTTGTAAAGTTCTGGAGAAGTCATTATTTCTTCTGTTGATTTACCTAATAATTCATCGTAATTTCCTTCAAGAATGTACCCACTATTACCTTCTGTTAAGAAAAATCTTTTCCCAGATGGGAAAGGTAAATCATGAGACATATTTAGAGTTTCAGGACTTGTAAAATTAAATAAAGGACTCCAATTATAGTAAATACCTTGATTAGAAATACTTGCTCCCAGCATAAAAGCTTTATCAATATCCGTTTGACCTCATATCTTTCGATATAAGCCTGACTATATCTTCATCATCAGAAGATGATGTCTCGCACTTCGAGACCGTCTAATTGCATTTGTATAAATTCTTCCTTAGTAAAATCTTTTCTTATTTTATATAAAAGAGATGGAATAATAAAGGGCTTAATTATTTTAATAAACTTCTCACAATCCAATTCCGAACTGGATGCGATTGAGAAAGTTCCTTTCCCTTCTTTAAAAAGTCTAAAAGTTATATCCCACACTTCTTTAAAATACTGTATAATCATATTGGCAGTAATTTCATCAACACAGGTAGCTATCTTAATAGTATGCTGAATCGATGAACGTTGAGAAGATGTATTGACATTTATATGTCCATCATCCATATACCATATAGCTATACCAAGAGGTGTTAGCCAATTAAGTAATTTCCTACTCAAAGTTTTCTTTGGAACATATACAGTCCTTCTTAAAGCTTTAATTGTAGGATTAACTGACATTTGGGAATATAATACTTGTTTACCTTCGTTATACCCGGTTTTAGAAGTATATTCCTTTATTCCGTTATTCTTTATTCCTAGTTTATTTAATAAGTCTATCTTCCATTCCAAAAATTCTCTTTGGTAAATAGAATGACTTAATTTAAATACATAGTTACTAGAAATAGTGCCATCTCCAATTAGAAGGGCAATTAAAATACTCTTCTGTTCTTTACTAAGTTTTTTTACAATTTTTCTAGACATATTTCATTTAATAAATGGTTTATTACTAAATGAAAGTCTCTACTCCCTTTCGGGATAGTCGATGAACTTTCATCCTTTCAAAATACAAAGATAATGAATTGTTTGTCAATCGACAAGTCCATCATCGAAATATTTATCTAGGATGCTTAGATGCGGATTGCCCAATCTTAATCTTTTTTACTATACCGATAGTGATTAATTATCGCCATTAGATACATTACTGTTCTAATTTAGTAGATTAAGCTCTAAGGGGTTCCCCGTCAGTTCACGAGATTTAACGACTCCAATGTTTTTATAAGCTTTATGGTAGCTTAAAGGTGAAATTTTAATTTAAAGTCGGAACCTTGATACCAAATTTGTTCTACCGGAACATAACATATATTTGTTTCACTCTCAGTAAACATAGCAACCTTCATATTCATAAAAGACTGCATAGACTGAGAAGGAATACGTGCTACAATGAATTTAATAGCTTCTTCCCATGAAGTAAACATATCCTGAGCAGATTTCTTTATTCTATTATTAAGAGCCATTTGAGAATTGGCATTTATTTGTTGAGCTAAAGCATCCTTTTCTAATTCAGAACTTGCTGATTTTAATTGCTCTTCCCAAGTTTCTAGCGCACTTTTATCTTCTAATGCAGTAAAGATAGATGATGCTTGTAATGGAAATAGAGTTGCGATATTACTTCCAGTATAATTATATATTACATTACTATATAGCTTGGATTTATCGATGGCTTTTAAAGTGTCGAGATTAGAAGTCACAAGAACTTTTCTGCTTTTTCCAGCCGAAGTAATGTATGTGTAAAATTTGTCTTCATTACTAATTTTATATCCTATTTCTCCGTCGACTAATACATAATCATTTCCATTTACTGTACCTTTGTCAATTGATTGGTCTTCAACAAGAATTCCTGATTTAATCAATGATTCGATTCTAGCTCTAGATTCTGGGTTATTATTCAACATTACATGAAGATGCTCTTTGTTATTCTTTACAAAGTACATATCGTAGTTTCTTGAGCTCATATCGGTCTCTATGTTTTCTCTTTGTCTTCTTTCGAAAAATTCTGGACCTTGAGCTGCAATTTCATCGAGAGAATCACCTATTCTCAACCCAAACTTAGATGCAGTATTTTTACCAATAGCTAACTCATTAGCGTCAAATCTATCATTGGCTACTTCAGCAAAGATAGCATCAGTAGTTCTGTATGCTACAGGAATTCTAAATTTACCGTTAGATAAGTCCATCAAGTCTTCGTTGATAAGGTCACGAAGATAATTATTGATTGTATCTTTATTCTCTGTTAATTTTAATGTATGTCCGAATTTTTGGTTAACTCTTTCTACAACTTCATTCCAAGCAGTATTTAAATTTGGGTCTGATTCTATTAAGGTTTTCCAATTTTTATCACTTAAAACCCATGATAATCTGGAAGTGTCTAAATCATAAGCATCGAAAGTAGTAATACCCCTTGAAGCAAAACCATCCACTAACGTGATAATATGATTAGCGGAGCGAAGATTTCTTCCTTTAGAACCTAACAATTTAACTGTAGTTATATTGGAAAGTCTTAAATCTTTTAAGTCCAATAGTCCTATTTGTCCAGGTTTATTGTTTCTATAATTCATAACCTGAACAGGGGATTCCCTTCCTATTTGAATCCAGTCTCCGGCTCTTACTTCACCAATATCCACACTCTTGTCCATCGCTCTAAATAGAGCATCTCTTTCTTCCGGAGTAGCTACTTTATCTAAAATATCAGTGTATTTCCAAACTCCCCCTGCAGGATTATCATAAACAGTTACAACATCGTGAGAAGGATTAAGAATAGCTTGTAATCCACTATATTTACGTTTAATGATGTCTCTATTTATACCATTAGTAAATCCATTAGTAAAAATTCCAAAGATATTATTATCATCAAACGGAATCTTATATTGCATCTGACTCAAACTTTTATCGCTAAGAATATCTTCTTTTACTAAATCCAAGTATGCAGAAGCAAGACCTAATCTATCGGTATCTCCTCCAAATGTCTTTAAAAGGTTTCTTCCAAGAATTTTGTAAACTCTGGTCTTATCTTCTTCACTGTTTAAATCAAAATCATATTGTTGTAAACCCTTGGCAATTACTCTACCTATATCCTCATATACTTGATTAGCAAGTTCATGACTAGCACTCATTTGTTCGAGTGCCGAAATTACTTGAGTCATTTCAGATACTTCTGATTCGTCAACTGCATGTTCTGCATTTAGCTGTATTCCGACATAATCAGGTTTAATAGTAATATAAGTAAGCAAAGAACGTTGTTTTCCCTTAGTGGTATTATCTAAAATATCTCCTAGATAATATCTTCCTACATCAACAGTTCTATCAGAAAGCTTGCTTATATAAGTATCAATTCCCCTTTTCCAATCTTTAGTATTCTCATCGTCTGTTTCCCCTCGATTTCTACTTCTTTCAACAAATTCTTCTTCTTTAATATTAAGAACTCTATCAATTTGTTCAAGTTTTCCAACTTCATCTAAGGCTTTAAGAAGTACTTGGTCAGAAAAGAAAAATCTTTTATTTTCCGAATTAGCTCTAGCTTTTGCAGTTTCATAAAGTCCTAACAAATACTGTTTATATTCTTCAGGAGCCTCTTTTTTATAGTCTCTGCGGGTTTGACCTTCTTGTAATCTTTCGTCGATAAATCTTTTTATTGCATCTCCATAATCATCGTCAAAAGATATAAAGGAATCATGCCTAGCCTTTAAATAAGATTTACCAATGGCTGGATGTCCATAGACTATTCTATCAGAATCTAATAAAGTTGGAATATTAGGGTTATATCCATTTTTAAATAAACTTCCTGGATTTAAATTAGCCATTCCGTTTTTCACTGCTCCTGCTGTTGCTAAATAAGCAATATCGGAGAACTTCATTGGCTGATAATAAGTATTTTGAGAAACATCTGTTTCCTGAGTTGTAGCTGGAGAAATTTGAATTCTATAACCACGTAGTTTGGCTTCCGCTATTAATGGGTTTTGATTATAAGTGTTTCTATCAAACGCTACCAAATTTCCCACCTCTGTAATTTTATCAAGAGATGCTTCCGAATATTTAATTTGCCCATTTTCTATTTGTGCAGAAAATTCTCCGCCTAAAGCCATCCATAAATCGTAATTAGAACTAATGTCTTTAGTAATTTTTTCTGTAACTTCCTTACCATCAATAAAAATTGGATTTCCACGACTATTTAACTGAACCCTTTCAATAGTATACTGATTGTTTAGCTTACCATTTTCATCGAATCCTAATTTATAATTCTTAGTAATATTTCTTATTTTCCAATATTTAAGAGTATTTATATCTCTATAAATCATTCCATTATAAGAAATTTTTCTTCCATTTCTATCAACTGTAATATCAAGATTTGGAATATCCCAAGGATTATCTGCCATTTGTTTCATAAGAGAATTACCAATAATAGCACCTGTCTGTGCATTTCTCATGTACTCATTAGTAACAGCGAAGGTAGCACATTTTAATAGTCCTGAAGACAAGTATCTAGACATAGAAAAGTATCCTAGAGGTTTTCTATGAATTGGACTCATTTCGATTTCTTCAAGAGAATTCTGTTCATATCTTGCAATCATAGGGTGTAGAAAGATGCCACCGTCAAATTGTTTAGCACCATCACTATCTCCTTGTATATTAAATACTGGAGTAGATAAGTCTTCTATAACAGCTAACTTATATCTTTCAGGAATTCCAGTGATTTTTCCCTTAATGAAAGGGTGGATTGTTGCTCCAACTACTACACCACGTTTATACATCGCTGTAGTACGTGCGGCTTCTTCTACCAGTTTATTTAAAGTGGGAGCTTCATTGCTTGTAGTGGCTCCTTTAGCTGGATGTAAAAATGGTAATCCAATGGTAGCTGTATTATAATTATCACTTACTAAATTGTCTAAAGATTTGAACGAGTTAAGTTCAGGATTTAAGTATACTTCATAATTTGAATCTGCAGCCTTATCCATTAAGTCTACATTATCCACAATATCGTACTTTTTCCCATTTTTCTTAAGAACATAGTAATTATTTAATCTCTGAGCTCTACTGTCTACCCAGATATTTTGATAAGTCACTTGGTCATCAGAAGTAAGTTTCAGTTTATCAAATAAAACTTGCTTCGATTGAGGTGTTAATTTGTTGATGAAGTCCGATTGAAGAGCTGACATATCTATATTGTTTGTTAATGTCTTAATTTCAGAACCGTTCTCATCATATAAATCAAATTTAACATCACTCATTTTTAATGTTAATGCATATAATTTATCCTCTGCTTTCTTTTTGTTCCAATAAGAATCGGGAATATTATTTACAGTAGACTTATTAGAAGGGTCTCTTAGAGAATAATTCTTTATATTTTCTAATAAAGTAGTGTTAAATTGTATTCCTTTTTTAGTTTTGCTATAATGAACTTCCGGAAGAATCTCAATATCATATCCAGATTTTTGGATATTTAAAATTGCCTGATGTATTCTTCTTTCATCGAGTTTAGAAAGTAAAGGAATAAAATCTTCTAAAGTTAACTTTTCCTTATAATCATAAACTGTTAGAATATCGTCTCCGATAAATTCTTTAGTTTCTTCAAACAAGGGTTTCATTTCCGAAGGTAAAGCTTCGTACTCAGCAACAGTAATTCCCACACTATGTTCGTCAGGAATAATTAATTGGGTGGCTAAAAATAGAAGCTTGTAGTCGCTAATCAGCTGTCTTGATAAGCCCTCATACATTCCATGTAGTGTAGAGAATCTTAGTTGATTAAGTTCGTCTGCCGACATTTCTCCAAGACTCTTATTAGTAAATACCTCATTACCGTAGATATCCCTATAAGTAAATTTGGCATCCATGTCTATCAATTTAACCCAAATATTAGATTTGTCTGAATATGTTGTAGGTTGAATTGCAACCATTCCGGCAAGTTCGTTAGACTGTCTGTCAGCAATATTTTTATTTCTTGGTTGTAAATAATCAAAAACAAATTGAGAGTATAACAACTCGTTGGCCTGCATTTTAAAAATATTTTTTGTTTGACCTTCTGAGTTGGTAAAATCTGTTTTTAATGCAGTTCCTTTTAGTAATCCATCAACAGTGATAAATAAGTTGGAATTCATAGGATGTTCTGGTTCCAACGCTGCTTGCTCTCTTACATCATTTAATATATAGGCATCATCATTACCTGCACTCGTTAAACGATACTTAGGGAGATTGTTTCCCTCTGCATTTTTTACATAGCTTTTAGTAGTGTCTCTATTATTAGCAGCTATTGTTCTACCGAGAGCCTTTAAACCTGACAGAGAGCTTAAAATACCTCCAATTCTAGGAGATTCTAGATTAGGTTCGTAATAAACCTTAGATTTACTTCCTTCAGGTAACACTGCAGAAAATTCTCCTTCTAGTAATTCCTTAACGGTGTTACCTGTTGTCTTTGCTCTGTTTTGTATTTCTGCACTAATAATAGTAGCCACAGCCACATTGACAAATCCTTTTAAATCTTCATTGTTGTTAATTTCAACTGCAGTTTCTAAAAAAGTAGAATCAATTGGCCTTTCTAAAACATCCCATAAGAAATCGCTCCAGCCTTGCTTGTTTCCAAGTATATCAGATTTAAAATCTTGTACTAAGCTTCCATTTCTTGTAAGATTTTGAGATGTAAGATTAAAGTTATAATTAGCCCCTCCAACATTAAAGTCAACACTTACAACTTGGTTGTATTGGTCTTCGTTTACAGAAATCCCATGGTCTGCAAACATACTAATATAATTGTCAAACTTACTTTGAATCATTAAGTGTTTTTCCAAGTCAGACTGTTTTTGAGAAATGGCTTCACTATCAAGGTAACTTACTACGTATGCTCCCGTATCTGTGTTATATTTATATTGCAAATAACTTACTGGAGAGGTTTTATTAATATGATTTAAAATCATAGAATAAATATTCATCTGGTCTGGAGATGTAATACTACTTTCTAACGCAGCTAAACTGGAAGGATTATTTTTATTAAAAATATAATGATATATACTATTAAATGCAGGATATAATGTAGCATCATTTCCAGTAAAATAAGTACGCCTATTGTTATAAGCTATTTTTACAATCTCTTTTATAGCTTCTCTTGGATTATTTCTAATTTCTCTAGTGATTCCATCATTAGATTCAGAAATATTTCTAAAAATTCTAATTAAAGATTGAAAAGTTTTGAACTCTACAAATTGTCCAGTAGGAGTCCCGTTAGAGTCCAATATAGGTAAAGAATTAATAAATAATTGAACAGCGCCATTAACATGTTCATTCATGTCTTGAAGTTCATTGTTATAATCTTGTTTAATATGCTTTCCTAAGTTGTAAGTATATTTATATCCAGCTCTAGGTTCAACATGCCCTCCCGTAAATCCTCTAGCAACCTGAATTAAATCTTTGCTATGTTTATAAAGGAAGTTATCGAAGTTAGTAAGCATAACAAATTTATTATACGCATTGATGATATTTATATCATCAGATTTAAATATACCTTCAATTGTGTAAGGATAGAAGAATATTCTAGCATTATCAATTAATTTGTTATATTCATCTACCTGAAATGTTTCTCCAATATACATTGAAGTAGTCGGTTGTCCTAAATCCTTAGCTAAGGATTGGAACAATTCATTTTTATAATTTCTAATTGAAGTATTTAATTCTCTTGTGGTAGACACTAACTCAGGTCCATTTTTTCCGTTATAATTAACAAATGAGAACCGAACAATATCATTTTGATAAAGTCTAATAAATCTTTCCTGGTCATTTATATTATCAAATACTGTACTCAATCCATCTCTCAACGATGGAATTGGAGCTTGTGGAAAGTCGTTAGCCTCTGGAGCTATATTTTTTGAATCTTCATTTATTGACACTTCATTCCAATTTTCTGTAACGAAAGTTTCTACATCGCTTACATTATCTGCAAATTCCATTGCTCCCTCATAACTCTCGGAATCGTAAGTAATGAGTTCTTTAATAATCATTTGCAAACTTTGATTAGATGGAACGACAGCACAATCATCTTTTAAATAGTTTAAGGCAGAAGAGATAAATTCTCTCCTACCTTCAACTGTTCCTAATAAATCGTCTGGAAGAGTTTCAAATGCTGCATCGTATGCAGCTCCTATCTCTTCTAGAGATGGTAATGTTTTACAATTTGCCATTAACAATTAGATTTTCCGTCTCTATCATTAACATATTCTGTTCTTAAAGAGGTGAACATGTTAGATATAGCTTTTAGTTCCGGTGTAATTTCCAATCCTGTTACTTGTTCTACAATATCTAAAAATCCTGCTTCCTTGCTTGCAAATCCTCTGTTAATAATCTCATCCAATTGTTTAGGATTAAATGAATTTAGAGTATTTGCAATCTTAGCGGATTTGTTATAGGTAATAAGTTCCTTTTTACTAAGTTTAGTAATATCTACAGTTTTTGTTCCTTCATTTATGGCATCTTGAATACCTTTAGTGAATATACTTTTATATTTTTCTAATTCTTGTTCTGTATTTTGAATAATTTCATCTTGAGTAACAGATATCTCTTCAATTCCTAGGTTTCCATCATACGAATATGTATAAGTATAACCATTTACCTTAATAGAGAATGTTTCATCAGATTCATTATACTTAATATCCTCTGGGTTTAACATAACTGAGCTTATATCTGTTCCAGCAAGTAGTTCATTCTTAGTGATAAAATTAGATAATGTAACTTCGCTATCCACATCTGTAACCACTTCAGAATCTCCGGACAGAGAATATGTAGGGGATACAGAAACAATGCCGTTTAAATTTACGAAAAGTCGTCTAGGCATTACTCTTAAGTTTTCTCGTATTTTAGATGCCAATTGAGTTTTATAAGATGCTATCTTTTCCTCTAGAGTATTTCCAGTAGGAACTATATTTGAATCAATAGCAGCATTAACCACTCCTAAAATTTCATCTTTCTGCAAAGATACATTATTTTCTATAGAACTCCTAATAGATTCTTGTAAATTTTTATTAGCGTTGTCTAATGCATTGTTATCTTCTAATTCCTGAGAAGTTGAGTTTTTGACGACAACTTCTGGAGTTCCTTCCGCAACAATCTCTGGAGATTTATTTACTTCAAACTCTGCACTCGTATCTACTGCATCATAGTTAACATAATAATTAGGAGCTTGTATTGGACCATCAAAATACAAATCTACATCGCGTAACGGAGATATAAAGTATCCATTTTGAGGTTCTTTTACACTCGAAGAATCCAAACCATTAGTCCATACACCAAATTTGTAAAGACCTGCGTAATCAATAGCATTTTGGAATACTGACCATTTACCACTATCTCTTACACCTAAATGATTAAATAGTAACCTTCTAATTACTGAACTAGATGAAGTAAATCCTGCCATTAATCCTTTTCTGATAATAGGAATTAAAGCTCCAGTAGTATTAATTGCATATTCACTTAGCATAGTCTGTAATTCTATAAAAGTATTTACAGCAGAGGTTTTGGCTGTTTGATTAAAATTCTCAGAGCCTGTTCTATAAACGTCTGGAATTTCAGGGGAACTATAGATGTCGTTGTTTGGGTCAGTTAATTTTTCAAGTAGCTTAGTCATGTTTCTATGTTCTCCTGCCAATCCATTTAAAATTTTAACTATACCAGAATCGACAGCTTTATGTTTGGTTATTAAACCTATATCTTCAAATAATTCAATAACAGCTTCTGGGGAGACGGGTTGAGTGCGATATTCTGATATACTTTTTATAGTATATGGATTACTCTCAGTATTACTTTCATCAGTTTTCTTTACATTCTTGTATCTTCCAACAATTTTAGTTGTAGAGTTAAATAATTTACCAACCTTCAATTGTGGAAATTGAGTTTCTAAATCATCAAAGATGTCTTTAATAGAGTCCTTAATTTTATTTAACTCTATCTCATCTACTTTTCCATCAGTTCCTACAGCAATAGGAGATTTAACCCAATCGGCTTCTTCAGGAAGAACTAAAGAATCATTGAAAGTCTTTATTCTCGCATTATATTTTTCTACTTCTTCAACTGTAGCAGCTTGTAATGCAGCAAGACTGTAAAGAAATCTGGCAGCCTCTACAGGTCTAGCAAGTCGTCCAAATTCCCCAACTCCGTAAATTTTTCCACCTTGTCGACCTTCTTCCATATTACTCCATTCACTAAAAAACTCTCTTATAGTAAGACCTCTCATATTTAAAGCAGCTTTACTCACTCCAAATACTACATCTCTTGGAGGTCTCTTTTCTTCTGTATTTTGATAAGATAGAATAGTGGAAATCTTTTCAGAGTGCTTTCCAAGTAATTCCCCGGGACTCTGTCCCCACAAATCGTCAGATACAAATACGACTGGATATCCTTTAGTAACAGATTTTTTTCCTAAACCTCTATCTTGGTCTGCATCATAATAAATTTGACTAAATTGTAATTCAGGATGTGAATACTTAGTCTTATCTAAGGTGTTACCTCTGTTAAATTTCTTTCTAACTTCCGGTTTCCATTTATACCCAGACCCATATATATTTTGTCCGTAAGATATGTTAGTTTTAATTGCGTCGAAATCAGAAAGTCTATAGTAAACTTGACCCTTAGTATCTATCTTAGAAGATAAAGTCTTTTTATCTTTAAGTATATCAACTAAGCTTTTATACTCTGAATTTTCTATAATTTTATTAAAGTCTGAAGTAGAACCTAAAGTAATATCCAAATTTCCTTTATCAGTGGGAAGTTGAAAAACTATCCTTCCAAATAAAGTATCCTGTTTTAAAGGTTCGAAATTTTCTACATTATAAGCATTATCATATCCAGGCTTAAATTTGGTAATTTTAAATAGAAAGTTTCCTTTTAAAACTGCAGTCTTAAAAGCTAATAGTTTAGATTTAGAATCCCCATCGAAATATCTTTCAATAAAAGGTCTGAGTATTCTATAATAGTCACTTGCAGGAGCTAGCTTAGTGCTTAATAACTGATTCATTTCAGTTTTTTTTCTCATAAATAATGAGCGTATATAAGCAAGTGATTTTAACAAATCAACATCATGTGCTCCATAAAGTGTCATATTCCTTATATCCTCTAACGTCTTTCCGTTGATAAATTCAGAAAATCCTTGTAAATCCTCTGAAATGTCGTTGGTAATAGGAAGTGTTGAAACAACTCCGTTATCCTCAATATTTAACGCTAAATGATTATAAAAGGAATTCATCTGAAAAGTTACTGCTTTCAATCCAGGATTTCCTTTCTTGTCCCCTTTAATTGCATTTATTTCTTCGTTCTCTATCTTAACCGCAGCTCTCTCATCCGCCTCTTTAGCTTCAATTCGATTAACAGCTTCTTGTTCATCGGCTTTATCTATTATAGGTTCTATTCTGTTAGAAGATTCTGGATTAATCGGAATTTCGGTTACTGTAGGAGCAATGTTATTATCTCCAGTAATTTCTTCTTCAGATTCTGTTTTCTCCTCAGCCTTACCCTTGAGTATCTCTAACATAGTGTTTTTATAATTAGAGATGTCCTCTTGTTTAAGTTCAGAAGTACTTGTAGTATTAGCTTTATCTGCTTTATTTACTATATTTCTATCTTTTTTAATTACTATGTTTCCGTCAGAAGAACGGCTCATTAAAGTATAGAAATATCGTAAATTACCAGGAAAAGCATTAGGACTGTTGAGGTTTGCCCATTCAACATCTACAATCGTATATTTAAACTCAGAACCTTGAACATCATGAGAATCTTTAACTACGACTTGTCCTGGGTAAGCATCCTCTAGTTTTTTAAACACCGTAGTTCTAAACTCAGAAAGTGTATTGTCAGTAATTAGAGCTAATCTTTCTCCTTCTTTTAGACCTTTAGCTAGTTTTCTAAGATAGCTTTCTGTCAATTCTGAAAGATTAGAAAGCTTGTCCCCGTGTATAGTTACAATTCCATCCTCTTCGTTTTCATAGTATTTTAAAACTGTTTTAGATTTCAGTTCTCTCATAAGAGAATCTATACGAAGTGGAGTATTTGTACGAGCAGAAGCTTCTAGCATATCAAGTAGAACACTTAACAATCCTCCTATTTTGCTTAAGTTATCTTTCTTATGAATATTATTTGCTCTAATACTTGCCATTAAAGTTGGGGTATTTAAAAATACTCCGCCTAAATCAATATCAACATGAGATTTCTTATTTATAGCCCCTTCTTGTTTGTTGTCTCCAATTGCAAATATAACCATCTTCTTTCCGTCTGGTAAAAACCTATTCAAACTTGCAAGAGCTTGAATTTCCATTCCGGTAAAGTGAGTATATTCATCTATAAATAATACATCTGGAATCGCAGCAACATTCACATCTTCTTTTGTTAAAAAGTCCTGATTAAATATTGAATACTTTCCATTCTTTAAATATTTAGCTCTATCTAAATCGGCAAGATTGGTTTCGGGATTTCTGAGTTCGGCAATAGCGTCTCTCATTTTATTCCATCCGCTTTCAGTTAATAAAGCCTTAAATAATTGAAGTCTGTCATAGCTTTTACTTTCTCCTAAAGTTATAGCAAGTCTTTCTGCAACATCTTCTGCAGAACCTGCTATCATAACTTTGGCTTCAGGATTGTCTACTTTTATCATATTGTATGCGGTTAATGCTACTCCAGTAGACTTACCAGTTCCTGCCCCTCCAAGTAAGGTAATTAAGTTTTTAGTAATCGTATTATTTTCTTCCCAAGATTTATCTTGAAAAGGTTTAAAATCATTTACTTTTTCTAAAAACTCATTAAACACATCTGGATTTTTGTATAAAGCAAACATTTCTTGAACACTCAGCATTTGATTAAAGAATGGAGCGTGCAATTTATTATTTAAAATGGCTTGTTTTAAAGTTCCTTGCAAGTATTCCGGCTCAACAGCCATCATAGTTATTAAATACTGAGCTAAATCCAATTCATTCAAATCAGAATAAGTGGAATTACTCTTTATTTTAGTAGATTGAGCATTGTTGAAGTCTACTACTTGTCCACTTGCCAGTTGAGAAATAATTTCTTCTTTCTGGTCAGAAGATAAATTAGCAAATTTATCAAATATTTGTTTGTGAACTTTTAGTAATATTTCGTTAGATATAGAAATTGCAGAAACATCACTTTTTCCACTATTAATAATATCGTTTGCAGTGGCTATTTCATCTCCTGTAAGAAAATCCTCCGTAATAAAACTTTGCTTGTTTTTATTATCGTCAGTATATGTAATAGTTTTGAACTTAGATAGAGGAGAACTTTCGTCGACGTTTCCACTAAAAATCAGTGCATACATACTATTAATTCTACTCATAGTTTTGTTGCTGTCTGCAGTTTTGCTTAAACTATTCATATCAGATATAGAAACAAGCCAAGAAATTTTCTGTTGCAAATTATCAAGTTCTTTTCTAATTAATACAACTTCTTCAGAGGTTAATGGAATATCTTCTATCATTCCATTATTTCTTTTATATTGATTAGACATATCGACAAAATCTGTACCTTGTACAAGGTAAGGTAATATGGATTCATTAAGGACTGTAATTGCTGCAGAAGCTACTTGTAGTTGGTCTCTTGTAAGACTATTACTAATAACATAATCGCTTAAGTTATTTAATCCAGAATAATTACCTTCTTCATCCCTAATCAACTTAAATACATCTTCTCCAGATATATTTTGAGATAAAGTAGAAAGCATTTCCCACATAGGATTATTAACTATGCTCGATTGAGACAATTTATCAACTTCTCCAATTAATGCAATTCTATCACCGTCAAATCCGAGATATTCGAGTAATAATTCATTGAATTTTTTATAGTCACTATTCTTTTTTAAACTTTCTTTAGCGTTCAAAGAATCCATTGAAAGATTTCCGTCAGATAATATTCCTCCTACTAAAACATCGGAAGCCTCGCCTTTAAATTCAGTATAGAACATATCTCGGAAGGCTTCTTGTAACTGTTCTTGAGTTAAAGCATAATTTCCATCAGGACTTTCGAATATGTAGTACAATCCGGTGTAATTTGGATTTTCAGTTTTTAATTTATCGAAGTCAATATCCTGGACATCATCTGGAGACACTTCATCATTAGTTCCTAAATAAGTGGACTCTTGTTGGATTCTACCATACTCGTCTTCAATAGTAAATCCTTTTAAAGATTCCATACTCGCCCTCTCCGAGATATGTCTTATAAAATTCTCAGGATTAAATTTATTATATCCACTTTTTACAGAATCAATTATCGTCTTAATTTCATTGTCGATAAACCCTGATTGCGCTACCAGATTTTTTATGGATTCGAACAATACTTGAAGTTCACCAGTTCTTCTCTGATTAAGAATAGGGTCAACCCCAACTGCCATATTATGGTTCATGGAATTAACTATCTTAGTCAATTGATGTTTATAAGCATGACCCATTTTATTAGTGTTATCTCCAGTTTTCCATATTTCTCTGGTTAAATATGCGTCTACAATTTCACTTTTTTCGGTAGGGCTAAGAGCATACTCTCTAGGATTAAGATTATTATCTGTAATAATTTGGTCGTCTGTTCTTCCAGCTCTAACTTCGTCCTTAAACGTTACAATTTCATCTTCGGACAATTTACTAATTCCTTGCGAGGCATTTAATTGTTCTACTACATTATAGAATTGTTTTTTCATCGTAGAGACTTTAGAATCTCTGTATCTCAATATAGCGGGAGAAACTTCAGATTTCATATTTCTCCACATTTCAAATCCCAAGTTAAATTTGTCCGCTTCTCCTAACTTGATATATCCCTCGTAAGCTTTTTCAATATCCCTTTTTTGTTCTTCTGTGGCAGTAGAATAATTGATGCCTTTAGCATATTTTGCATATGAATAAATATCAGGAGCAACAAATGGATTACTTAAGCTTCTACTTAATCTAAAAGCTATTTTTTCTACATATTCTCCATTCTTTTTTCCAGATATAATATCATCGAGCTTTTGTTTAAATTCCTCTTGTTTTCTCTTAGCTGTTCCAGTATCTTCATTTTCTCCTACAGAACGTAACTCTACGGTAGCATCAATGTATCCTTTTAATTGTTCTCTGAAATCCCATAAAATATCCTCTCCGGCTCCAGTTTGAGCAAGTTTAGCAAGTCTAGAGTCTTTCATTAGCGCGTTATCGATTATTTCTGAATCCTTCATATTATAGCCTTCAGCATTAATGATAGAATCTATAGAATTCAAATAACTAATCAGATAATTACCTATTACATTGTTTTGACTTTCCTCCCTGGTTTTAGCCACATCGTAATATACTTGCCCGTCATTAGTTTTATTAGTTATTAAATTCATAGATAAAGTAGTAGAACCAAGTTCTCCTTTATCCATTGCTTTTTTTATATATTCAATGGATTTTTTTACTCCATTATTTCTAATGGTAGTTGCTATATCCATTGCTAAAGATTCTGGTATTTTCTTCTGAACTTCCTGAATTCCATCTCTAAGATTTTCCATCTTAGTTATTGCAGGGAAAATAGCTCCACCTACAGCTCCACCTAAAGCAGACATGAAATATCTCTCTAGAGGACTACTAGCCATGAAGCTATAATGTCCTTTTTTAGGAGTCCATCCAAGTTGATTAAAAGCCCAATCGAGCTTATTGCTAGCCTCAAATATAGCATCCTGTAATGCTTCTTCAGAGACCTCTTCTACTGATTCTTTTAGGGAGTTAGCAATCCACCCCTCGGGGTCTGAAACTACATGTTTTTCATAGAAGTCTTTGAATTTAGTTCCTAAACTCTTTATCCATTTCAGTTTTCCTGCATTAGACGCTGCTCCAGCGCCCTTTTCAACTAAATCTAGCTGAGGTTTTAATTCGTTAATAAATCCTTTTACAATTCTTTTATTAGCTTGTTTTAACTCGTCTAATCCAAGACCACTTAATGCAACTTCTCCGAGAGAAGTATTAAATAGTTTGTTAAATCCATAAAGAGCAGCTCCCATTCCAATTGCTGTAGTAGCATCACTAAAACCATTCTCTTTAAATGTATCATACATGTCTTTTGTTTGAGTCATAGCCATGTAGAATTGAGAGCTGTTTTTAGCAAATTTACTAACGGCAAGTTGAGAATCAGTTAATATATTTAGCAAATCATTATCCACTAAATTTTTATAATCGGGAGCAACATCACCATCAGCAATTGCCTGTCTCAATGTTTTTCCATATTTCCTCACATAATCAGATTCGTGAGAATCTACAAATGCTTTAGCTTTTCGCGCAGCTCCTCCATCCCATCCAATCCATTGGGGAATTTTAGCAATAGAACGTTGCTGATATAATTGCCCTACTACATCACTAATTAACGTAGCAAATTGTTCGTAATTAAACATTCCTTGACTACCCTCATCGCTTGTAGAAGAATCAAATTTTCTCACAAACGCATCTGTCTTATTAAGTAACTTCCATACTCCGGGTCTATCCTCCGCATCACTGTCAGAGACTGTGTCTATTAAAGTTTTTCCAAATACAGAAAGAGCTTGTCCAAAGTACATAGCACCAGTAGCAATTCCATAAGCTTGTCCGACGTATGGAACTAGCATAGGAGCAACCGTTGCCGCAAGTTTTAAAGTAGTTCCAAGAGCACTTTTTTCAACTCCATCCGAAGCTAAAAAATTGTATTTTTCCCACTTAGAACCGGTAGAAGTAAGAGTATCTGTCCAATGCAAAAAATTTTTACCTGCAGCGTCTCTATCTCCTAAGGTTTCATAGTAGGGCATTCCATTAGCATTAAGTTTATAATCTCCTTTGTAGTGTTTAATTTTTCTTCCTTCTGCATCTTCGTGAAATCCATCCTCTTCCCATCTGGCTTCTACTAATGGGTCAATGAACATAAAATCGAAGAATCCACTTTTATCATCGTCATCTGGAGTCCAATCTAATTCTTTTCCAGATTTAGTATCGAATACTCTTTGCGTTTGCGCAGCTTGTCTCATGGATAAAGTTCCAATCCCTTCTCCAAACAATCCATTTAATCCTTGAGATTTTAATGTAGGATTAGATACTTTTTGTACAACAAACAATGGAGTACGAGTTGCTGATTCACTATCAGAAAAAATATCTAAAGGACTTGTAACTAACTTGTGAAGAAATTTGTCCTCTAAATCGTCTTGCACAAATGTATTATAAGTTCGATTAGCACTATCGTAGAATTGGTCAAACGCTTTTTTATCAAAGTTACCTTCAGAATCTTTAAACTGTTCTTGAACAGCAGGGATATCTAAATAAGAATCCCTACTTCCCAAGGTAGTATTAGAAGCATCAAGACCTGCTGCCTTAAAATTTGCAAAATCTTTGTCTGGGTTGTAAAGTATTGTTGCTAACCAATCGTTTTGTTGTTCATTATTCATTGTTACTTATTAAAATTTGTAGGTCCCATAGGTTTGAAATTACTTTGTATCTGACCTCGTTGTTGAACTCGTCTTGCATCAAACATAGGTTTAGGAAGATTTATATTTCCAGTTCTTGTTGCAACACTGATTCTATCTCCCGCAAGAGGCATTAATATTGTTCCTCTAAACATATCTGAAGTATTTCCTAACCATTCCCATTCATACCATGAATCTATTTTGTTGTGTCCTTTCTTTCCGGCATTCTTCTCTGGATTATTAAGAACCTCCATCATATGTTTTTTCCAACTAGCTTCTTCATCTCCTCTAAGTTTATCGACAGCTTTATTTTGGTCAGTGACTATACCACCAATAGTTGCAGTAGTATCAGGAGCGACTCCTGTCATTGCTAAGAACGGACGAAGAAGTCCTTGTTCTCCTGCAGTTCTTGGGTCATTCATAACATTCCAGTATTGTTCTATACCCTCTGCTTTATATGCTTGACGTCTTTCTAAATCGGAAACATTTCCCTTTCTCGAAAGACTATCTTCTACCCTTTTAATAGTATCTAATAAAGCATAGTTAGGAGCAATTCCTCCGTTGGAAGTTTCTGTATATGGAAGCCATACTTGAGCAACACCTTCTGCAGGGTCTACTATTACACTGCTCGCCGCAGTAGGGTCTACTTTATCTGAACCAAAATATATTGAGTTTTGTAAAATTAAAGAATCAAAACCAGATTTTTGTAATAGAGAAGCTAATGTGTCTGAACCTATACTTTTTCCGGTTTCCACATCTTGTGGAGCTGTCCACCAATTAGATTGAGGAGCAACGAGCTGATAATTAGAATGAGGATTTAATATAAAATCTTTTTGTTGAGTCGCAATTCCACTAGCAATAGCATCAAGTTGTTTTAATTCTCCTCTACCTCCACTGCCATCATCCCCAGTTCCATTTGCATCCTTTGTGAGTTTATCTTCAAAATTGAGTTTAAAATCAACTGTATTATCTAATTGACTAGTAACCATTGTAGTAATTAAGTCTAAAGCTCCCCTTCTAGGATTATCTTTGTTTCCTGACTTAAGCTCAAGTAGCGTCATTGCATTAGTATCTAATGTACTTGCTATATACTTGACTGCATCAGCAGCTTGTTGCATTTGACTTTTACTAAGAAGTCCAGTTTTGTAAATTCCATCCAATCCAAGTCCCGACAAATCAGCACCTTCATTTACTAACTGTTGCAAATGCTCTAAACCCTGGAGAATCTTATCTCCTTTCTTATGAGCATAGCCCTCTTTAGAAACGGTTGTACTTCCTATTTTAGTAATAGTATCTTGAATAGCTTTATTTATAGCAGACATTCCGATTCCATTTTTTACTACATTGAAAACTTCATTTTTTCCTGCCATTTGGTCATTATGAGCACGTAAATAAAGCAAGTCGGAATTTTTTAAAGCAAAATATTTATCCTGATTGTTTAAATATTCATCTGGAGAAATTTGTTTCATATTTCCCTCTTCGTCTTGAACTACAACTTTACCTGTATTAGAAATAGCAATTTCGTTTAATCCTCCATTTTCTTGAACAGTTTCGAAAGCCGAATCATATTCTTTTCTGCTAAAAGCAGCGTTTTTTACTTGCTTTAATGCTTGTAAATATCTAGAACTTATATTAGATGCATTAATTCTACCATTAGAGAATAGATTATCCCCTCTATATATCCAGCTTAATCCATTAATAATTTTATTAGTGTCGCTTGGTAAAGCATCAATATCTCCTACCATTTTTAATACATCCTTATCAGTAATTCCTTCACTGGAAGATTTTGTAAGTTCAGAACTAGTTACTGATGCAGTATCTGTTTGAACAGGAGAAGTCATTCCGAGAGGAACATAATAAGTAAATGGGGGCATCCCGCCCCCACTTTGCATCTTAACCACCGGTTTTAGGTTCATAAGTCATTGATTTAATTATAAGTTGTTTAGATACAGACGATAAATTATTTATCATTTTTACGTTGGTATCTATAGACTTTTCTATCGTTCTTTGAAAAAGTTTTGCATTTTGTCTCTCTGCAGCAGAAATATCCTTTTGTTTCTGCAAATTTGAACGTTCTGCATAAGTTAATGCTCCACCTTTTTTATTATATCGTGCTTGCCACTTTACTGATGGAAGTTTCCATCCGTAAATATCGGCATAAGCTCTATTAGTTTGAGCCTGAACATCTCTGCTTGTAGAATCGACAAGTCTTTGATATTGTTGATAAAGCGGTGATTTAGTATAATCCTCTCCTTTATCCTCCATTGCTTGTAATTGACGTCTCAAAGGTTCAAGTCTAGCATTAGCTGCATCTTGGATACCTTGCTGAGCAACTCCTAGTTGAAATTGGTTTTGCCTATCCCTATTCATAGTAGCTTTATACTCTTTCTCCTTCATAAAGTTTTCTAAAGACGTCCAATTTGCAGACATTCTGGCTGCGTTAATATCATGCTTAGCTTTATCAATACCTAGCGCTGAAGCTCGGTTTCTATTGGAAACCTCACTTCTACGTGCAACAGCATCTCTTGTATTTTGCCAAGCAGCTTCACTAGTTTCTCTAATACGTTGATTATCAGTCAAATCTCCTTCCATTCTAAGTCTTGCTGCTCTATCGCCAGCCTCTAATTGTCCCGCGAGTTGAAGAGAAGCATCTGATGTTCTAGGTCTTGCAGCTAATGACTCGAGCCCTGCAGCTTGACCATAATATGCTTGTTTAGTTGCTAAATCCCCAACTACCTGTCTAGGAACCTCCCAAGTATCAATATATAGAGGCTTTAACCCTTTCATAATTTCTTTAGCAACTCGATTATTATTCCATATATTTCCTGCTAAACGTCCAATTCCCATAAATGTAGCCGGATTTAATTTAGAAAATATATTTCCCCAACTAAATCCACCATTAGGTTCTTTACCTATTGTGTTAGAAGCGACACGAGTTTTGATGTCCTGAGGAGTAGCTGCAACATCTGGTACAGAATCGTCTATTAGTTCTGGAGAGGAATCAGTTACAGGATTTAACATATAGTATCCAGTATCTTTATCTAAATCCATATTGTATCCAGCATTTCTCCATGTATTTTGAACTTGCTGAAGTTGTTCTGGAGTATAGTCCCCTTCCCTTCCCAATAAACGTCTATCGTCTGTAATACTACTATAATATCCATCTGCTACATAATTTTTATTAGGATTGTCTCCGGTATAAGCAGTTTTTGATATTCCGTATCTTCCGGAATTAAAGGCATTACCAATTCCTTTACTATTCACGTATCCAAAACTGTTATTAATGTCTGTTTGGTATTGTCTTACATTGTCTCCCTTATAAGAATCTCCTTTCACTCCCCAATCTCTATACAATCCTGAGTGACGTCTTTGCATTTCATTAATGTCTTGATAAGTGATTTTTCCTGACTTTAATGAATCAAGTAATCCCTGAGAATAAGGAGTATATATATCATTATACCAATTTCCTTTTAATTGTTTAACTCCTGTAATTAGACCGCGCTGTCCTTTAGGAATTTTTCCCCCTTTTTTATATGCCCCAGGATTATACCAAGGTTCCATATAATTAGCACCTATATTATTTAGGTATTGATTGCGCTTCAAGTGAGCCTGATACATATTTTGACCTCTTTGTGTAAAAGAGTTGTTTCTAAATATCATAGGTATAGAAGAACTTGGAGTTTTGGGATTTAAATATTTAGGTAGCTGAATATGATTTGGCTTATTTTTAATTATATAAGTGGGAGCTAACTGAATAGAATTTTTACGTTCCATAAGAGCTTCATATTCTGGAGAATAACGCCTGAAGATGAGTTTGTCCGCACCCTTTGCTTTATATGGAGTAAGCCCTAAAGCTTTTCTAATAAATCCTTGTTTGGAATATGTTTGTCCGGGAACTTCTTTAGCAGGAATATTTCTTTCTCCCCATAATCCATATTTCTTTCTTCCTTCTACAACTGTTAAAACATCATCATTTAATTTATCAACCCCTTCTTTAGATAATCCTCTTTCGGAAACAAGTTTTTGTTTTGCAGCTTTAATTGCTGCAGACTTGATTTCCTCAGTTGATTTTCCAACTACTTGAGAGTTTTTAAGAGTTACATTTAATGGAGTAGATTCTCCTTTTACCAATACTCGAACAGTTTTTTCTTGTGAGGGAAGTCGTCTTTCTCCCCTTACCCATTTTGCAGCTTTTGAGTTTCCTGCTTTAGCGTAATTTCTAGCACCTAACAAAGTGCTTGCAATTAAAGATAGATTTTTAAAGTCATTAGTATTTAAATCCTTTACATTGAGATTTCCTACTTTAGCTAAAGTATTGGATATAGAAGCCCTCTGCTCTTCATCAAAAGCCCCAGATACAGCTAATACAGTGCTTATTGCCGGAACCAATTTAGAAATAGTCTTTAAAGCTTTCCCTGCCTTTACAGTCTTTAATCCAGGAATGAGAGATACAGCATCTAATCCTAAGTTAACTCCTAGATTTCCCACATCTCCCCAACCAAGTCCATCTGATACATCAGCTCCGAACGTGGCTAATGAAGAACCTGCTCCGGCTACTGCAGAAGCAACATGAGCTCCAGGAACAAATCCTAATCCAGCACTTAATAAATCCGTAATAGCTGCCCCAAGTTTTACTTTATCGGAAGTTTTAATAACTCCACCAGCATCAATTAAAGCTTGTTCATCAGCAGATAATGTTCCATTCAGTACATTTCCAATAGACACATTCCCATTAGCTTTCTCATAACTTCTTGCTGCACGTTCATTTATTTCAGAGTCTTTCTTAGCTTGATTTTCATCCTTTACAACAGGAACGTTAGTATCGACTATTCTATCAACAGTTCCTCCCCATTGGTTTTTTACTACTCCTCCGTTTCTAAATAATGGTTTTACAGGTCTAGGGCGTAAAAAACTTGGAACATTGTTTGCATAACCTTGAGTTTTTTCTTTCTTATCAGATGCTTTATCAAAGGTGTAATCTACAATGCGTCCATTTTGGTCTCTAATGATTCGTAATGGATTATTATTTGAATTTGGGACTAATATTGCATTTATTGCTCCTGGTTGAATATATCGAGTTAAGGGCTTTCCGTCTATGGTATAACTGTCAAGCAAACCTTGGTCTTTGGCTTTATATAAGTCTTCTAACCAAACTCTTACTTTGCTATTTTTAAGAAGTTCAGGATAAGAAGAAATTCTTTTTAAAAGCCCAGTGATATTTTCTTGTGAATAAGGATTATTGGATAAAGAATATTGACTTATTCTGCCCCATCCTACTTTTTCATTGCTTCCTTCGGCAATCGGACTTCCGGCAGCTCTAGCTTTTCCAATCATTCTTGTAGTTCCATTATTATTGATAAAATATTGGTCATTGTTTTTATCATAATCAACTACAACTGGAACTAGTTTTCCGTTTATGTTTTGATAAAATTGAGTCTTATAACTAGAAGCATCACCTGCTTTAGGTTTAGTATAAGCTCTAATTAATTCGCCGGGCTTTAATCCCTCAAAGAAAGAACTTGCATCCAGCATATGTGTAAACCCGTGAGAACTTCTAAGAGAATCATATAAAGGGTCAGTCCAAATAGTATTTAAATCTTCTTGATTTAAAAGTCTATCATAAGAATCCTTTATATCCTTGCCCCATTTTGAATATTCACTAGGGTCATATAATTGTCCATCTACGGAATACCAGCCTTCAAATTGGTCTAATAGTGGATTAAATACCTTAGAAATAATCCCATTAGGAATTCTATTACCTTCAGGAGTTAAATAAAATGTATTTCCTTTATCGTCCATTCTGGCAAGCAATCCAGAGTCGGTGATTTTCTTATTATATTTTGCAGAGTCAGTGTTTTGCTTTCCTTCTAAGTTATCTGAAGGAGTTTGAGAAACGTCTGTATCAACTTCTCCAAACCAATCCTTATAGTCGTCCATATTAACTCCTAACGCTGCTAACTTTTCCCAATCAGCATTGTTATAATCAGTATTATTTAACTCCGCTTTGGCTGCATTGATTCTAGCTATTAAATCATCTCTATTTTGGAATGCAGTACCTTCCAGGTTTACAGTTTGGTCGTTCAATAAACTATCTGCGTATTCATTAAACACGGATACATAATCTTTCCATCTATTTGCAATTCCTCTTTTTCCAGTAGTTTCGTCAACAGGGTCTTTTCCATACCAGACAGTCTTGTTATAGGAATTTCCTCCAAAAATTTTATCAGATAATCTTTTTCTAAAGCCTGTTCCGAAATCTAATTTAGGATTAGGCTTTTCAGTATTTGTGGTAGGTTTTATATAATCAGGAATAACATCTACTATTTGGTCTAAGTAATGAGCTACAGCTCCATTAGCATCAAACCCTCGACCAGTAGTATTAGAAAGAACTCCAGAAGAATCTACCCAATTTCTTGTAAGGTCTCTAGAAGAAATATTTCCAGCATCAATTGCTTTTATATAATTTCCATAAGACTCCCTAAAAGCATCCTTCTTTTTTCTGCTCCATCCAGTACTTTCCAAATAAGATTCTAAATTGGAACTAGCATTACGAATTAAATCGTCAGTTGCTATGTCTCTATTGTCTACTTTGAAAAGTCTAACCTCAGGAGTTTCTTTCTCAACAATATTATTACCTTGATTGACACCGCCACCTCCTTGGAATTTTCTTATCGCTTGTGCCATATATTATTTAGGTTATAACAAAAAAGGAGCATACATTAAATCTGTACACTCCTTTTAAACTTTCACTTTCTAATTCTACCTACTAATTTCCCACCTTTTCTATAGACGGGTTCACCTTGAGGAGCTTCTGGACCAGCTTGTCCTTGCGTAAATTGTTGAATTAATTGCATAAAAGCTTCACAAACTGATAAAGCAGTATTGCAATCTCCACTTTGGAGAGCTTCTGCAGCCATTTGAGCTAATTGCATTAACATTTGGTCTGCTCCACCTTCTACAGGAGCCCCTTCTTGAGGTTCAGCAGGCATCGGTTGGTCAGCAGGTGCAGGAGCTGGACCTCCCTCTTGAAATTTTTTAACTTTTGGTTTTACTTCCATAATTTCAGTGTTTTTATATTAAACGTTTAAATACTCGACAAAGTTAATAATATTTACAGACATATCAAAGTAAACAAATATTTATTTGATAATCTGCATTTGTTCTTAATAGAGTATATCAATCTTCTTTGCTCTTAGGCGCATCTACATATTCAGGAGTATTTGTATCTTGTGTATGAAGATATTTAAAGACTTTTTTTCCTAAAGCCTTATAATCTTTATTGGCTCCGGAAGAATATGCTCGTTTAGCCATCTTAATCAAAGTTCTTGTATTTTTTCTACTAAAAATACGTTCTCCACCCTCTAATTCCATTTGAGTAGAACCATCAGGAGCAAGTACTTTCATTGTAGGTATATTTAAATCATCATCGTCAATTTCATCCAATTCATCCCCAGGTTGAATTCCAGAATTTTGATTGACTTCCAACACATACATTACATCGTTTTCCTCAAGTAATGTTTCGTCGTTAGGTATACCTTGCTTAACAGAAATAACTTCTTCATCTTCATCTATAAAAACTATATCAAGGGGTATATCAGTGTCTTTCATCCAAAAAGCAACAGTATCAGGTTCTTCATATATAAATAACATTCCTTCGTCTGAAGCTAAAGATGTCTTACCTTGAAGTCCCTTCATCTTTTCCTCCTCTGTTCTGGCAATTTCTACATTATAAACTTTGTCTCCAATTTCTATTTTCATATAGTAACCTCTCTCATTAATCCAGTATTATCCTGAGTATTTTCCATTATTTCTCTCGCAAGAATTTTTCCTGCTTCAATAGCAGCTTCATCAGTTCCCTTTTTAGCTAAAGCTTCTAACTTTTCAGTTACCTCTTTATTAAAAATAATTTCGTTTTTCTCTATTTCCGCATGTTGAATAACTCCTCCATCTTCTTCTGTAACAACTGGTATACCCTTAGAAGTAATTCCGTCTACATCCATATGATTTTTATGAGCATGTAAAGCTCCATCTGGAATTACATTCATCTTTCCTCCTTTTTGAAATTTAGATACTGTTAATCTAGCCTTTTGAATTTCTTCTAACGTAGGCAATTTTACTCCAACTTTTCCCACTCTCATTCCTCTAGATTGATATCCTCCAGCCATTGCTAAAGCATTTCTTCTATTTAACACATCTATTGAACCAGCTTGAGATTGAAAAGCATCTTGAGCTTCTTCGTTAATGCCTGCCACTAAATTTTGTTGACGTTTAGCCTCTGCAATTTGAGCATTCGCTTTTTTTCTACCTTTATTGCTGAAAAGGCCATACTTTTTTCCAGACTTTGTAAGTGCATTATCTACCTTATCCAGAGAGCCTCCATAGGCAGAACCTTGCTGTTCCCATGTCTCATTGTCTTTGTATATAGTATCAGCCTTTTTAGCTCCGATGGAATTTATTAATCCTACAGGAGTTAATTTTAAAAATTTACTATCTAATATTTTATCAGCAGTAGTCATTTGGTCAGTACCAACTCCTAATGCAGTTAGTCCATCAGACAACAATCCTCCAACTTTCATCGCTCCACCAATAACAGTACCAACTCCGGGAATCATTCCAACTCCGTTTGCTACAGCATCATATCCAGCATTTAGCCCTGTAGTTAATCCTGATTGTTCTTTTTTAGGAATAAAACTACTTAATATATCGGCAGCCTGCCCAGCAATATTCATTGTGTTTCCTATATTAGCTTTACTGAATATACCCTTGGTAACAGACTTCCCTCCGGACGGCTTTAGTGTTCCTATTGCTGGAGGTTGAGGCATTATAGTGGAGGTTCCGTTTTGTGTTAATCCAGCCGCAGAAAAGAGGGTATTAAACCCTCCATTCTGCCACTTTTTAACTCTTCTTTGTTTCTTAAGCATAACTTATAGTATATAATGTTTTTAGTGCTGTAATAATAGCTAAATCTTTACCAGAATATCTAACTCTTATCTTTATGTACTTATCCCTAGGTCTGACTTCCTTACGATTAGTCCATTTAGATGTTTGTTTATTCCAGTCTATTTCGTCTTGAGTACCTTCCATTTCAGAACCTTCAAGCAATGAAACATCGACAGCATCATACATTGGAACTTCATAATTCTTGTAATCCTTAGGTAAATCCTCTTCAGTTACTTCATCTTTAGTAATATCTTCTGGAAAATGATTTAAAACTAAAGGAGGAAGCCCAGGAGAACTTTCATCTGAAGTAGGCCAGGCATCTTCATTCTTTTGAATAAAAATGATAGGAGCAATTTGAACATCCCATTTATCTTCTTGATAATTCATATTACCTCTCATTCTTCCTACTTCTTTAATATCTAGAGCTTCCGAATGGGTCCATAATTTGTATTCGTTTAACAGTTCTTCCCTTACCACTTCTGTTCCAGAAAGTCCAGTATATGTAGCCCCTTCAATAGCATCTTTCTTGTGATAAAAATCCTCCACTTCATTAAAAGTATCTACCCTAGTGTAATAAGAAGGAAGTAGTGTAGATTTTGCATAAACATCGGTATTCCCTATCTTAGGATGAGATAATTGTCCTTGTATATCTGTATAGTTAGAATCATATAATATGTCAGAACCAAGGTTTTGATACAATTCTTTGGTTGCCTCTTGTCTATAATACATATTTAATTTATCATCATGAAAATCGTAAGCTTCGCCTACAATTTCATAATGAAATGACTCTGGAACTGCCTTGTTAGATATAAGTTGTAAATTATTAAATATCTTATGAACTGATGGATTATCTACAACCACAAACTCAAATTCAAATGGATGCTGCTTACCATACCAATAGGTAGGTTTAATTTTATCTTTTATGTCTATGATTCCTGATTGACCATGTTTCCAGAAATCTGTGGTTAAATTTAGCCCATCATTAACTCCGTTTTCAACTATGGTTCTAGATGTAACCGCTATACTTGATTGATATAATCCCAAATTATAAGTAATATATTCTGTCCACCCACTTAAATATTCTTGTATATCCGTTGGAATAGTTCCAGATTTATATTTAGCTGTTATATTACATTGAATGTTTAGTTGTAACACTGGATATTTCCAATTGTCTATAATAGCTTTTCCAGAATCAAATTCACCTTTATAAACAAGCTTACTTTCAGTTACTATTCCATCGGGACCTTTAGTATTAATTATGTCGAAATTTCTATAATGGTTGAAATTATCCCTCACTAGGGTAAACTCCTTATTAATAATGACTCCGGTTTTATCATTATTAGGAAGTGCTCTATTCACTATATCTAATGTGGTCGCTTTATATTCACCATAATCTTCCCATTCTTCGAGAACCGCGCTTTTCAATACAATTCCGTCTGCAGAAGTTGACACACTAGAAGTTGTGCCTAATTTACTAATCCATTTAGAAGTATTTCTATCAAAACTAAAGTATATATTATCAATATTTTCAGAATAGGAAGGAACCCACGAAAAGAAAGTTACCCATTTTTGTAAAACCTCATTGTAACAAATATTCCAGACCTTTTCTTCAAAGCCGTGAAGATTATCATAAAAAGTAAACATAATGTCTTGTTTAAATGCATTATAGTGACTTTTTACATTTCTAATTCCAATAATAGGTGTCAATTCTCTTTCTGATAAGGAAATATTCCTATTTAGGAATTGTTGTATTCTAAAATCAGAAATGATTTCAAATTGAGTTCCATTAGTTCTCCAAATCTTCTTTCCTACTGTATCCACTCCATAGACGTAATACGGGGTCTTGATGACACTTTCGGGCCACTGAGTACCATATGTATCTGACAGCATCTTTGGGTTCTCTGGAAGCACGTTAGAAGTGTTTATATAAACATTTCCACCCGAACCTTCTCCAGCAACGGCTCTCTCATTAACTGGAATTAGAGCTACTCCATGCTCAAAGATACAAAGTATATTACCAAACAATTCAACCATCTTCATAATGCCACCATAGATTCGAGGATAATCTCTGTAGTGAGTTAATTGGAATACTCTAAATCCATTTTTGAATGCATCCCCTACGGATACATCAGAGTAAATGATTCTAGTATCATACTTATTCTTTATGTAAGGCACATCAGGTAAAGTAAATGCTTGTTTTTCGCTTACGGTTGCACTGTATCCCTCATTGATTACTTCAGCTGAGGGGATTTTATAGTTACCTTCAACACTAGTGTCCTGAAGAGGGTAAAATCCTCGCTTCAAACCAGTAAGTCCTTCTTCTTCTGGATAACTTGTATCCAGAGACCTGATAGATAAATTGTAAGAGGCCCTCACTTTAAAAGTTATCCAACTTCCAAGTTTAATTGCATTAACATCTCCTCGATTTATCTTTTGATAACTTTCTGTATTCTCAGGGTCGTAGTTATCTTTCCAAGTATTCTCATCCACGATTTCATCGTTTATAGGAGCATCAGGGTCTTGAAAATTTCTATTTAGCCTATGTGTATAATTACATATATAGCAGTCACCTCTATAAAATATATTAGTGAATCCCTCATTTTCTCCATCTGAGGTTCTTAATGAGGTATACGAAGTATTTATTTCATCAATACCTATTCTCTCTCCTATCGCATAATAGGGGGAGTTATCTTGATAACGTATTTCAAATTGTCCACTTAAATTGTATGGAGAATATCCGGGAATATAGATATTAATAATACTGCATTCATCGACATCTCCTACAATTCCTAAGTAAGAAGAAAATATTCCTCTAACTAAATTATTAGCATCTTTACTTTTATTTTCTCTATCTAAGTATCTAAATCTAAATCCTTCTTCTGCTTCTCCAGCTCTAGCTCTAAAGATTATGTCTTCGGCCTGCACTATAGGAGTATTATCGGGAACACTTATTATTTTTACAGAATTAAAATTAGACTCCACATTTCCTGTATAACTACTTATGTAGTAATGTCGGTCATTGTATGGGGTTCTGTCCAGATAGTTATGTCCAGGTTGCCATTCAGATTTTTTTACTGGATAAGAAGTTCCAGTGAATAATTGGTTGAAATATGGCTGTCTTAAACTATACTCTGGACAGATTGCTACATATGCAGCATTATCTCTAGAGTCTTGATTTATTGAGTAAAGTCTTGATGTATAATCCTGGGTAAGAGCTTTTTCATCATTTAAAAATCTCTCTACAACGTAATTGTTTCCGTTATATTTTAGCACCGGAAGTTGTGATTCCTCATCTCTAGGAAGAACATAAGCCTGAGCCAAGATTGTAGGAATTCTTTTTTGCCTAACGAAAAATAGCCCACTGACTAATCCAGTTAGATATTCTACAACCTCTTTTGGAATAAATACTCCTAAACTATACAAGTTACTGTTCGAAGGTCTTTTTGTATTATTTAATCTGATGACTCCCTTAGAATTTTCATACCCTTTAGAAGAACTAATTTCAAATGTTTCTTCATCCACTGGAATATACTGCCTATCCCCATCATCGTTTAAAATTGGAATATGTAAAGATGTATATCCATCACTTCCAAATAAGGAATCTATAGTAGGAATTCCATTCTTCCCCCTTATATTATATACCGGAGATAATGAGCCGTCTTTCATTACAAAAACAATCCCAATTCTGTATATTTCTTCGTTCCAATACCCAACGTGATAATATATATTATTTGTATTATAATATTCATATCTGTTATCCGAGGCGCTGTTATCCGAGTAATCATAGTTGATATCTCCAATAACTGAACTGGAATCTTCTATGTTTAAATAAGGTAACATTCGAAGAGCAATATCAGATAAATCTTGGTACATCAAATCAGGCTTGTTAACATTACCTAAGAATAGCATATTTTGACAAACTGTCTGGGTTTTTGCTTTGTCAGCTACAAAATATGCTATATTTATGTCGGATAAAGGAATGTCAGATGTGTTTTCGTCTCCTGTAATTGTTATATTACAGTATCCATTTCGCACTATGTACTTTTTGTTTACTTTGTGAGCAGATACTACTCTAGCACTATTAACATCTGAAGTGGTTCTTGTATAATATACTTTTATATAATCATAGCTTTCATCTATATTGTCTATTATTAGACAAATTGACTTACTACTATTTTCGTCTCTGAATCCTCCATCAATGGAAAATGGGTCCGATTCGTTCCCTTTGTAGCATGAAATTATACCTGATTCTCCAACAAAATCAGTTTCATTATCATCAGCATCTGCATATTTTATATAAACAACATAGTTTCCAACCTTTAAATTTCCACTAGGAAGAACTCCATTAAAATCTATTGAAGGAATCGTATTTATCCTTTTATACAGAGATGTATCTAAATCAAATTGTTCGTCGTCATAAAGATTGGTATCGTTGTTTCCTATCCTATCAACAATCTCATATGTATTATTTTGTAATATAGAAAATCTGGAATTAATTAATCTGGGAATATTTTTATTATCATTAAAAATCAAATTTACAGAGCCATCATAAGACGGCTGAGCATCTATTACTAACGGATTGTTTAAGTTGAAATTTAGTTTTTCAGTATCCAGGTCAATTATAGAACCTCCCTCAATAAGTTTAGGGTCTTTAGGATTAAACTGTATCTTATTCCCCTCATTATCTTTCATAGATTCTCCGGGATGTAATCCGTTACTGTCAGTATCTCTAGTAAGTCTGTAGTTCCTTAGTGGATTATATTCATACACTATTTTACCTTCTGGTCTAATCTGACTCAGAAAATAAGATACAGTTAAAGCATCAAAAGATAAAGACTCATATTCAAATGTAGTACCCTTATAAAGATTTAAATTAGTCATTATAATGAAATTGAAGTAGCCCCACTAGGAATTTTGTATTGAATGTCTATTATTGGAAGTCCTCCCCATTTTACATATGTAGCAGAATCTCCGGATTTTACTTCTTCCTGATAAACATTCTTACTTATTGTTCCAGTAGTTCCTTTAGCTAATAAAGTTGTTTTTCCATTTAATTTATCGACCTTTAGATTAGAGACATATTTGGAAATTTCGGATACATCGGAAGCATTCCGGGCAGAGTCCCCTGTAACATAATACATCACTGAAGCAGATAAAGGTTGGCCGTTTGCATCTCTGTCAAATATTTGTGAGTCCGTAACAATAGCTGAACTGTATCCGGAAGTAATCATCGAATTATTAGATATATATTCTGATTGCATTCCAGTAGCTTTAACTTCCTCTGTAATTACATGGTCGATGGAACCTCCTTCTAGTGTAAATGTAGCAAGTGCGATTAGTCTAGATTTGGTGCTGTTTTTTAATTCTGTGTCTTGAAACAACTCATCTGAATCTATAATCTTTGTTACGCTAGTTTCCATTAAAGAATTAAATGGGGTATTATTTACTGTTAATGATTCATTTCCTCCAGACTTCCCTACCTTTACTACACAAGAAATCATCGCGGTATAATCGTCATTATATGTATAATTCTCGGGGCTCATAATATACATTTGAACAACACTGCCAGATTCTGAATATATGTATATATCTTTATATGTATTCACAATAGCTTGAGGTAATTCAGTTCCTTTGCTCGAATTATAACTTAAAAAATTCTTTGCTAACACATATTTACTCCCAGTATTCCATAACAACATTTGATATCTCGTATAATGTTTGCTGGAAGAGCCTATAAAAAGGTCGCATCGATTATAGTAATTATTATCAAATCCGTTATTTCCAGAATTCATAGTAGCTCCTTGCAAAATGACAATAGGGACTTTTCCAATTGTATCTGATATAAGAGAACTGTATTCATCCCAAACGTCCTTTACAAAAAAAGTTTTTGCACTGTCTCCATGCTGATTTTTCTCCGATAAGAGTTCGGTTCTATCTGAAGAAATGGGATTCATATCTTGATTAATCCCAGGTTTAGATAAATTCCATAAGCGTATCCAGTGCTCATCTCCGTGTCCTGAACGTTCCTTTGCAGCAGTAGCTATAGCGAAAAACCTTCTTGCAAACGAACTAGTTCCTTCTGCTTCTGGGCTAAACCCAAACACACTAGTAAATCTTTCCTCTGAAGAATCAACAAAAGGAAGGAAAGGATGTGCAATAAGAATGTCCCTCAATACAGAATTTCCAGTGATTTGAGAAAGCAAACTCGCCGTTATAGATAAACTCTTGGAATTTTTAGAATGAGTTACATAAAACTGATGTTTATTATATTGAGTGTTAGAGTCAATACTTTGTTCAGAATATCTATTAACAATATTTTTAGGGTCGTCAATATCAGCATTGGGATATGAACTTTTTTGTCCATAAAATTTTATATCTCCCAAAGTAAGCTCTCCAGTATCCGAACCTAAGTCATATGTAGTAGTCAAACCAGACTCGTTGAGAGTAAATGGATAATGGTCAGGATTAGAGATTTCACTTGAGGAATCTAGAGTGCATGATACAGTTGTTTTCGAGGCTTTTTTAAAATCGAATACTTTTCTCTCATTTTCTGGTTCAGTTTTTGAAGAAAGTGCTCCTTTGACTGAAATTTCTGGTTCAGATTTCGATGAAGTATGTGAGGCTCCTATGTTTAGATTTACTTTATTGTATTCGTTTAGTTGAGTTTCTTCAAAGTTATAAAAATCATAAATATTCCCAAAGTATAAATTATTATATAAATCTGTTGTAAACATCCAACGATATCCTAAAAGCCTGGTTTCTGTTTCTACCCCTATTAATTTCTTGATTGTACAAGTAATTCTGGAGAGATACAATTTCCTAGATTCTAAGACTCCGTCAAATTGAATAGTTTCAGTAAACACTCCGTTATAACTTCTTTTTTTAGAAGGAATTAAAGTTTTTACAGGAGACGTACTTCCATTTGAAATATCGAAAAATTCGATTGATACATTATCGATATAGGTTCCTGTTAACGGATACGCCTCCAATCCCCAAGTTAATGTCATAGAATTAGGATTTTTATAGTATCTCCAATTATTGATTTCGATAGACCCCGTCCCTAATTTGGATAAATTCACTGAACCCGTAACTGTTAATCCGGATAAGGGAGCGTATTTCATACACGGAGTTACAGCATAATTTAATACTCCGGTTGTATCACTCAAAAATAAATATGCAGATTGTTCTTTACTATAGACCTTTAAATCTGTATTGTAAATAGGGTATGTATCCTTCTTCTCTTTTTCTACTTCAAAAGGAATTTTATACACAGATGAGTCAACACCGGTGGTACTCAATGCAGCCCCGTGGATAGTTTGAGAAGGGTTAAATTCCTCTTGTCTTCCGTAGTATGTTGCATATGAGTCTTTGAATTCTGTAGGAGCTTGATTGTACATCTCTGAATACTCTTCATCATAAACTCCATCCGGACAGTTATATTTATAGTTCAAAGTAAAAATTAGAGCTGTCCCCTTTTCATTTAAAGTTACATCATCTGACACTTTGATTGGAGTTCCGTCTTTATTAACATATCCCTCTACTTCAACATCAATAGAACTTATAGTGTTCAAAGTTGCTATTAAATACAGCTCTCCAAATACTTTATTATTATAGGTATTTACTGCCCTTTGTTGTCTATATTCGTCTATATCAGTCGGGTCCCCTTCAAATGTTTGAGTAAAAAACCCAGAATTCAGTTTTAATACTTCTGAGTCAGCAATATCAAAAGTTATCTCTTCATTATCCTCATTAAACCTCTTTAATTTATCAGTGATATCTCTAAAATTATTATTAGAATCTAGTACTGCAACAGTTAATGTCAGCAACTTATTCTTTGGACTAGTTACCTTCTCCCCAGAAGTGTTTAAACAATTTGAAACAAATTTTCTTAAAAGAATCAAATCAGATTCAGATTTAAGTAGGATAGAGAATTTATCTCCAGACCTAATAATAACGTCGTCTGGAAATAACTGTAATTTAACAGCAAACTGAGAACCTGCAGTAGTCAGGTCTCCAAAAGAACTTGGAGATATAATTGGGTCTTTCGCTTGACTGATTTCGTTACTACTAATATTTCTTTCTGGAGAAGGGAAGGAACCAATCTGACCTTTATTTGTTAAGGGATTGTATGATGCTACATAAATAATTCCTCCATACTCCTTTATACCTACAGGTACATATCCTGCAGGAAGATAGGCAGTTTCGACTCTTCCATTACCCATATCATTTTGAAGTACAAACTCATTACCATTGTATGTGATAAGAGTCGCATTTAAAGCATTTGTTAATACACTATTAGGAGTAGTGATTGGGTTGAGGTCCATGACTAAACCATCTGTGAATGTATTAACTGTTTCTTGTCTACTCATGATTTCAAATACTCATAATTTTCATTATTATTGATTAAAATATCTTTAAATTTCATGGGTTCTCTAATTTCCACTAATTCTGCTTCTCCAGATATAAAATTCTTCTTATATAATCTAAAACCTACGTCCGTTATAATAGGAACTTTAAATATATATTTTCTGCTGTATTCATTTATCCTACATTCATCAAGTATTTTATATAAAACTTGGTTTCCGTATTGAAATGTTTTGCGTTTTCTACCTCTTTTGTTGTGTTGGGATAGAAAAAAATCGTATTGAGAATCTGATAGAGCAAAATAGTAATATCCAGTGTATGGAATTTTCTTTCTTTTGTACAAAACTCTGAGTTTGACAGTTAATTTTTTTATGTAATAATGAAAATGCTTTACGGAATCCTTTGTAAGTCTGCCAATATAGCACCATATATCTTTGTCAAGTATCAGAGTATCTCCCCCATAAACATTATGCAAATATAGTGATTTCCATCCATAATTCAAAATCCTTTCTATATCCTTTTTAGGAACTTCTGGATAAAGTTCATAAAGGGCTTCATAGTAGTCTGATATTCTCTTTATTTGCATAATTAACAATATTGCATACCACTATTGGTATTTTTAGTAATTTTAGATTTCAATTTATTATCTACATAAATTACTTTTTCTTTAATGAAAACTTTATGCTTCATGTTAAGAACTAATTCGTTGCCAGAAAAGTTGGAAGAAAGAAAATCAACATTCTTCCACTTTCCTCTTTTTCTAGCTTTTTTAAAATTTTCACCATGAGTTCTTCTAACATGAATATCTGCTTCGCCTCTATTAGTCGGAAGTATAAAAGTTACATTATTGTCTATTATATCATTTAAAATAACTTTGACGCAGTCTCTAAAAATTTTTTTTACTAAAACGTCTCTATCCCTTTTTTTATTTATTCGTTTGCAATCTTCACATGTGAGTTGTAATTTTTTATAGGGAAAATTCATAAACATCTCATCCATATTGAATGAATGACCTACAGCATAATTCATATTCTATCGTATTGGTTTATAAGATTTGTTAAATATTTTTCTATTCCATGAAGTTTTTGCATCTAAGATTTCGTTCATATCATTTTGATTAATATATTCAGGAACTCTTGCTGCATCACAGTATTTCATCCAATCCTGTTGAAGCAACTGTGCCATTTGTACAATGTTGGGATTATTTGTCATTAATCCCTCTTTATATTTTTTTCTATATGCTACGAATGTAGCAATAGCAATACTTTCTTTATCATTTATCATAGGAAGTCCATCTTCATCTAAAATAACTCCTTTGTAAAGTATTTGAACCTCCCCGTAATTTTTATCAAAATATAGAGTATCTCCAACTCTTTCATACTTCGCATACTTACCTGACATATATAGAGGATTCTCAAACAATTTTCTCCCCTCTATATAATTCTCGATAAATTGGGAATTATAATCTCCATTAGGAGTCTTATTTGTTACGTAATTCCAATCTTCTGCAGTATATGTTACTGCTTCTACAATGTCAGCATTGCAAGGTAATTCTACCGTGAAGTCCGGACATTGTATTCTTGTACAAAATCTAAATAATCTAACATTTTTGTTACCTATCATGTTCCAAGCAATCAATCCGTATTCTTCAAAGTCTTGAGGAAGCATTTCGAGCCCATACAATAAATTAGCTTGAAACATTGCTTGATGAAAATTATATTGTGCCATTATTTAGGAGTTTGGTCATTAGGAGTAATCGGTGCAGCAAATTGTCTATAGTATCTTAGCTTCTTCTCTGTAAGTCTCTTCTTGATTTCATTATTTATAAATGACATATTTTCTACATCAATCGGAGAACAACACCCATATTCCTCTAATTGTCTAGGGTCTTTAAATATAGCCACGACACTTACTTGCTTTATAAGTGGAGCGTTAAAGATAAAACAATCGTACATATTATTTTCATTTGGAGTAATATCAATATACACATATGGAAGAAATTTTCCTCTTTTCCTATATTGATGATACTGCCAAGCTTGAGAAGAAGTATAATATATAAATGGAACTTGTCTATCTGTGGAACCTATATAATCTACTGCAAGTTCTCCATAATCATTTAATAGCTGTGGAATTTCGAAATGTGCGATTGGAGTTTCACATCCACCCTTCCCGCACCTACACCTATCTAAATCTTTACAATCGACTTCAATGCAATTTATAGAAAGATATAAATCGTTTTTAGGAAGAATTCCTTTTAATGAATATTCTTTTATAATTTGCAATCTTTCGTCTACTATATCATCTTCTAGTTGTTCTAATGACATTGTTGGACCTGAGTGAATTCCTCTCAACCCAGAGACAACGTCATTATATATTGCAGATGCTAATTTTCCGTAATATCCCATAGTTGTATAACAAAAAAGGCGAAGGCTCATAACGCCCTCGCCTTCTCCTATAATTTAAATTTGTTCTTAAGCCTTTGGTTCAAACTTAGCATCAGCCTCAGTCTTTGTATATACTTCTGTTTTTTGTATATACATTGTCTGCATCTGCTTTCTCGTCGAGAGCAGTAGTATCTGCTTTTTCCGCTAATTTAGCTTCAACAGATTTAGCTTTAGCCAAAGCTTCTTGAGCAATCTTTTGAGTTTCTTCAAAAGAAGTGCTGTTTCCAGTAGGTCCGCCTTCTCCACCAGTGAATCCGATAGCTGTCAATCCAGTTTCAAATTCAGTAGCGATAGTTTGATTTACATAGAATACATGAGTTGTTTGAGAAATTACTTGTTGTCCAACAGCAGCCCCACCCATGAGACCTCTATCTTTTTTGTAATAGATAATGTATTGATTGTACTTACCGTTAATAACAGGAACTTCGTCTTGAAGAGGAGCTTCCCATCTACGTACATCCAAAGTAGGTATTCTAAGGTCTTTGATAATATGTTGATATGTACCAAATCCTTCTTTACCTTGAACAAGAGTATTAGCTTCATCATATTCGGGGTCTGTAGCTTCTTTTGCGGAGAAAATAGTAACAAAACCACCTGCTCTGTCAGCGTAAACCACTGGACCAGCATTCTCATCATATTCTTGAACATCAAGTTCAGTAAATCTTTGATATTCGTCAACTGCTTCAATTTCTAGTTTGTTTCCTACAGCCTTAACATTGAAGTACTTATAGTTGTACATATTTAAGTACTTGTTGACAATATTAACAACTTTGGTTGCTAATTGAGATGCAGTTTCTCCGGTTTTCTTTTCAAACTGAATATTAAAAGGCTTTCCTTTGAATACCATATCATTAGAATATAATGAATTTTGGTTTCCAGAAAGTCTAATATACATGAAAATATTAAATACTCCGGAATCTGAAGTAATTTTTGTGAAATCTAATGTAGCTTTAGCTAATACAGGAGCAGAATATTCTCTTTTATAAACTGCAGCAACATAAGGTTTTTTAAAGTTTCCGACTCTTTTGATATTGAAACTTGCTACCTTATCGTCTTCTTCTTGTTGAACAGACCATCTAGGTAGTTTAGTAGTGTAATCTAAATTGTCGTTGATTAGTGTAGTTGTCGTAAACTGAAACATACGTTAATTGTTTTATTTTTTACCTACTGCCTGAGCTGGGTCAGCAATAGAAACTGATATTGGAATATGGGTACTTAATCGCGGGTCACTAGAGTTCTCCATGATTATGTGGGTCAGCTCATTAATTATCTCTAAACAAACGTAATCTGGAAATTCCATTACTTGTGAAGTATCCTCAGTTAGGTCTAATTGTTCTTTAGTAAGTATAACTTGCTGAGGAACTTTTAGATACTCTACGTACACATTCACTAACTCGAATTTAGAATTATCGCTTCCGTATCGAATTTCCATTCTAATTGGAGATACGTTTCCGTAACGTATTTCTCCTTGTCTTTTTACTAAAGATGTTGATTTATTTCCAATCTTTATACTCCTAGGTCGTTCACTAATAACCAATCCAGAATCACTAATTTCTTTAATGTCCGTACCTGAAATATTATTTTCGCTATAGGGATTTGTTGGATTATCTACATTAATATTTACATTATGAATATAATAATAAGGTCTTTTAAATGAAGGTTTAAAGTAATAATTATTTATAACTTCATTCAAATCTTCAGTCATTCTAGTTGCGACTTTATTGATAAATTTTCCCTCATTTAAACACCCTACATTTTTCTTTGATTTGAATTTACAAATACATCCTAATATATGGAAATAATCTGTCGGAAGCATCACTTCATAAATTGGATTATCAGCAATATCTCCCGCATTAGTAAAATCGTACTTATTAGACAGTTTAGCCGGAAGAATTGCCGTTGTACTTAATACTCTCAAATCATCAGAAGTTTGTTGAGTAGTATTATAAAGGTTATATCTTTTATTTACATATTGATATATAGCTCTCATTATAAAATGATTAAAATCATCTATAAGAAGAGCGGGGGCATGTTCCTTGTTTAGTTCTATAAGAACTCTCTCATAAACCTGTCTTAAAGTCATTTATTTTATTTATTTTTTCCTGGCTTATTATCCGGTTCTGTAGAGGGTTTAGGATTTTCGTCCTCATCCTCATAATAATCAGGATATGTATCCTTTTTGATTAATTCAAGAGTTTTTCTGTTACGAGGGTCTTTCATCCACGAAATAACGGCGTCGTCTGTTGCACCCAAAATCACGCTATCACCATATAGATATAACTTATTCTTTACATATATAATGTGAGAATCTCTAGCGTCCATAAACAGGATTCTAAGATTAATATCATCTCCAGTGTATAAGTTAATGATTTTATCAGGGTCTTTTTCCGCAATAAGCAGTAGATAGTCTGTTACATCAGCGCTTGCTATATTTTTCATATGCTTGCCAAGTAATCTTGCCATCTTCATTCTTCCCTCATCTGAATCATCTAAAATAAACGTACCAGCATTGTGAATTTTTTTCTTTTTAGAAACTCTTTTTTGAGCTTCATAACCAGGTCTGTCAACATAAAGTTCCGCAACACCATATCTTGGTCTTTGAGATTTCCATCCAACAGTACCATCAATTAAATAATCACCGGTTTTTGGGTCTTTAGCATATCTCTCTGGGGCAATGAGAACACAATTCTTTATAGCTTCCCATTCGGCTGCATGAAGAGGATTTCTACCAATATCTAAAGTAGTTCCATCTTCTATAATAAAGGTTTCAGTTTCTTTAATAAACACCTGTCCACTTTGTCTTTCCTTTTCAGACAAAACAATATCTCCCAAGCTATTTACAGGTTTTACACAATCTGGATATAGTCCTGTTTTAGGGTCTTTACATGGCTGAATATAATATTTCATTCCAACTTTACCATATACACTTCTAAGAATGATGATATCATCAGCAGGGGTTACAACATTACTCATATTAAATCATTTATTTGGTTACAATATAAAAAATATGTAAGGGAGTCTATTTTTCAACTCCCTTACCATATCTTAATTCTTTATTTAGCATATCTTAGATTTCTCTTAAAATAAAGCTTCTATAAGGGTTGAATACTCCAACACCTGAATAACCCCAGTTGATTAACTTAGAAGCAGCAACTGGGCTTGAAACAACTCCAGAGCTTAAACCATCAAGTCCACCAACACCAGGATATTTGTTAGTGATAAAGTCTCCACCTTTTAATGTGAACATTTGAATAGGAGGTTGAGCAGAAGTTTTATCTGCAGTCAAATCAAGACATAAGCAATATGCTTTATCCATACCATATTCACGAGAGAATGTTCTATCTACCTTAAAGGTAATTTCGTTACCTGCAAATTCATAAGAATTGAACGTAGCTCCAACTTTAATATAATCGTTAGCTGCCTGAGACCACAGATAAGTACCTGTAGTTTTGTATTTAGCTAAGAAATCTCCAAGAACGCTTTGGATTAAGAACCACATTCTTTCATTGCAGATAAACATATATTTATTTCCAGTAGGTTGTGCGGCTTTTTCGTTCATTGTAGCCATAACTGTCTGGAATACATCAATAGAAAGTTTAGCAAATGCATACTTAGACGCAAATCTTTCTACTTGAGGAATGATACCGTCACCTATATAAATAGGACGTTGAGTATCTGGGTCAACAATAGTCGGCTTACCGTTAACGTCAACATTACACTTGTTGAATAACAGACCATTGTTTCTTACATATAAGAAGTTGTCAAGAAGAACTTTTTCTTTCTTGTCCATCTTATATAATGTTTCTTTTAGACTTCCAGTGTCCTTACCTTCTGCAATACTAATAAATACATTTTCATGAGCTGCATATAGTGCAGAGTAACTATCGTCAACACGGTGAGTTGTGATAAAGTTTCTATGCTTTTCGATGTTGGATTGATACTTAACATATCCCTCTTCATGCATTTCAGGCATAGCGTTAGATTGGAAACGAGTAGTGTCACCAATTTGACATCCGCTTAGGTCAAGCACACTTGAATAATCGTTGTCAATTAATCTTACAACTACTTCCCAGTAATTATCTGCTTTACGAACTGGACGACTAACAACAATACATTGTTGCATTGTTTTATCAATCTTAAAGATGTCATATTTTTCGTAATATCTCTCTTTGAAAGCCATTACGATTTCTGAACCATTTTCACCTGTTTCAGTGGGAACATCTGCAAACTCAACTCTCTTGATGTAGTTGGTTTCAACTTCCCATTCAAAGTACATTGCATCAATACTTTGATATCTATTTCCGGACTTAACGTCCTGATAGAAAATATTTCTTAAAGACTCTGTTAAATAAGAGGCTGTAAGTTCTGGATAAAGTCTTGATACAACACCTAACTTAGTTGGTCTAGTTCCTAAAAACTTATAAAAATCTTCATAAGTTCTAGTTTCCGACTGTGTCGGTCTGTTTGATACAAAATTTGCTACTATCATACTTGTTTAAATTATTAAAAATCTATATCATCAATAGTTTTTCCTCCATTATTGGTTGGAGGGATATCATCGCCTTGTTTAGGGGCAGGTTTGGTAACAACTTTAGTTGTCCTTTTGGGTTGTACACCCTTTTTAGCATCCTCGTATCCAGCAGTATATGCTTCACGTTTTTGCTGTGCAATCTCTTTAGCGTAATAATCAGTGAGCGATTCAAAGGCTTCATCTCCCTTAATAGCAAACCATGCCATTCTAACTAGTGTTTCAGGGTCATCTAATGCCTTACCTAACCAGCTAACTCCTGCCGCATCTGATGTCAGTATGAAATCGGCAATTTCACTTAAGTCCTCTTGTCCTAGATTAAGCTCTACGCCTCCTATCTCTGTCAGGTTTTCTAAAGCCTGCATTACTCCATCTTGGAACTCTTCAAACTGCTCTTGTCTTTCCTGTTGATGTAACAACTCTTCTTGTTGACGTCTATCGTTTTCGGCTTCCTTATATTCTTGACGGATACCTTGCATCTTTTTTTCAAATAAAGCTGGATTAGCTTTTTCTTGTTCGAGAGCAGCATTGATTTCTTCGTCCGTAATATCTTTAACACGAGATTGTAAGTCCAGTGCATATAATTCATCATCGGTAATATTATCAATCTCGTATTGTGGATTGCCTTCCAATGATTGTTTATAATTCTCTACTGCTAATTGTTCACGATATTGAATATAGTCCGACGGAGAAATTCCATTTGTTCTTAAATAATTAAGAAGACTTTGTTCCTCCTCGTCAAGTCCATAATCTACATCCGAGTCGTCAGAAGTTAAAATGTTAAGTTTCTCTTCATTGGAAAGAGATTCCCAATCAACTTCTTCAATTTCACCTTCTTCATTTTCAAATTTAAGTTTTGAAGGGTCTTCGATTCCTTTGCTTTTCAACAAAGAAATAATAATATCTTCTTCTGTTTCCGGACTTTGTTTAGGTTCTGGTTCTACTGGAGGAGTATCTGTTCCTCCTTTGTCTATAGTTCCATCCATCCATTCCTTCTCTTTGTTTAGAGAGTCAAAATCTGGTTGTGGAGATTCACCATCATTATTCGGATTTTGAATAATAGGGTCGTCTTCATTAAAGTCTAAATCCTCAATGTTCATTGCCATATATATCCTTTTAAAAGTTATTTGCAAATTTAACGATATTTTTCCAACTCTAAAACTAAATGTTTAAGAATCTAAAAAAATAGTTAAAGTTGTATATTTAAATTAAAATTTTTATCCTACTATATACCCGAAAGCTGCAAATGATAGCGAAATGGGTCCATTAGAATAGTTCCAGTTAGCTGTTCCCCAACTGTCATTATTATTATTAGCCTGGTGATATTCTCTCACTCTAATTACTCCTGAAGTATTAGGGTCTGGAATTGCATTACACCAATGTGCTCCAGCACTTCTACCACCTCTGCTTGTTATAGAAAAATCTCCATTGAACTCTCCTGTATCTCCAATTACAGCTGAAACAGCAAGAACATTTATAGTACTTCCTGATGCGGGAACTAATGTAATTGTCATCAGTCCATCTTTAACTGTAACTTGAACATCGGTAATCCTTGCTTTCTTTCCTCCAATAAAATACCAATCAGTAGTAGAATTAGTAGCTCTTCGTATCGTACCAGCTACTAAAGTTACTGGATTACTTCGAGTACCGTCAACCGGTTGAATATAACTCTCAATTAGGGAAATTAACTGGTCTTTTCTAACGTATTCTTCTAATCGCTTGTCAGTTTTATCGTTAACCCACTCTGAAGTTACTACTGTTTTAGAATCATCGTCAACCGGAATGTTAAATCCTGAATCATACTTTGGAAATTCTCCATTTGGAGAAGCCTTAAATATTGGAGCATATATACTAGAATTTATTTGTTTAGCTCCAACAGTTACAAGGTTATCAGAATAAATTCCAATATTTCCTTCAGCCAAAGTTCCTATATTAAATCCTTCCTTTGTAAAGTTCAGGTCTTGAATACTTCCGATTCGAGTTTTTATATTATTAATATCCTCCTCTTCTGCAATAGAGTTTATGTTCAATAAATCAATATTGTTGTGAGATAATCGAGTAATCGGCTTTCCATTGGCTACAAAAAAAATTTTTTTTCCCTGTAGAGCATTAGATATGTTATCATAAATTACTTGTTCTGCTTGAGAAGAAGCCCCTATTAACTCAATATTTACATCTATTGATGAATTAGTAGATTCTATTACAGACAAAGCTATTTTAACGTCTTCATATATAGTACCTTCGTCTTCAGACTCATAAGATACTGTAGAATATGTGCAAAGAATGTTTCCCTGGGAAAACTCAATTGGCTGCCTAAATGATATACTATAAATATTTTCCTCTCCTTCTTTTTCTTCCATAGAAGCAATAGTAGAAAATTGTTGAAACCACATAGACGGATATATATATCCAGATTCATCAATAGGTTTATTTCTCCATATTATGTTGTCGACTTCCAGTGTAGATTCTCCTTTATTAATGTAAAGTCTAAATTCTCTCGTGGGAGATGCATTTTCAGATTTGAATTCGTTAGCAATTATACTACCACGAGAAAGGATATCAGAGTTAGATTCTATTCCAGACGAACTTATACTTAACGAATCCAAATCATTATTCCTTATAATAACATTAGAACCTTCGATAATAGAATTAATTCCCTCTTGATAAAGGTTAAATAAATCATTTATATTTATTCCATTTATTTTCCCATCTCCGTAAACAAGAAAACTTCCGTTTGTAGAAGAGTCTTCTTTCTTAATCACAAATTGTCTAGGATAAGGATTTGGAATATTAGCAGGATATTCTGTATATTTTCCTTCAGAAACTATATAAAATTTTTGAGAATTTAAAATGTACACAAATCCATCAGTTATATTACTTTCAATTGCTTCATCAAGAGTCTCAAACATTAGACCAATATTAGCTAAAGCTTGTTTCTTCTGAGAATCAGTGGTTTCTTGAACTCCAACAAAAGATACATAAGTAGTTCCTATCTCTCCAGAAAGATTAATTAAAGTCCCATCAACATATATGTATATAGAACCGGTTTCTTTGATATAATAAATTCCGTTTTTGTTTATATCGGAAATAGAATTTATACTTTCGATAATATCAGTATCAACTGCAATTTTCCCATTTTTAACTATATCAATAAATTTGTTACCCCATTGGATTTTTACTTGACCTTTGGTTTTGATGATGAAGTCTGAACCAGTAGAACCTATTGATTCATAAGCTCTTCCAAATAACTTTTCCATGTTATTTTATTGTTAATTCAATATCTTCCTCATCTTTTAAGATATTCATTAATTTATTAAAAGCATTAGTAGAAGATATTACTTGACCTTTAACTTTATTTTCTCCTACCAGTATGCAACCTAATGTGTCTTTAGCTGTATTTCCTACATGGATTAAAACTCCTTCGTATCCAGGAACATCAACTAATCTCGGAAGTTTTCCTTTGTAAGGTTTAGCCCATACTCTGTTTTTAAATTTTTCACTTACTACGTTCATTATAACTTTGTAAGTTCCAGCTGGAATAGCAGTTTCTCCGTATATCTTTATTTTTTTAATTTCATCTTCCGACATATTACTACTTAATCCTCTATCAACATCTTCTAACGTATCGCAGATATAATTTCCATCAATGAAAAGTTTACCGATAGTATAAGCGCTTCCTCTATATGTTCTCTGTACTAAAATTCGTTTCATAATTATTTGATTTAAACAAAAATACCACCGACAAAGGATTGCCGATGGTATTTATATTATGAGTTCTTACGTTTAATTTCGTCGAACATTCCAAATAATTCATCTACATCGGCTTCTCCAAATTTGACTTTTCCCAAAGTGAATCCACCGTTTTCTTTTAGTACAGCTTTTGCTGCATCACCTAATATTTTAGTATTAATGTTTCCATTTTTGTCAACAAATAGGTCAATCATATCATTATGTTTATCGACCCAATTTCTTATAACATATGTGACTGCCGTTTGAACTGGTAGCGAGGATAATCCGAAAAAGTTACTCGCGATTCCTTTTGCATACTTTTCAGCAGCTTGCATTAATATTTCTTTATCACTAACCATTATTGTACTTCTTTTCCTGTCATTAATTCATTGTATCTTTTTTTAATTTCTGGGTCATTTTCAAGAAGATTTAACATAGTGTCTATCTTTTCTTGTTTTGCTCTTAATTCCTCAGAAATTTTTTCCTTTGAGCGATTTATTGCAGCTAATAGATTATCTGCAGCTATTTTTCCATCGGGAGTAGCTACGTATTCACCAGCAAATTTATTGCTTATGAAAGCCATGAATCCCGCTTCATAAGTTTGTTTTGCAAGTTGATAATCATGGGATTGTGCTAATACAGTTTGTTCCTCATTAGATAATGAACCTACGCTTCTGTTAATTTCGTCAAGTACAGAAAGTTTCTGCATTTGCTGCTGTTGTTGCATTTTACTTAACGTTTCCAGTTGTTGGTAGTAAGATTTCTGTAAATCACCCAAGCTAGTAGAGCCATAAGCATTGCCAAACATGTCATTCGAGTTTTAAATTATTATTCTACTAATCTTAAGCTGCAGGGGCTGCAGGTAACGTAATTGTAAATACAGAATAAGCACAATGTGCTATCTGAGCATTAACTGTAGGAGAGTCAGAAATTACCTGTTGTGTAACATAATCAACTCCTTTCGGAATTAAAACGTCAACATATTTAGTAACAACTGGTGTTATAGTCTCCGGAGTTGTTGTTGCGTTGGTTGTTGCAATGATTGTAGAATAAGGATGTGTAACGACTTTGGTAGCGCCTTTACAGTCTACATATTGTAAATTATGAATTAAATCTAGTTTAGTAACTTGAAGTCCATTTTCGACTTCTGCCCATCTTGTAGTTACGGTTAGTGTTGAAGTAGGAGCTATATCTGTTCTTGCACCGCATGGTAGAGATGTATTAAACTCAAGCATTTGTGCTCCTTGTGTATCAGTGGTAGTCCCAAAGGGAGTGATTTTTATACTCATTACACAGTGTATTTTTAGGTAAATAAAAATAGAGGGAGACTACTTTCATAATCTCCCTTTAATATCTCTATTAGTTACTGAGCAGCACAAGTAGGGCAAGCCCCGTTTACGGCTGTGTTAATTGCATTCCAATTGGATGCAGCTTGACCAGCGTACATTCCTGTACCGTACTGAGTAAAAGGACTACAATATAAAGGAGCTATGCTTGGAACTGGTGCACATAAATCGCTATAAGCATACTTCAACTGTCCATCAATTTTATGGTCTAATTGTCTTTGCAGATATGCATCAACAGCCATGATTGATTTTTCAGTTTTGCAGCAGCAATTATCTGCATATCTTTCAGCATTAACTTTATTAAGCTCGAACATTAAAGGAAGAGCAGCAGCAGTTGCAGCTTCTTTCTTCTCTAATTCAGAGATTCTTGAACCTAATCTAGCAAATAAATCGGCTTTTTCTTGAACATCTTGTTCTCTGCGTTTGTATAATTCATCGCAAAGTCTTTGATTTTGAGCGTTGTCACGAGTAATTAAATCGATGTACATTCCACTCTTTTCTTGTAAATCTTCAACTCTTCCTTTCCAAATTTGGTTAGTTAAAACTTGAGATTCATTTCCGATTCTTTCATTTGTAGCTAGTGTTTTGCCATTGATATAGGTATATAAATCTATATCATTTTGCATAGATTCCACTCTGTTAGCCCAAGCTAAATTATCAGCTTGTTGTCCTTGAGCCATTGCAATAGTTTTTGCTTGTTCAGCAGCTTGCATAGCGCAACAGTTGTTGTTTCCTCCAAAGAGTCCACCTAAAATACCAAAAAATTAAGTAATCCGACGTTAGATTACCTGTCACCAATGAATTTCGACCTTATTATAATTTTAGACGTCTCGGTCTACATCCTATGATAACAATGCAAAAATACGGATAATTTTTGAGTCCTGCAACTAAATTATTAAAAAACTTTAAAAGTCCTTAATAAATATAATCGCACTCAAAATTTATCCGCACAGACTATTGATGAATGTAGATATACTGTAAAATTTTTATCTTATGCTAATAAAAAGCATATCCAAATAATTATTCCTCCAATTAATGAAGGCAACCCTCCTTCTAAAAGAGATTTTTTATAAGATAAATCATTATGAAAGTTTTCATAAGCACTACAACCTAGTACTGCAAATGACACAGGAATCAGACATGTGGTTCCCATACCCAATGTGATTCCAAATACTGCAGCTATTATCATGGAAATAATAGCATATTTATACCACGAAATTTTAATCATTTTAAGGTGTTCCTATTACGTAAATATAATCATTATCTTCAGTAGGGCTAACAGAATCTATTGTAAATGACTCAAAAGTATTTGCAGTAAAATATACCATAAATGAATGTACGTTTGTATACATCACTTTAGTATTAGATAAAGTTTTACCATTATATCTTAGAGTATATGTTACTGACAGCTGAGATTTTCTATCTAAAGCATTATCAGCTACAGTTAGCCATCCATTATTGTTATCTATACTGAGTATGTATATATTTCCTATAGTCTTTCCTCTAACATCGTCTATTTGAACAAGTTGATTATCGGAGTAGCTTCCTTCCACATATAATCTATTGTAAGATAATATTTCTGATTTTGTAGGACAGTAAGAGCCCGATGAACCATACCCAGTTTTAGAGTTAATCATGCTCCACGTCGCTATCTCTGCCATTTTCTAATTCCCTTATTCGATTATTCAATTTATCAATCTCTTGTTTTAAAAGTTTAATTCCTTCAATAGCTATGACTCCTAACATATCATATTCTACTTTTTTCACTTTTATGTAATCATCAACTTGGTCTTTGTTTTGATGCTGAATAATTTCAAACTCCTCTTTGTTAGGAACTTCAGAAGCTAATTTATAATCTTCAGAAACTATTTCTGGAATTATTTTTTCTAAGTCTTGAGCAATTGTTCCGATTTGTTTTATTCCTGATTTAGTAAAACTATCAGTTGGTATAGAACATATCTGGTCTAATGTATGAGTTAAAGGTTTGATATCGGATTTTAATCTCTTATCTGACTCTTTGAAGAATCCATTAACAGAGGCTACTCTTTGGAATTGGGCATTTCCATTGGTTCTAATAGACCATATTCCATCTCCAACTTCCCCATCCAGACAACATATATCTTGACATCTTATCCAAGAATTATTAGATTTAGAACCTAAATACATTTGTTGATTTGAAGGATGGTCGTAATGAGTAGTAACTAATGCTCCATACCCTCCATTACTCTGCCCGTTTCCTATAAACAGTTTATCAGCAGAAGTAGTATTTCCAGATTTACCTCTATAATTTATCCAACAGTAATCACCTTGAGAATCATCGCAGAAATTAAATTCGTTACTGAATCTTATTGTAGACTGTATATTATCCCAATTTATATCTTTAGTTAAAGCAATAGTACCTCCTTCTGAAGGAAGAATTACTTGTCTAGGAGTATCACTATCATCTTGTAATCTACAAGTATAATCAGAACTATTGCTATCGAAATCCTTATGAAAATCTATATATCTGCCTATCTCTATTACTCCATCCCCACCTTGAGTAACATTGCCGCTGCAATCTTTCCAAGAAGTCCAATGGTCAGCTTGATATGCTCTTATAAAAACAAGATTTTGAGTAATATTATAAAATACTTGAAGTTTATAATTATTACCGCAACTAAAGACTTGTAATACAGCTTCTCCTACTCTTCCTACGGGTTTATTGGCTATAGTATTTAATGTTGCGGCACTTGATTCCCACCATGAGCCTTGAGTTTTATAATCATTTAAATCGCTATTACTTTCTAGCCTTTTTTCACTAGGTGTAAATTTTTGCTCTAAACTTTTGTCAGTAGAAATATCTTCTATAATAGCAATTCTAGTATTCTATTTTAGCTCCAACGTTAAAGATTTTGTTGTCAGTATAAGATTGAGTACAGACTACATCTATCATCCAGGATATATTAAAAGAGTCTTTCCAACCCCTAAGAGCATAAATTCTTCCAATTATTCCAGCCCATTGAGAAGGATTTCGGCTTTCACAAAGTAATATTACAGAAGCTTTAGCATCTGGAGTATTCCCTATAAGTCTATATTCTGCAGCTCTTAAACCTTCCTCTGGAACAAAAGAATTTTCTCCCTCTGATATAACTGCTCCTTTTCTTTGAATAACATATTCTTGTGTCATAATAGATAATTTGAGGGAGAGATTAACTCTCCCTATAATCTATACTAAACTTACTTCTTCTGATGTATATCCTCCTGGAATTTCACTAGTGACAGTTATATCCGTAAGGTTTATATTAATACTTAAAGAGATATTTGCAGCTATAGAAGAACTTGCAGTATCGACATAAGCCTCTAAATATCCATTAGATTGTCCATTTTGCTTTATAACTCTTATTTTAGTTAAATAAATATTTGGAGTTACATCCATCACTTTAACTGTAACTTCCCCGTTACTTCTACATTTAAAAAAGAAAGTAGCTCCTGCTGTTCCTTCTTTTATAGTTACTAAAGCTGAATTATATCCAGAATCAGAAAGTTCTGCAAATCTAATCCATTGTCCAGCAGTTGCACTCGATAAAGTTTTAGCCTGATTTATAGTATCTAATTTTTGTTTATCAGCCGCAGACATTACACCTGCTTGAGATGTAGTAGCAGCATTAATTGTACTGCTATCTTCACTATTTGAATTAGTGGATAGTTCAATCGTTTTATTAAACTCTTTATAAATCTTTTCCTCAGTATTCCATTCTGCACCTACGAATTTCAGTGTAAGAGGTTTTCCATTCTCTTGTATAATTTCACAATCTTTTATATATTTGGGAATACTTAATACGCTCGGTCCAGTGAAAAACTGCCCCTTTACCCAAATTAGAGCACTATCCTTAATTAAAACAATATAGTCTCCTTTCTCAGTTAATGTTCCATCAGTTAATCGAGCTTGGAATCCTTCGAGCGTGTCAAAATGTATTATTACTCTTTTTTCTTCTTGAGCCATAATTTAATATTTTTATTCAGCAACAATTACATATATACCAACTAAATCCTTGAGTGGATTATAAACAGCTTGTCCGCTGTCCCTAGAACATAGATAAGTTACCTCATCTTGGGAATAATATTTACCTAGTATGAGTTGCATATTTCCGTTATAAGGAATTGGGTCTTCTTTAGTCCCTTCATGTGCTTCATTAATTTCTTCATACAACGAAGCGGTTTCTTTCCCAGGCGCTTGGTTCTCAAGTACAGGATTAACAGTTTGTTTAACTTTATATAAAAGTCCTTTGTGTGTTACTTTATCTCCTGCTTTCAAAGAACTTCCAATACAACTTTTCCATGTAGGGTATAGAGATTTACAAGTTAGTGCTTGAGTATCAGTTAAAGATGTGGTTGTTATTAGAATTCGTAATAGATTAGTCATATCCGCCATAGTTGGAAGTAATTCCTCATCTGATTCTAATTCTTCAATCTGAAAATCTTTCTTTACATTAGTCTTAATAGTAGCTACTAGACTAACATATTCATAATACTCAGAAGTAGCGGAAGAGTCCTGAATTACCCCTAATTGATACGAACTGTATTTATTAATGATTGCAAGCTCTTCTTCTAATGTAATATAAGCTCTTATAATTGCCTCTATGCATTTTTTGTAATCTGGTACCCCTCTTAAGTGTACTTGAATATAATCCCATCTTGTTTCTTCATGTAACTCCTCAGTTTCGATATCGTTTACTTGAACTTGTTTAGATTGAATATCATAATTATAGTAATATGTTCCATTACCCAACTGTTGAATTTTCTCTAGTTGAGCATTCATGCTTACTCTTCTTGGTTCTAACATTAGGTCTTATTTTAAAATTTACCGGAAATGTACATCTAAGTAAGGAATAGAATAACCTTTTATCCTTACTCTTAAAATAATAAGATTTGTTTTTGTAGACAAAATCAACTCGGAAACACTTACTAAAATTGATTACTTCTACAATATGAATATATTTATTATAAAATCTAGAAATATTAGTTTCCTTCCCATTCCAGTTCGTACATCTTAATCCTGTTAGTTTTTGAACTTTTCTTAGTAAATTTTTAGAATCACAATATTTTAGCCAACCTAAGTAAGCTTGAATCCTTCTTTTTAATTCTGTTCTTGAGATTTTTTTCTTCTTATACTTAGCAATCAATCTAAAAAGTCTGATTTTTACAGATTTTCTTATCAAAGTATGAGTATGGAAAAATTTATAACCAACAAAATCAATTCCTCTACTAACTACTGGGAAAATTTGGTAATTTGGCTTTAATTTCAATTTTAAGACCTCCTTCAAGTACGTCTTGATTGATACTAGAACGTTGTGTAGATAATCCTTATTATCGCTTAGAATAACTATATCATCAGCATACCTAAAGTAAAATTTACATTTCAACTCTTCTTTGACCCAATGGTCAAAGTATGTTAAATATAGATTTGCGAAGAATTGAGATAGATAGTTTCCAATTGGAACCCCGTCTGCTGAATAAATAATTTCTTTTAGAAGGGTTAATAACTTCTTATCCTTTATCTTCTTTGTGAGTATATCATTATATAGGATGTTATGGTCAATAGAGGGATAAAATTTTCGTATATCCATTTTCAAACAATATTTCGTTTGTTCCGGATACATATTTAAGACCTTTTTTAAATCATATGCTACATTATGTATTCCTCTATCCTTTATACACGAATATGTTTGTTTGATAAAAATATTAGTCCAGATGGGCTCCATGATGTTCATAATAGCATGATGAGTTATTCTGTCTGGATAATATGGGAGCCTAAAGATTAATCTTTCCTTAGGCTCATATATTGTAAATGTACTATATTGAGAAGTTTCATATGTTAAATCTCTCAATTTCAAAGCTAATTCAATATTTTCTTTATCTCTATGCTTATCATGTTTATTTATTCCCCATCTATTTCTTTTATTTAGTCTAGCCTTACTGTCTGCTAGATAGATATTATCAAGTGAATATATTTGTTCGTGCAAATATCCTATTCGTTTCAAGGTCTTATATATTTTAGTTGGAAGCGTTCGAGAATAATCCTACTAACACCCGTTATATTAAATACTACGTTATTTTTTGCCAAGGGGCAAGGACGCTATCTCAGACAAAAACTATTCTTACTCGATTCAATATATAATAAAGCTGACATTGGCATTGGCATTGCTGACCCCATTGTTAGAATTGAAGTTACTGAGACTGGAATTAGTACCATTATTAGCGTTGCTGCTAACGAGGAGTGTTTGCTACTAATCTGTCTGACCAATACAAAAGTAAAGAAATAGCGCCCTGATTTATATTTTAATTTAATTTAGTCTAATTATAGTGCGAAAGCCGACAGTGGCAATGGCATTGCCGACCCCATTGCTAGAATAGAAGGAACCGAGACCGGAAGAAGCACCATTATAAGCGCAGCCGCCAACGAGGAGCGTCCTCAATGCCGTGCTTCCTGAATTACACCAGTGGTAATCACACATGTATGTTGTTGTAGAGCCGCCAACTTCGGATGGAATAATTTCTCCAGTCCTTCCTAAGTCAAAGGCTTTTACATAACCATCTTTTGCAACCTCTATTCCCGCAACAGATTTACTTCCTATTTCATCAGTAAATTCTTCTGGGTCTATGGTTGTATATACATTACTGTCTTCATTTGCAGCATTCCTTTTTATAACTATACCTTCTAAGTTAGTCCAAATATCTCCAAATGGATTGTCGAATCCTCTCCAACGAGGCATTTTAAACGTTTTAGTAGCAACAGTAATAGAATCACTAACGGTGGTATCGGGAATAACAAGGTCTTTAATTCCAGTAAAATTGCCTATATCGTTACCATAACCACATGGAGTTAAAGGATAATAGCCATTATAATTATTCCAGCTAGTTCCATCCCATGTAGTAACACCATCTCCTAAACCACCTTGATGATAGCCTTCAGAAGTTAATTCTGCATTGTATGCAGCTTGAGAATTAAACGTTGCATATTCAATAACCCAACACCAATAGAATATCCACTTATAGTATTCGTAGCATAATAATTCAGAACCAGCATTTGTAGCATAAGTTCGCATATTTGCTCTTGTAGTATTAGTTCTTGGCTTACCTAAATCTGTTCTAAAGGCATCCGATTCCAAATAAGTATCTCTATCCGTTCTATTGCCTCCACCTCTGAATTGCGCAGTTGTATTAACTACTGATACTGCTTTTGGAGTACTAGAAGTAGTTGTGTCTACTGTGCATCTATAAGCGTCAATTAATAATTCCGGAATTTCTACCCATGTATCATCAATTTTTACAGTTGAGATTTTAACCCATCGTTTGTTTGACTTACTTCCAGACTTTCCGTAGAATTTCATAGTGTTTACTTTTACAGTGCCATCTGTTCCGTCTAACACAGAAGGCTCTCCGTTTTCTTTTAATGACCAATCATTGGGGTTTAACCAATATTTTATAACCGGACCTTCTGCTACACAACCTCTAAATGATGATTGAATTGGAAGCTGTTTATGTAATAAAGGATTCCCAATTCTTGTTAAGGCTGGGTCGGCTACTGTAACATCCCATTCAACTCCATATGAATAAACGTCTTCGTTAACAACCATTGATTCGATTTCGTTTTGAAGATTTGTTTGTTCTTCTTGAAGTTGTTGCCACATGGTATTTAATAGGTCGAACTTTTCCTGAAGTTTACTACTTACATCTGCCCATTCTGCAGTTCCATCCTCGGTATTAACAAGCATCTGTCCAGTAGTTCCTCCCGAAGGAATATGTTTATTGCCAGCTGTAGTAGGATGCGTATAATTGTTAGCGTTTTCTTCTATTCCTTCTAATTTGGTTTTCTCCTCAGTGGTATAATCATTAGTAGATAAACCTTTTCCAGAAATCTTATCTACCTTATTACTTAGGGCTTCTGTTATAGTAGAATCATCATAGTTAGATAATCCGTCTAATTTAGATTTAAGTTCAGTAGTAAAATCTTCTTGAGATAAACCTTTTCCTTCTACTTTGTCTACTTTAGAATCTAGTGCAGTTTGTGTTGCAGTAGATATAGGTTTGTCATCGTCAGAAGTATTATCTACATTATCGAGTCCTATATCAGTTTTAGTTAAGGTAACAGCTCCTGTACGCCCAGCCACTGATGTAACTGTATTTACCTGTGCTCCTTCCTCTATAGTACCCAATTTAGTTTTTTCAGAAGTTGTATAATCTTCAGTAGAGAGTCCTTTGCCAGTTATTTTATCTACTTTCTCATTTAATTTTTGAGTAATATTTGTGTCGTCATAATTAGATAATCCAGCGAGTTTTTCTTTCTCCTCAGTGGTATAGTCTTCTGTAGAAAGTTGTTTGCCGACCACTTTATCTACCTTATTATTTACAGTTTCGATTGTGGCATATTTAGAATCACTTTCTTGTTTAGTATAAGCATCAACTTGAGGAACAATTAAATCGTCCACTTCAGACTTTGTATACACATCTGCTTTAACAGCATATTTGTTGTCTGATTCAACTTTAGTGTATGAATCAACTTGAGGGATAAGAGCGTCTACCTCTTCCTTAGTATAATAATCGGTAAGGTCAACATCTACGTGCTTATTTCCCAAAAACTCCCACTTACTTTGTTCTACTAGCCAAATATATTCGTCGTAAATATCGTTGGTTCTGGAACTTTCATTTGGGACTAAATATATCCTGTCTGGGTCTCCAGTTTGGGGAAGTTCAGTTACAACTGTAATTGTTTTCCCTTGCTCAAATTCGATATTTCCAGTTCCTAAGATAGATTGACCATTAAAGGTTTTAATGTTTGTTCCACTTACTAAAGCGTTTTGTTTGGTTTCTAGTTCACTTTTAGTAGCATATTTCTGGTCAGATTCAGTTTTAGTATAGGCATCAATAGGATTAGATACTAAAACATCAACTTCTTGTTTACTATAAGTTTCTTCTTTTGTGTAAGTTGTTGCTTTTGTAGCATACTTAGCATCAGATTCTTCTTTTGTGTAAGCATTAGTATGAGGAGTAATCATAGAATCTACTTCCTCTTTTGTATAAGAAATAGATTTTACTTTCTCATCTATACCGGGAACCGTATCTGCATTAACTATAAAGTTTCCAGTTTCTGCTTTAGAACCATCATACGTAAAAGCTATTTCTCCATTATATTTAACAACTAAAGCATTTGGATTAGGTAATGCTGTGGGAATGTCGTCTACATCAGCTTTCTTATCTAATAACGTATCTGTTTCTGATTTAGAATATGCATTTACGTGCGGAAGAGCGTCGACTTGCTCTTTATTATAAACTTCGTCTTTGGTATAATAGTCCTGAGGGTCAATTCCTACTGAAGAGTACTTGATTCCTCCAAAATAAATAGATTTTACATCCTTTACTAAATAAATAGTTCCTGGGTCAATGGTAGTAAGTTGATACTCATCAAAAGTATCAAAACTTTTGAGCGCAACAGGAGTTTCTGTACCCTCCCAATTAAACTTACATTCTATTCCGTTGTCTCCTTTTACAATAATAGTTCTGGATTTAGTATTTGGATTTATAACTAAATCAGCCCATAACCCACTTGTAGAAGTTTTTAAATCTACAGATTTATTAATAATGGGATTGTTTATTTTAACAGAGGAAGAAATTTTCCCGTCTTCAGTCTGATTTATAATCGTATCCGATTCTTGACCTCTAATAAATAAATCATCGACACTAGCCCAATATTCCATACCAGTGTTAGTTTTTAACACTAACCAATGTTCTCCAACATAATTAGCAAGTCCATTATCAACATCGGTTTGCGTAGCTACGTGTCGTAGAAAACTAGATATTTTAGTATCAGAATCTATTTGAATAGAGGAAACTTCTTGACCGCTAGGGTTCTTTCCGATAATCTTTATTTTATATCCATCAATTTCTTCTGAATCAAGTTCTGTAATACCTTCTCCAATAGAAGTAATATAATTTCTAATAGCAGAAGAAGTAGGGATACTATCATTTTCTGTGTCTACTTCATTAGACACTTTATATGAGCCATACGTAGTCCATAAATAGTCTAGTTGGCTCATATTACGTGGTCTTTGTATTTCTTTATTCTTCATAGTTAGCCCAAATTAATGATGCAATAGTATCTTGACTTGGAACAACACTTCTAACCCAGTTAGTAGTTGCAAGTCTTTGAGAACTATCGTTAGCGTCAGGAGACATAGCAGATTGAGGAACTCCAGTAAATACAGGAGAATCAATGGGAGCTTTTAACTTCATATCTGTCTGTAGTTGACTAATATTTTCCTTATTAGTTGTTACCAGCCCTTCAATTCTGTTCTCTTCTACTTGTGCTCTGGAAGCTTCTGTGACAATATCATTAGCGTTTTTTGCTTTAGCAGACAAAGCCCTAGATGTCTCTGTAGCCAAATCACTTGCAACTTTTTCGACGGAAGTTTTAACTGTTTGTGTATCAGTACTCAATTCGTTGATTACAGTAGCAAGGGTTTTTCCATCGTGTGTAATATTTTCAGAAGTACCTCCTGCATATAAAGCATTACCTTTCTTTTGTAGTAAATTATTCTCTCCAACAAACAGTCTAACATCCGCAGATAGCTTGTCCGGTCCAGTTCCCAATTGTTCCACTTTAGTAAGCTCAACTACTTTATTGGGGTCTGAATTGTCTATAACCCATTCTCTAATTAAACTCCCTACTGGGATATTAACTACTTGTTTGGTTCCATCCAGTAATTTAAAGGTAATTACAATGGCTTCTTGGTCAGGGTCATATTTAGCATCTTCTACAACTGTAGATAATCCTATAACATGTTGTCCTACAATTGCATCATTGACTTTAATGGTTAAGATTCCGTTTTCGTAAGTAGAAGCAATCTTACAAAAGATTCCATCATTTTTGGTAATAACACTATTTCCATCAACTGTAGATATTTTTACAATACCTGAAATTTCAGTTTTATCAACAGTTTTGTTAATGGTTAAATCTACAGTATTAGTGTCTACAGCTTGAATATTTACATTATTAATTGCTTCATTAATTAATCCATCCAATATTTTTAAAGCATTCATAACTGAAGTAGCTTCTTTTAAATACGTGGTGGATTGGTCAGGATTATAAGCTCCGTCTCCACTTAATCCAACTCCTATCTGAGTTTGGTCTAATTCAGACTGAATATTAATATCCTTATTCTCTAATGTGCTTTGCAGAGCCCTTACAAAATCTTCAATACCTCTAAGAGTTCTAAAATTAGAAGTAGGAAGTGGGTCTCCCATAATACTGGATACCACTTTGGCAAGAGCATCTTTTAACGTATCTGAATCAGTAAATCCGGTTAAAAAATCTTGTAGTTCCGGAAATGTATTAATTTGAATATTGGCAGTATCCTTAGTACTCAAAAATCTATGTAGTTCATTAGATACTGCAGTTAACGAAGAATAATTTAAAGTAGCTAAATAGCCTTTAATATCTTCTACTGAAGTTCCGACGACAGCTTGAAGTTCTTCTTTAATTGTAGAAACCTTTTCAGTAAGTTTATCTAACTCAGTTCTTAGGTTTTCTATAGCCCTAGCAAGTTTCTTTAAGCTATTCAATCCTTCGGGAATTGCGGTATGGTTAGTATCGCCCCAGATTGCATCGTCTGCAGTTTGTCTATCTTGTATTTCCTGATTTAGTTTTTCTTCCAGTTCCTTCAGTTTACTGTTTAAATCATTGACATCTGTGAATGTAATAAGTTGTTTAAACTCTAATTCATCATTTGTCTGTTTTCTTACCACCCACCACAGAGATTGTTCATCTGAAGTAGAGTTTGCTACTATTTTAAACAATCCTTTATGAAGGGTTGCATTATTTTCTGGAAGACTATAAAACTCTTTTAAAGCAGCTTCACTCTCAAAAATATAATTGTTTTCAAGCGGGAAATTTCCAGTTCTGCTAAAGCTGCCTATTAATTCACTATATTGTCCCATTCTTTAAGGTTGTGTGATTGATTGAAATTTATAAGTTACTTCAGAGTTAAGAAAAGCTAGTACTTGTTTGTAAACATATAATTTATAAATTACATCATTAATAGCTCCCGGAACTTGGAATGGTATATCACTAATTACATCAAATGCTTCAATTCCGAAATTTTGTGCAGGAGTTATTACCTCTACTAAATCCGGATAATTCTTGGGCATTGCAACAAACAAATGTTTAGGTTCTGATGGAGTAGAGAAATTATATTTATGTGTAATTTCTGATACTGAATCTCCAGAAGCAACAAACTTATTATTTGTAGAGTCTGAATCAGCAAGTTCTTGTAAATATTCAAACGATACAGTAGACGCTGTCTTCCATTGAGGAAGTAAACCTACAAATATTGGTAAAGCAACTTTAGTTGTGCATGTAGCAATATGTTCTACTCCACTAATCAATGTTACTACAAATTTAAATTCTGTGTCTTCTGTGATTGGGTTAGATTCAACTGAATGGGTTCCATTTTCAAAATCTTCTTCAGTAAATGTTCCAATCAATATTCCATTTTGAAATAATTCTGCATGTTGCAGAGCAATTACACCATGTACTTGCATATCCACAATAACTGATTCTCCTACTATAGCAGTGGGAGGAGCACTAACTGCAACTGCTTGTCCGTAAAAAATAGCATCCATGGCTTCTTGAAATGTAACCTCATCAGCCACTTCTGAATTATCCTCTACAAAACCTACGGTTGTTTGAACTGGGCCACTAGTTTTCCATATAGGCTGATTATTTTTAATTTCTTTTTGAAGTTCTTCTTTGAGATTGCCTATTTGTTTATTTAATTGACCTAATATAACTAAATGGCTGTCTTCAGTACCTTCAACTCCTGATTGTGGAGCTGTGAACGGAATTGTTCCATCGCGCTGTACATAGTGTTTTCCATAGATTTCCCTTAAAGTTCCATGTGGGTCATATGCGTTTATGTGTTCCTCAATAGCTCCTTTTGCAGCTTCTACAACTAAACTATTGATAATACTATCAATTTGAGCTCTAGAATAAGTTTCAGCTTTTGAATAGGTATCGCTTTTTTTGTAATATAAAGCAAGTCTTTGATTGAGAATAGTCATGAATCCATGAGGGTCGATATCAACCAAATGATTACTCATTACAGAGTCTACATATCTTTTAGTAGCTAAATGACTTTCTGCAATAGGGTCAACTCCTAATTGAGCTTTTACAAATGGAGTAGTTCCGTCTTTTTTAATATAAGGGCTGAATAAGGCATCAACTTCATTCTTTTTATAAACCTCTTGTTTTAAGTATACTTGAGAAAGTTTTACATAAACAGCAAGAGCTTCGTTTACCTTATCCATTATATGGTGTGGGTCATCTGCGCGTAAGTGACTATCCAATAAATTGGTCACAAATCTTTTTGTAGTTAAGTGGAATTCAGTAATAGGATCAACTCCTGATTGCGGAGCCTTAAACGGAGTACTTCCGTCGTCTTTTACCATTCCTGTTATTTTTGAATCCACCTGAGGTAAAATACCATGAGGGTCGTCTGAATTTAAATGCGTTGTAAAGGCATCTTTAATTAATTGCTTAGCAATGGTGTCAGACTCTAATTTAGTATAAACAGAAGTTTTAGGGTAGACCCCAAGATTTTCTATTACTAACTGTTTTTCACTTTCCTCGCTGTATTCTCCTAGAAAATTATCTTTCTCTAGATACTGTGTAGTATCTTTAACTGGCTCTGCTTGAAGACAAGCTTGTCCTCCAGAATTTCCAGGGGTTAAAATAGCTTTACCTGCCATCTATTATTAATATAAAATTGTGAAATAAACATAGACTTTGTATCATCTATCTCGTTGTTCTCAAGCAAATCAATTAAACTTATTTGTTCAAGGATTAATTGATAATCTAATTTATATCCTTTTTCTAAAGAATGAAGTAAATCTTGGTATTCACAAATAACCTTTTCCTTGAGATTACTTACTGCATCCGCATCCGTGATTAGGAATCTGTTTAAACTCTGACTTGCATAATCCATTGCAACCTCCTATTTGTTCTATTACTCTCTCGACTTCGGCTAGCTGATTAAATTCAGTCATATACTCGATAACATTAATTGCCATCCAAACTAAATCTCTTCTATAAGTCAATTCTCCGATTTGAGCACTTTTACCCCAGCATTTACTAAATCCTCTATTATTAAATATTTGCTGGCACAAAGATATATAACATTTCTTAAGAAAACAAATGGACACATAATTTTCACTTATTCTAGAAATAGTTGTGCCTTCCTCATTTCTCTCTATAATTTCTGATAACTCTACCGCGGATACTTCCTCGTTTATATATTTATATACATTTTTTCCATCGGAAAAATAAACGGCATCATAAATGGGAAGAGCCGACCCGGCCTCTTTCTCTTGTTCTTTTACAAACCACTCTTGTGAAGGTAAAACGATATGAACTACATCGAACCATCCATCGAATCCGACAGGAAGAACAATCGGTTTAACTACATCAGAATGTTCAGTATAAGTAGGAACTTGAACTTCCGGACCAGTAGTTTTATTATATTGTAATACATCTATAGAAACAGTATCAGAATATTTAAACCTATTTTTTACAGTTACAGCAGAAGATTCCGGTAAATAACCGTTATCTCCTACTTCTGTAATATCTTTGACAATCACTTTACAAGAATCGTCAGCACAAACTTGTATTTTTAATTCCATTTTAAACTTGTTTTATTTTGTCGTTATATGGATTATTATCATATAATTGAAGTACTTCAACTTCTGTTCTCTTGGTATCATTTTCTGCCTGGGCGGTTTTATATCTTGCATCACTTTTAGCAGTAAACCATCCAAGCTCTCTTTCATTATCAACTTTTTGTTGTTCGAGTTGTAATTTAGCTTCATTGAGACTCTCAAGCTTAGTCTGGGCTTGTTGAAGTTGCTGTTGAAGTTGTTGTACTTGTTGTTGTAGTTGTTCGTTTTGTTGAGCCAACTGTTGAGCTTGATTGTTTTCTTCTTTTTGAACACTAAGCGCTTTTTGAGCTTTATATTTAAGTTCAGTTAAACTTTTAGCTGTTAATGCTTCGAATATAATGCTTGGGTCCAAATTTCCGGCCTTTATAAATTCAGGAATAACAGCTCGTATGGCTTCCATATCTTGAATAACATCAGTACTTGTGATGATATGAATATCGAAATCGCTAAGCGTGAAGTGTTCTGGAAGGGCGGTGAAAACTTTTTGAAATTTATCTCCTAATATAAGAGTCCCAGTTAATCCATTTTTGTATACTATTTTCGCAATATTTAAACAATCTAATAACATTTCATTAGTTACTAAATCCATTTGTTGATAATATTTTTTAGTAATTATAAATGAATTATTAAGACTTGTTTGTACATTAGTAACTGCATCCTTTTGTTGTATTCCGTTAAGCCTTTCTCTGAATACTCCTGTTATTGAACTAGTAGTTTGTTCTGTAGCTTCAATAGCTAATTGAATACCTTGTATTGTTTGAGCTTTTGCTGTATCATCAAATCCAGAGAACGTCGTGTTGTTATTGAACTGACGTCCTTCTTGAGATGTGTCAATTAAAGCAACTCCAGATTTTTTATATGCTATCCATTTTTGAATACGTTCTGTAAGTTTAACTCCTAATGCTGTCGGAAGTACAGATAAATCTAGCCAGTCTCCGGTTGTCCCGCTGTTGGCTATCAAATTATCTCGGAAAAAATGTAATAAATCGTATTTGTCTTGAAGGTTAGCGCAAGCTAATACAAGAGAGAAAGGTTCGTTATTTCTATCGTTAAAATAAACTCCGTTAACACTTAATCCACAGTAAGCTGGATTATCTTTACTTCTTATAACATTTTCAGATTCTCCTTTCAGAATATAAATTTCTTGTCCAATCCTTACAGTTTCATACCTCTGCATTACGAAATCTTTATCTGTTTCCGTCCATTCAACTTCATAAACAGGAATTAATTTGTAATTATAGGATTGGATATTTTCATCAGGGAAACCTGGAACTATTTCTCTTCCAGCATCTAATCCATCCGTTAAAGGTTCTCCAGTTTTTTGGTCAGTAAAGGACCTTACATAATAATGAGAAGTATCGAAACTCTCATGCCACATATCCTTTATTTTGGCAATATCATCTTTCGATAATTCTCTTCCATAGCAGTTAAGAATTTGAGCTTTCGTCAGCCATTTACGTACTACCACTCTGTAAGAATCCTTTATATATATAGATTCTGGGTTTCTATCTATAAATGTATTTAACGGGTTTAAAACTTCAATGGCGACATTAGTTTTTTCTGGAGAAGGTTTTACTCTATAAAATGTATATCCAGTAATAAGCAAATCAAGAAGCAAAGTTCTGAGTTTTGTTATCATATCAGTATTCCTTGATTGCATAATATATTCTACAACATTCTGCGCAGCTATTTCGTATTGAGATGTAAAAGATTGGTCTAAATCGCTGATAAGCTTTTGAAGCTGTTTTTCTATATAAGTATCAGTTATATTTTGCCCATCAACAAATTTTAACATTGCGTTTTGTAAATGAGCCTGAAGAAAATAATAGACTTCGGAAGAAATAGAAATTTCTTTTTCTCTAGAAATATTGCTTATTGTTTCAGAATCCTTGCAGGATACTTTTGGAATAATAGGAGTTCCTAAAAATTCTCCGACTAATGCATCCACATGCTTTCTAATCAAAGGAATAAATTCCACCGATGTAGCTTGACCCAATCCAAAATTTTCTTCTAAATATCTATATTGCTCTGCGTCCCTTTTACAATTGTAATAGTTGTATGCTTTTTGTAATCTATATTTCGGATATACTAGTTCTGAGATAGCTCTATCAGTTTTTTCTATTAATTCGCTATCTTTTTTAGTATTTTTCATATATTGGTTCAATTCTATTAACGTCTTCTTCTTTACAATCTTCTGGATACGTTTTGTATCCAAGTGAATATTCTACTCTCCAAAGACTTTTTGTTCTGAGTTCTTCTCGCATAAATTTAAGAAAATCTATGGCATCTAATTGAGCAGATATTACTAAGGGTTTGTCTATATTATTTAAAGCAAACTTAGCAGAATATCCTCCTTCAGGTAATTCTGTTATAATTAATTTGCTAACATATTCTTTACAGTAAATATCCCGAATGATATCGCGGATTGCTACTTCTAATTCCTCCGTAGTCATGGTATTCGTATAAATTATATTTTGGAATATTAGATTTAGATTTAGGAATTATTCCCCATTTTTTTATTCCTCGCTCGTCATAGTAATATCCAAAATCTTCAAATTCTGAACTAATATCTTCTACCTGTTTTGCAACTACACCACCTAATTCTTCGTCAGCTAATTCAGCCATACCCATAGCTGCGACAATATCAAACTTTCTCTTATTTTCGTCTGTATATCTATTCAATTCATCCAACATTTCTGGGAACCAAATAGTATGGCAATAGTCATTTACAAATGCAGCAATTAAGTCCGTTTGATGGTCAATTACGGCAACAGTGGCTGGAGCACCGTAGGCTTTACTAAGCCCAGAATTAATATCTGGCATTGTAGCTCTAGGTCTTCTCATAAAGAGATTTAGATATTTATTTTCTCTTGCCCATGTAAGAATAGATACCTTAGATGCTTCAAGTACACATTTACAATTATAATATTCCATTAGTCTAACTGCCATTTTATATGCTTCTCGGACATCATTAGGTCTATCTTTATAATAGGCAACATACTCTGGGTCTCCTTGCCCTATAACTCTTTTCTTAATTACAATACAAAAATCAGAAGGGTCTTTAGTAGCTTCGGATGTATCTTTTTGCCCAATATCAATACTATCTATTCCGGCTACATACATATTATTCATTTTCGGTCTGCAGATGGGACGTCCTGCATCATCATATTCGACTGTGGTCCAAACTGGATGTTCTCTAATATGAACCTTTCCTCCTGAATTTTTTATCCATTTAAATCCAGTTATATTTTCTCTTTTATGAGTTCCATTAAAAGAATACTCTAACATCCCATGCTCGATAGGTTTACCCATCTTGTCTGCTCTAATAGTTGCAAGTTGTTCAGCAATTAAAACTTTGTTGAACTTATTGATTCCTTCTAGAGCTAATGCTTCGTCTGCATTAAAACAATATTCAGCACAATAAATTACTAAAGCCTCTGGGTCATTTACCTTCTTGTCGCGTTCTGCTTCATAATAAGCTTTAGCCTTTTCTGGATTTGTCCATCCTCTTTTATCAGTAAGTTCAGGATGATTAGGGTCATTAACGATTGAATAAGCTGGAATAAAATATGCAGAGATAATCTCTGCCCCGTCCATAGTATAATTATGCCGGTAAGGTAATGCATCATAAACCCAAGGTTTTTCGTAAGCATCAGCAAGTCCCTCTAGCGCAGGACCACTGTCTCCACCAGTACCCCAAGCCATTTTAATTCCGAACCTAGCTCCCTGAATTCCTACTAAAGCATCTCCCTGCATGAAAGCTTTTTTCCATTTGGGCCAAGAGCCACTTTCTTCATATATAAGTAAGTCAGTACGGTCTCCACGAATTTTATTAGGCTTATCAGCCACAATTCCTGTAATTTCAGACATCCATCCTTCTTCGATTTTTTGACCGTTGACTACTTTATAATGAGATGCTCTTTTAGCCATCACAGTATCTTGGATTTGTCTCAACTTAAAGAATCCTCCATCTGTGCTGTCATTTATCCAGTCAAGTTGTTTCCAGCACTTATCTAATGTTTTAGATACATAATTATCAAGTTGAGCTGCAATCACCACAATAGCGTTACGTCTACAATTGTATGTATTTACTGCAATTGCTGCACCTATTTCTGAGAATCCAACTCCACGAGCTTTTAACCCGATAGCATTTTTACGTAACCGTTTACATAATTCAATATAATGAAAATATTCATATTGTTTTACATAAAATGATGGAAAGGCATAAACTCTACCGGCTCCAGCTTTATCCGCAGAAGTTAAGTCCATTAATTGATAATAATTTAAAAAGAAATAATTATCACCAGTAATTGTATAACCATTAACAGTCATTCCATCTCTACAACGTATATATTCTTGAGTCCAAAAATCAGCATATGGTTTTGTTCCTGGCCTAAATCCTCCATAATGTCCAGTTCTCAAGAATCCATCTCTGGCTTCTGTAAACCACTCCCATTTAAAATCCAATCCACGAGTTTTATCGATAGGTTTATATCCTGTAAGTTCATAGGAGAGAGTAGAATCAAAAAACTCAATTCTCTCTCCTATTCTTACATCCCATTCCGAATGATATTTAGTTTCTATTAAATTATCAAGTTCTTGTTTAAATTCAAGGTCTTCTTTTTGCTGAACTTCTTTTACTATTTGTTGGATTCGAGCTGGAATAGTAACTGCAGGAGTTTCAGATTTTTTCTTTCTACCTCTAGCCATACTTAAAATCCTTTAGGTATAAACCCTTCAACTGCACCGGCTCTTAGAATAGATTGTTCAGATACTTCTTTCTTTACTTGTCCTTCTAAAAGTTTTAATTCATCATTTACTTTAGATAAACTAGAAATTTCAGCCATAATGTCTTTAACCTTGAAGATTGGCTTTCCAGTTTGTAAATCTCTTTCTTCTGGGTCTATATTATTAAAATAATCAATGAATTTATCGACTGTGTTTTGTGCAGCCTTTAACATTTTTATAGAACGGGTTTCTTCTTGTAAGGCTCTATACTTTCTACAAGCCGCTCTAAATAATGGGTCATTAAATTCTTCTTCTGTAAGTCCAGCATCCTTTAATGCTTCTTGATGCCTTTCTTGTTCTGAATAATCTGAGTAGGGGGATAACCAGTCAAGAGCAAGCCAGATATATTTAAATTCTCTAAATGCTCTTTCCCCATGTTCTCCCTTCTTATCCTTAGGCGTAATATTTCTCTTATTATCCATCAACGCTTCAAATTCTCTTATTAAAAGAATTTCAGGTACATTAAGCTCTACTCTATTATTAACACTATCATATAGAAATATTTTCTGCATAATGGATTAAATTAACGATAAGCAGTTCCTATTTCATAAGAAACTGGCGAATTTTGATTAAATGTTATTCCGTTTTGTTGTACTTGTCTTGATTGCCAACTAATAGGTGATTGATTCGGAACTCGGTATCCTATTTTTGGAGTTGGGGCTGCTTGATTATTTGCAGAAAATACTGGTTTTCCAAGAGGGGAATTAGACATTACTTGATTATCTATCTCTTGTTTCATATTACTAAAGGCTTGTGCATGTTTTCCTCCTTTGTTAGCAATTTTTTGAAAAATAGTAGATGCTCCAACTAAACCTTTCTTCGCGATTTGTTTATTCATAAGACTTCTTTGAAAATCGCTAATAACTCCACCTCCTTGTTTTTTCGCAGGTTTCTTTATAGACTTCTTTTTAGAAGGATTGTCTTTGTTGAATTTTTTAGCTATTTCACTGTTTGGATATGCTTTTGCGTATGCAGCAGAATCTGCTTTTGCTTCGCTATCCACTTTCTTTTTCCAATCCTTTTCACTCAACATTTTATTTCCGCCTTGGTCCTTTTCAATAATTGGGCCTCCAGTCTGCTTCTTTGTTGATTTCTTTTTCATCTTACCTCCACATTTATCCATCTCAGCTCTAAAATCTCTAACTACTTTAGTTCCTTTTTCTGCTTTAGGAGTTGCTTGTTGAGCTTGCGCTTTTTTTATACATTTACTACAAATTACTCCACCTTTTTTAAAATAATTCATTTCAAAGCCTTCGGGGCATTGACCTCTTAACGCTTTTATATAATTAAGTTTTGCACCTTTAGCTGCAGTTTGTATTTGTTCAATTCCTTGCGTCATAAGTTGTTCAAATTGTTTACGTTGTTCTTGTAACCCTTCTTCTCCGAGTTCTTGTATATATTGATTTAATTCAGATTCAGATTTAGCTCCAGAAATTTCTATGAGATAAGCCACAAACGCCTTCTGTTTTTCATCTAGCTTTCCTCCCTGTTTGAATTTATTAGTTCCCCACATAAATTGCTGTACGTAAGGATATTCAGCATAATTTCCAATTTTTTCATATATAGGATTATCACCAGGAGATACTGTTAAATTCTCATCAGTTATCATCATAAAGTCATTTCCTTGATTAAATCTTCTTGAACTAGGTCCTATGGTTCTATAAGGCCCTTGAGAAGAAATTCTTCCAGTGATAGGAAGTTGCTCAACAGATAATGTTGGGGCGCCTGCAGAAGGGGCAATAGGTGGAAATGGCTTTAAAGGTTCTGCGGGAATCATAGGGTCTATGCTGTTTCTATAATAAGAATACGACCTTAATGTGACAGGTTCATCATTAGACTCAAATTTTTTACCATAATGCTTATAAGAACGTGGTATCCTAGGAGCTGTGATTACAACTTCTGGGATTTCGTTAGCTGGTTTACCCTTACTTTTGGTAGGATTGTCTGCTATCTGAGTAGTATATGTACCTTTTCCCCATTGAAATTGCTTAAGTCCTCTATTTCTTGCCTCTTTAAAAGCAGTATTGAATGATTTAACTCCTCTTAAATCATCCTGAGCAATTTCAGAAACTGTCTGTAATTTAGACGGCTTACTAGATGTACCTGGAACGTTAAATGAAACTCCTTTTAGTGGGGCTGTGGACTTCTTTTGTTTGGCAGTATTCCGTATGATATCTGGATTGCTTTTCCACGTTTGATGAAGTTGTTTTAAAGTCTTTTCATCTAAGCTAGCATCTCCATAAATAGTCTTAATATGACCCATCAGTTCAGGGTCGAATGTTATTTTTTTCGCCATATTTATAAAAATAAAGGAAAGCTAATTTAATAACTTTCCTTATCTGTTAATATATTTATTATTTTTACTATACCTTTATCAGGTCCTTTGTATTAAAGATGGCTTCTTGCATTAATCCATCAACTGTAAACCACCTGCATTTAATTCCTTTTAAAGGACTTTTTTCTTCAGTTTTACTTTTAGGACGAAGAGAATAAAGTTCTTTCTGTACAACCAACATAATTGGCTTATTAGGCAAATCTTGCTTCAGAGTAACTGTATCTCCAGGCAAAAAGAATATTTTTTCTTCCATATTAGTATTTATTATAAGCTGTTAATTTTCCTTGAGCAGCTTTTAAAAAGCGCTGTCTTAATTTTTCATTTACTACCGCAAGCACACGCAATTCAGACAAATATACGAGTCCCATTTTAAAGAATGGAATTGGAGTTTGAGAAGGTTTAGTGAAGAATACATCATCTCCTTCTCTGACATATTTGGTTTCTGGACCAACTTCTATAACTTTACCTACCATGATAAAATTCTCTTCTTCTTCTATTTCTCCATTGTCTCTATTTTTAAATTCTGGTTTATGTCCTCCTAAATCATAGATAAGTCCAGTTGAGCTTACCTTAATTTTTTGATAGGGGTTTTGGTCATAAGGTCTAATTATCATATAATTAAAAACTGGCATAATTTCCAGCCCGTTCATATTATCAGCGATACTCTTAGCTCTTGTATTAACATCCTCAATATAAGAGTCCATTTTAGCAGTATATTCGTCTACTGAATTATTAAATTTTACAGCAGCATCTCGTTTCATCCTTTCTTCTACATCTTCTGCAGAATTTAAAACAAAATGCTGAGCCCCTGACTCAAGACCTACGACTTGTTGTGCAACCTTAACTTCTTCTACGTTGTGCAATTCTAATGATTGCGGATTAAATGTTTTGTTTTCCATAATTCATTTTCAATTTAATTACCATTTTCTTGCGGGACAGTTTTCTCTCGATAAAGTAGTTTTAGCTCTTAATCTGCACCCGCATCCTCTATAATAACCATCTTTTTTCTCAGTACTTACATCCCCTGTTTCAGGGTTTAGCCATAATCTCATATTACACATACCGCCAAGCTTTGGGGTATAAAGAGGACATTTCAAACAAATCCTCATCCTAGGTTCTGAAATGTCTTGATTAAGACTAAGAACCTCATTTAAATGCCCGGTTACTATATTTCCTATTTCCATATTATATAGAACAGTATTAATCCTTTCGACTATTAATTATCATTGCTTAACATTTAAAGCGTATTAAAGGCTTTAAAAATGTTCCTTTTATTACTTTTTCTACTCAGATTAATATTCTATTCTTTGTCTTTTTGCTCTTTGTTGTTCTTTTACTACATTCTTTTTATGGAAAGAAAATAATCTTTTTACATCCTCTTTTAAGTATTCCAAATTATAAATAGTTTCATTTCCCTCATGGTCATAATGAACCATAATGAGTTCTTTAATTACAAAATCCGGATTTAATTGTTGAAGCATGTAAGCATATGTACTTAACTGCATAGTATAGTGCATATAATTACAATCCATTAAATTATTAAGGGGATATAACATAGTAGCATTTCTTTTAGTAGTTGTATCAAATCCAGATTTCTGGTCGATTTTCTTATTAGTTTTATAATCTACTATGTAGATATCGTTTCCGTTTTTAATTAAAAGGTCAATCTGACCCGCCACTCTCAAGGTTCCGTCTTCTGATTGATAATAGATAAGGTATTCTGGATATACTCCATTTTCTAAATCTAAATCTGTATAACCCTGTCTGCATTCAAATTTCCCACCTAATCCAAATTTTTTTAAACTAATATCCTTGGGCTTTTTATAATATTGATTTTCAAGCTCAGCATGGATTTTAGTGCCTCTTTCACAAGACTCTTTATTAGTCTTTTCCCATTCCTCTAGTATTCCTTCTTGTATCTTATTAAACTCTTCAGTAGAAATATCATATAAATCCAAGATTGATGTATCGAATCTTTTTGTGGTAAGTAATGATTTTTTTTCTATTCCCCAATTCTCTTTAGGTATAAGTTTTTCTAAAGCTTTATATGCGCTCCAGAATTCTTTATCAAAAGGTTGAGTAAATTGGTGAATAAGAGTAGTTACAGAAATGTACTTAGAGTTGTCATTTTCATTCCAGTAAAGATGTGCTTCATCATTATAGCAAACTTCACCATTCTTTTTATCAATTTTCATGCTCGTATTATTTTTTGTTTATCGTTGCATTATAATTTAGTAACGTAGAAAGTATTTGTGTGGATGGTGCAATACAAGTATTATAATATCCTAAATAGTATTGTTTAGGCTTATCGTAGAGTACAACAATTAACCCTATTGGAGCTGTCGCTCCATCTGAATCAATGCCATCAATTGGATAGATAGCTGCAGCGTGCGCTTCACATTGTCTCAACTTTTTATAAAACTGAGGAAAATCTTCTTTTAGGAACCCGATAGAATCGGTTCTTAAAAATCCTAATCTTCGTATCTTTCCTACTTCGTCAGAATATTGCAAGTAAGGAAGGTCACTCCAAAGTCCAGTATAGCTGTCAACTAACCCTGTGGGAGAATCAGTTAATGCCGTTAAAAACATATATGAAAATCCTTGTAGACTTTTCTTTGTGTTGTGAAACGATATTAGAATTACGTTTGTAGCATCTGCATCTTTATTCTTAATATTTTCAATCTGCTGTTTAATTTTGGGTGACATTTTAATAGAGTATTCCTCTGCTTTTCTGTTGCTATATTCAACAGATTCAATGTAATCAGTTATAAATACCTTACCTTGATTTACTAAACATACTTGAGTACACCAAAATAATAAGGCTACAATGATAATTGTCTTAACCGTAGGATTGATTTTGTCGATATAGCTAAACACCTTTTTGAAGAAATCTAACATGTTAAATACAATACTTCTTTTTAAATTTAGTTAAATACTTGCTTTTAAAATCTTTTTTAACATTTTCTACATTATTCCATATAATATCACTATTCATTTGTTAATGTGCAAATTTAGCGATATTTTTGTAGTCTACAAAATAAATTTATTAATAATTTATACTATGATAGGAAAAATTAATTTATCGGAATCTTTAAAGAATGCTGCATTAGCATACTTAGAAAGTTTAAGTTATGACGCTGCTCTACGTTTTAAACGAGGAGGACGTCTAGTTCCTAGATGTAAAAATGGAAGTGGAATTCATATTAAAAAAGAAAATAGAGGCAAGTTTACAGCATCTGCAAAGAGAGCTGGACAAAGTGTTCAAGAACATGCACGCTCTGTATTAAACAACCCTAACGCCACTCCGTTGCAAAAGAAGAGAGCTAACTTTGCCAGAAATGCCGCTAAATGGAAGCATAAAAATGGAGGAGTTATTCTTAGATGTAATAATATAGATGGTGAAAGTTTTATAAATTTATTACGAAAAAATTTCACCAATTAACTTTTAAATTTATTAAAAGGTTAATGATAATGAAATTTAAAGAATCTAGTTTATTAAAAAAACACAAACAACTTCTCGGAAATAAACGAGATAAAAGAAAAAAAGTAGTAAAATCTACTTCTCCGACTCCAGATTTAAAAAAGGCAGTAATTAAGAAACAAGAAGGGGGAACTTTATTTTCCATATATAACAGTATAGACCCGTACATTCCCCCAACGATTGATTTCAATGCCCCAGAATTAGAGACTGAAATAGTTACTAATCCCATTAAAAAACGGCAAGCGAAAGTAATAGAAGAAGCTAAGAAATCTACTACAAATTCAGAAGTTCAAGAACTTAAAGAAATAAATTCTGAAGTCCCCTCGAAAAAAATTCCTAAATCTTCTGAAACTTGGAAAAGTCCTTATTCAAATAAAAATGAATGGGTGTCTGACCTTACTAATGCTTATAAGAAAGCCGGAATTACTAATGATAATGCAATAAGGATGCTGATATCTCAAGATGCTTTGGAAAGTGGATGGGGACGTTCTGCGCAAGGAAAATTCAATTTTGGCAATCTGACTACTGGCAGTTTATGGAAAGGAGCTTATGTAGAAGGTAAAGACCATGATGTCAAAGGGAATCCAATTAAGCAAAGATTTAGAGCTTATGATTCTATGGATGAGTATGCAGCAGATAAAATTCAATTTTTAAAGAGACTATATGATTTTGACGAGAACGATGATATTGATAAATTCATATCTAAACTAAGTGGAGCTAATAAAGGCAAGAGAAGATATGCAGAAGCTACTAATTATGCCACATCTTTAGCGAATGTATATAACAAGTTTGCAGAAGGTGGAATTATTAAAGCGCAGAATGGCAGTAAATCAGAAGAACTATTAATAAAGAAAGCCCTTGAATTTGGGCAAAAGACATCTGAAAAAATGTCTCCTTATGATATAAGACTGATAGACTTCATAAAGAGTAAGGAAGGATTTAGACCTAAGCCAGAAAAGGATAAGACAGACGGTAAATGGACTGTAGGATACGGGCTTACCGACCCGAAGCTGATACGTAAATATAGAAACGGAATTACAGAGGAAGAAGCATCTAAACATTTGATACAGCATTTACAAATGGGAGCTGATTCTCTGGCAACAATGCCTTATTACGATAATTTGAATTTAGGAGAAAAGACAGCATTAAATGATTTAATCTATAATGTTGGCTGGAATAAGTTCAAGAACAGTAAAAGACTACAATCACATTTAAGGACAGGGAATGATGCTGGTGCAAAGAAAGAGATGAATCATGGAGAACACCAAGCAAGAGGTCTAAAGATTCGTAGAAATCAGAATAGACAAATGTATGATAGTACCTTTAGCTGGAAGTATAAGAAAGGTGGAGTTGCTAAGTATCAGCCAGGTGGTAAGACTTATACAGGTAGTACTAGTACTAACTACTATGGTGATGTAGTACATCATCTTCCAGTTTGGAATAAAGACGGAGAAACTAATGTTGGTTTGCCCGAAGTAGTAGTTACTCCTAGAAATAACTTGAATTTAGGAGAAACTGTAAATAGAGGAAGAAATGCCGCAGGAAATGTAGGTAAAGAAATACTCTCTGCCGTTACACCATTAGGAGATATAGAATCAGCAAAAGGTATTTATAATAATGCGACATCTGGCAACTATGGAAGTGCAGCAGTAGGATTAGGATTATTAGCTCTACCTAACTTTATAAAGAAGCCTTTGAAAATTGCTAGAAGAATTGGAACAGACTATGCGATGATAGCAAAAGATGCTGTAGGTTCTCCAAAAAGATTTATACAGGCGAGAAATGAAGGAACATATCCTCTTACTTATAAGGAGAGAAGGAGCTATTTAGAAAATGTACATAGAAAGGGAGAAACAGCCGCATCTAGGGTTAATAGTAATAACCAAGAAGATTTGAATTTTAGATATACTGTAGACCCAGAAGGTGGACATCAGTTTGAGGCTTTAGAAGGAGCTAATTCTAAATATACGTATAATTCTAAAAGTTATAAAAACTTTGATGACCCTAAAACTTCTGACGGAGTTAATAGTAGGGCATGGAATATAAACAGCCATATAAAACTAAGGCAGAGTCCCAATTCTAAATTTCTAAAACATCCTAATGAAACTGCATTTACAACTGCACACGAATTACAACATTCATATCAAAATGGCCTTTCTGACATTCGATATATGAGAGGTAATGGAGATAGCCCTTCTGTAACAGAATGGCATGAAGCATCTTCTGCTTTAACCCCATTAAAGAAAAATGTAGGAACGTGGGAAGGAGACCCGTTAGAATTAAATAGTGAAGTTATGGCATACAGGGCTGCACTAGGTGCGCCTAGATATAACTTAATGACTCCAGAACAACAATCTAGAATCTCAGAAGCTATAAAAAGAACATTTGGATTAAATTCTGGAGAAACTCACAATATGTTAAATGAATTAGGTAAATTAGGATATAGGAGTGGAGGTAAACTATGACATCGTTAAAGAATAAATTCAGAGAAGAGTTTTTGAAATCTTTCAGAGAAGAACTATTTAAAGAAGAATTAATAAAGGAGACTTCAAAATGCCCAGATATGTTTGAAAATAAAAATGAAGCAGTGGATGATAAAATTAGAGTACCTATGGAAATTAATATGAATAAATGGATTAAAGTTCCTAAAGAAGAGGATGAATGTATAGGTATTGTAGTACACAATAAAGAGCTAGACCCACTAGTAATATTACATACACTTAAAGATGCCAGCGAAAACAAAGCTTACGTATGTGCATCAGATAATGGATTCCGCCTATTGATAAAAGAAGGAGATGCAAATTGGAACGAATCTCCTCTACCTAAAGAATTAATAGATTTAGTTTATTGATTGTGCTGAGTATTCACTATAAAATTGTTGCCTTTTAACAGGTCAGTTTCGAGTTCTTCAAGATTATTAAGGTCTAATGTATACCAAACGCCTATATATGTAGCTAGATTCATAATTTTCTCATCTATAGGTTTATCTTTTAAACTTTTATGGTCTTCGTGTCTACTTGGAATATTAACAGACCTTCCGCCATATATGAGTTCTCTGCCATTAGATGTATAATTTGTATAGACATATAATCCTCCAAAGTCAGAGGGTAATTCTATATTAATAGGATACACTTTGAACTTGTATGACTGTTTAGAAATACCATAAAGTATAAATTCTGTTTCTGGCATCATAATCTTAGATTTTAAAATTAATAATACAAATATAATCAAAATATAGAAAATGAAAATAATTCACACTAAACATTTCCCCTTTGGAAGATATAGTACTATTAACTTATTTGGAGTACTATTTACTAAGAGAGATAATCTAAGTAAAACTACTATAAACCATGAATCTATTCATACAGAACAGATAAAGGAGATGTTTTACATATTCTTCTATATCTGGTATGGGCTGGAATATATTATTATAAGGCTATTTCATCTTACTAAAGACGGACAACATAAGACTTATAGAGATGTTAGTTTTGAGGAAGAAGCCTATAACAATGAGAAAAATTTAGACTATTTAAAGGCTCGCAAGCATTATTCATGGTGGAAGTACATAAAACCAAATAGCAATGAGATTCACTGAATTTCTAAAAGGTGTAATATCTTCACATTCTGGAATATCATCTAAAAGGCTATGTGGAGTAACAGGGTGGTTTGTGGCTATTGCAGTATTGATATATTGTACAATAGCTACAATTCAAGCACCATTAATGATAGATACATTTTTAATTTGTGTCATGGCTTTACTTGGCATAGATTCAGTAACAGGTATTTGGAAAAAGTTTAATGATGGTAAAGAAAATAATGCAGTGGATAAAAAGTAATGATAAGTTTGCTCACTTTATCTATAACTTTTTAATTGTAGTAATATTAGGAATCATCTTTAGTCCAGTTATTGGATTAGCGGCAGCTTTAGTAGCTTCGTTCAGTAAAGAAACTTATGATGAATTTACAGAGGATGGTTCTGGATGGGATTGGAAAGATGTGCTAGCTGACGCGATTGGAATAACGGCAGGATTAGCTATTTTATAAAGATAATATAATTGGGGATTTTTAATTTTTAACGTCTATGAGAAATTTTATTTTTGATGTGTGGGTTTGGACTAAAGATAAACATTCCAGACCCTTGAAAAGTATTAAAATTGAGTGTAAAGAGTTTCCTTCTGATAGGGAGTGTTGGGAATGCATGGCTAAAGATGATGAAGTTGCTCCTTATATGAAAAGTTCTAGTATGGAAATTTCTTTTAATAATTTAAGAGAATATTGTAAATAAAAAAGGCGGCTCTATTCAGAGTCGCCTTTTATTTTATCCCATTCGTCCTCAAGTTTGCTATATAACTTGATAAAACTTTCCCCTTCAGATTCGTATACTTTTACTCTAGTATCCATATTATATACATATAAAGTCCACCTTTCTAAATTAATTCCTGTACTGAAGTAAGGAAAGCAATTAACTACTAAGAAATAAGGTTTATGAGTTTTATTCCAACTATTTATTAATTGATGCATCATTCTTTTATATATAATTGACAATGACAAATTCCTTTATCCATCTCTCTGAACTCTTTGCACATACATACTGTATCGTCTGTTCTTTCTAAAGAACAAGGACAATATCTTTTTCCATATTTTTCTTTGTTTCGTTTCAATCCAGACAATACAGTTTCTTTTATTTCTTTATTATCAGTTACTTTAATCATTCTTACTAATTCTTTTACATAATTATTTACAGCCTCATCAAATGCGGTATTTGTTATTATAGGTTCGTCGTACCAAGGCTCAGAAAAAGTTATTACAATTTCACTCATCGTATTTCAGAAAGTCCTAATATACAATTACAAATTAATGGAGTACCAGAAGCTTTGGCTTGTAAATAATTAGAGCAAGATTTACAGGGGCTTTCGTTCCAAGTTTCTATTGGACTAGAAGTGCTTCTTAGTTTATGTGTCCAGGTTCCGTCTTGGTCTTTTAGAATTGATTCAGTTTCAGGTTCATTCACTATCTCATCTCCATTTAAAGTTTGAAGTAAAGTTATTAAAACTTTTAACTTGTCAAGTTCTCCTTTATTTAAAGAGTCATATATTTGTTGAAGAACTATTTCTTTTAGTCATAATATAAAAATATAGTTTCCATTTCCGGAAAGTAATAAATAAAGTAATTATCTGCTATGTAAGCATTCATATATAAAGCTTCTTCTACCATGTCTATTTCTTGTTTATTCATCAGTATGTTTATTTTTCAATTCCTCAATTTCTTTTTTTAAAGCATTATTCTCGGAAATTAATTTTGCATACTCTTGCTCTTTTGATGAAAGTTCTTGTTGTTTAACATTTATTTGATTTATACAAGATTCGATATACCCTTCAACATTTTTAAGGTATATTATACTTCTGCGAATTTCTTCTATCATCCTAAATATTTAATATTGTCTATTTGAATTTCGTAATTATCAACTACTGTTCTTGCCGTATTTAATCCGTATTGTCCGAATAAAAAATCTACATCAGAATCGTCTAAATCATAGGCGGGTATCTTATCTAAGATATCCGAAGCAAATTCGTAGAGCGAATTAAGTTTTGCTAATGTCATATTTCTTGCTTCTAGAATGGTAATAGGATAAGGAAGAATAGAATATACCAGTTGTTCTTTTAGATTTAAATATTCTTCAATTACATCTTCTCCTATTAAATCTATGTTTGGAGTATCTATATTTTCATAATATTCTCTTGTGAATGAAGTATCAGATACTTTATAAACTATCTTGTTTCTATTATCCGCAATGAGAACTAACTGCGGAATGTGCACAAATTCTAAATTTTGAAGAACTTTATTGAGTTTTACAGCATCTGAAGCTGCAGCTACTAAAATAGTTTTTCCTTTTAAGAAGCCTTTTAGTTCGTCAAAATTATTAAATGTAAAATTTTCTCTTTCTGAAATAATATCGTTCATATAATTATAAAGTTGGATTTGAATTTATTCCTCTCAATCTGTTTATTTCTTGTTGCATTTCCTCAATCTTATTCGATAAAATTTTTATTGTTCTACTATTTTCTTCAATCTTTTCATCGTGTTCTTCAAGTTTCTTCTTAATAAAGAGTACATCTTGAGCTATCTTAGTAAGGTCGAACAATTTTAGTTGAATCGGACATCCAGATATTTCATCTTTCTTTCCCGTATCAAGTATTTGTAAGACTCCTTTATTTTCCAATTCTTTATTTCTTCGATGTATAGTTGTCGCACTTAATCCAATTTGCTCTGCTAATTCCGAATCAGAGTATGTCATTTTTCCATACCCTTCTTCGTCTTTGTACATATGCTGTTGGGTTAGAATGATGTATATTCTTTGTTGTGTGGTGAGGTCTACATCCCTCATAAACTTATACGTAAACATTTCGAAATTTTTGGAGAGAGGGTTAAACTTGTATATATTTCTTCTCCCTTCTTTTCTTACAGTTATATCTCCATTTGCGACAAGATGTTTGATAGCTTTATTGACAGTTGGTTTACTTATTCCGGCATCTTTTGCGATAGTTTCCATTGACGGAAACGCCTCGTAAGTATCTTTATTCATATAAGTTTTTAAATAGCTATAAACATATACATCAGTCGGGTCTAAGTTACTTTGTTTGCACATATCGTTCGGAACTCGAATGTGCTGAGGTACTTTTTCTGCCATACTCATTTTTAATATTTGATGTTGCAAAGATACGACAATTTCTTAACAGTAAAAAATATTAACCATTAAAGTTTGTTAAGTGCTTGATACTCAATAAGTTAGCAAAATTTTACTAAACCATTTTCAAAATTGAACTATTCAAAAGCAAAATTTAACCGATTGCGGACAAATTTTTACTCTAACTATACTTAATCTATACTTAATAAGAACTATATATAATACGCTCAAGCTTCGCTTTTCGCTTTGAATATATCTTTCTATATGAATTTTTTAGTTTATACGCTCTTCTGTTCAATTTTTTACTTTCTTGTATATGCGCGCGTACGCACGTACATTATATATATGATTCGCAATTCGCGAATTGCAAATTTTAGTCAGATAGAAAAAATTAAGTAAAGAGGTACATAAGATAGTATAAAGGTACTTAAATATAATCCCCCCCCCCTTCTGTGAAAATAATGAAAATAATTATATGAAAAATATATAGGAAATTTATAGAAATTATGTGCGAGAGAGTAGAGTACCCTCTAACACCCCCCTAGGGTATTTGAAGAAAAATGAAAATAAATTTTCCCTTTTCTTCAAAAATTTGTTTAACAATTAAACCAAAAAAGATATGAAAACAAAAGAAGCAAAGAAAGAAGTAAAGAAAGAAGTTAAAAACAGCGTGCGCACATTCGCCAACAGTAAAACGGGC